TCATTAATGTCATTCCAGAAAGAACTTGAAAGCAAGCCCGCAGAGTCGGTATCTGCCAAATTCAGCGTGAGTGTTATTTGCCCGTTTGACTCCGTGATGCTAATTGCGTCGGTGTAAGAACCACCTGAAACGACGCTGTGAAGCATCTTGCGCCATGCAGAACCAGAGTAAACCTTTATGGTGTCCTCTGTTGAGTTATAAATCAGACGACCTTCAAAGTTGCCAGTTGATGGGTCGGATGAGAGAACCTCAAAACGACCATTCAGAATCTGGTTCTGGTTTAGGTCAAGATTTGTTACGAATTTTGTTGCCATTGTCCTGCCTTATGTCAAGTAAGCGAATCCCGAAAATGGAGAAGTGAAGTTGACCGTCACCTGTGAGTTACTGTTATATATTACCTCACCAACAACGTAGGTATCAGCAGAATCAACTATTGTTACAGATGGCTTTCCGCCTAATGTGTGTGTGATGACCCATGTTTCTGCAGGAGACGCTTGAGTATGGATGTGGCGTCTAGTGTTTCCAGCCGCACCTCCAGAGCGCACAATCACCTGGTTCGGCGCATCCTGGTCAATCAATACCTGGTTGGGGGTATCTTGATAAACATTTACATTATTCGGAACTGTATTGCTCATCTAGTAACCTCTTGAGAAAGGGTAAATGTACCCTGCACGACTCTTGACACATTCCCTGACGCATCTTCTATCTCAAGGTCGTATACCCCACTTGACGCAAGTCCGGCAGTATCAGAGTCAGACATTCGAATAGTTATTTTCCCATCATCGCCGTCTATCTCTATGCCGCCGTTCTCCGTGGTTAGGGTAATCATGACGGTCGAAGAGTCAATCGTTCTTCTTATTTGCATTCTGGCCGTATGTCCAGTTAGGTCGTATACCTCGTAGACGGTGGGGTCTGCAGGGCTGGGCGACTGAAGCTCGAGAACACGAACGAAAGTAGTCCCTTGTTCACAAAGGATGTTATACGTTCCTGCTATCACGGCCTATTCTCCATACATACATTGTAGATTAATGCTGTTTCGTTATGTAGCTAATAATCATTGACGGTCTTGGTTATCACCTGGATAGGAGCATTCGCCAGACATAATTATCTCCGAGGCCAACTCGAGCATCCCGCTCGCCAACCATGGGCTCATCCCGGCAGACACCGATACGGAGAGCTCGCTTGATTCAGCTCCAGCAACTTCGGCAATAATTATAAAATTAGTCACCAATTTTGATGGGAGAATGTCCCTTATCAAATGCTCGAATTGTTCGCGTAAGGCCTGTTCTTCGTTGTCAAACATTCCCAGACTCCATATTCTATGGTTATGCCGTCATTGTGTGGGTGAGTAAAACCCCTATTGGTTTTGCTTTCGCTGCTGCCTCTAAAACCAACTGCGAGCTTTCACCTATCAGTGATTCATCGCCGCCCAGCGTTTCGTACCATGGCGTTTGTATGTCTATGACAAATGGCTGTGAGGTGTAATCATAAGACAAAGAAACTGTTTTTTCGCCGACGAGCATTAGTTTGGCCGCTTCTTCAATAGCTTCAGTTGTTCCGGCATTGAAGCCGAAATTGCGAGTTGACACTTGCCACTGAAGCAATTCTTTTTGGGCCGTCTCATCAAATGCCGGTGGGTTGAGAGACGAGTATGAAGTAACTCTTATTGTGTCTGCGCTGTCAAGCAGAGATGAATCAAGAACAAACGGGTCGGTTGCCGTCTCCTGAGAGGATGCAAATCTGGTTACCGGTTTGGTCCCAACAAATTTAGCCAACCATAACAGCTCTGGTATCCCAGCTATTGATGGCGAAACTAGCGTGCTCTGCGTTTCAGACAAGCTGGCGTCTAGTCCAGAAACCTTGTCGATGTATGAAATTTCGAGAGCTTTTGTGACAGCCGAATCAAGCCCAACTGTTGCAACATCTATAAATCTGTGCAATGGGATGTCTATTGGCTGTACTGTTGTGAAATCATCCTCAATCATGAATTGAGGCAGGAATCCGCTTATGTACTGAAGAGCGACATTTTCCCTAATAAATTCCATTTGTGGAACAAGAACAGGGCTAGAAAAATAGATGACTTCATTGAGTGTTTTATTTACGCTTATGGTTATTTCTAGTGATGGTGTATTGGACGTAAATGGCGTTGTCAGGACACGAATTATGGACCACTGCGGTGATGCGACACCCTCTGCGTTGATTGACGAGCTTGAAGCAGTGATAGGGAACTCATAAACAGAAGAGACCCCAATAACAGATGCGTCTTCAACCGTTACAGTTGCAACTCCTCCATTTGGGACCTTCAGGGCAAAGATAAACAATGCAGAAGAACTAGAGAAAGACGCATCTCCGCCTATAGCAGACAAAGATATGGAATTGCTGATATTGCCGCTTATTTCCAACTGTCTGCAGTTTAAATTTGGAGACAATTCGGTCAGGCCGCCATCATTTATCGTCGTATTCGCCCCAGCATTCCATGTTGAAGCAGTGTTGAACGACCTGAGCGTAAAAGCATCACCGGATAAACGATTACTAATCACGTTACTGTCACTTCTACCGTCGCCCTAGGCAGGGTTCCTGCATATAGCATTTGAAGTGCGGTAACTCCAGAACCTGGGTTTACTTCCTGCACCCCCAATTCATTACCAGCTATCGCTGTTGGGGTATCGCCATATTCGGGTATGGATGCCGTTACTGTATTTACGTACGCAACTCCGTCTATCCCATTTGCGCGGACGACTATATCGAATAATCTGACAGTACTATTCCATTCTGGCCAGTTGTCTGGCGACACAAAAGATTCAATTTCTGCAGCAACTGTAGCAACAACGCTAGCAGCAGAATATTCACTGTCGATAGATACGTCTATGGAGAACTCCATATCGCAAACCATGGCGTCAAGAACAACGAACGACAATCCTGCGACTATTCGCTGCGCAACAGCGTTGTATATGTTTGTCTTTATTGTCTGAGACAAAGGGCTGCCATTGTCGTCGCAAACAAAAATTACAAAATACCCAGCGCTGTCTGGGGTCGCGTCATTGCGCAACGAGGCCATGTCGATGAACGTTGCGTCAATGGGTGTTGTTAAAGAATCTCCTTCTGAAGAAAATGTAAACGTCGTTCCGCTTGCCTGTGTTGTGTTATACAAGCCGGAGACAAGAGAAGACTGCCCAGAAGTCGATGCCTCAGTATTGATTACTCGGGTGTAATCCGTAAAGTCTGAATTACTTATAAATGACGAGGTGGCTGTTGCTGTTGCGCTTCCACTAGATATGGCAACAACACCCGATGTGTCTATGGTTGGGTTTCTAAGGTCATACACTTTGCAGCGATGAACCTCGGGGAAACTGGAAATAATGAATTCTTCAATTTGTGTAGCTGTCACTAGGGACGTGCTAAGTGAAGCAAGGTATGATGTGGCGCGAGAAAAATATTCCTCGTCGGTTTCTGGCTCATCGCCCTGCTGAACTAGTGCGGTTGTCACACATGATAAAACTGTTGCATTTGGCTGTACGATTATCAGCTCAGTGCCTGACAGAAGGGTCGGTATCACTCCAGGGATATCGCAAATCAAAGTCGCCTGTACTGTAGATTCAAGCTCATCGGCCGTTATGTCGGATGTAGTTTTGAACGGATACTGGACTGTTTCATCGCCGACGACTGCTTCGTAGACAACAAAAAATTCGTTAGGAACTGTTTCTCCATCATTTGCGAGAGTGAACTCGACTTCAACTGTTGAAAATGTAGCCTCATATCGCGTTAGGCCCATCAATGCAAGAATGCCCTCCATAATTCCATGAGGCAAACGATTGATTGTTCCAATATTTAGAGACGCCATTAAAGCGCATGCTTGAAGAATCGAGTCTTCTATTGTTCCCACCCTAGGTGTGAACTCAGGGAAAGCAAGACGTGCATACTCGACAGCGTCGTCATATACGTCTGCCGCATCCCTGTCATCAATTGTAAGGTCAATATATTGAGAAAAATCAGGTGATGCCATTATCGTCCCTCAAAGGAGATGTTGAGTCGAGTAGTACCGGAAGCATCTCCACGCCTATCGATTGATACGTCGTTTATCTTTATTTCTGGCCAAAAAGTAGCCATATTTCGCAGAAATTCAGACTTTAGAAAAACGCTGAATGTTGGGTCGGTTATTCCGTAGGTTGGTTCCAGTGGCAGCTCTCCAAGACCGGTTCTTGTCAAAATCGCAATAGCCTGAGACCTGTATTCCTCCGTATTTTCGGGCAGCACAATAGCTCTGCCCCTGCTAAATGAAAGAGGAAATTTTAGAGTGTCCATACGAAACCTGCCAATATTTATTTTATATGAGTTTCATCGCCTAGGCAGTCTGTTTGCCCAAAACAACGACTTCTTCCATCTTTGCGTCAAGGAAACCAACCAAGACCTTATCGCCAACTTCTATTTCTGATTCTGTGAAGACAGAGCATGGCCCCATAACCTGGCCGGGGTTTACGTTAGGGATGGTGACGAACACTTTCCCATTCGCTGATACTCTTGACACCTTGCCAATATGGAGACCAGCCTTAAACATCCCGCTCGAAGAACCACGAGTTGAATTAGTAAACCTAGATAGTGGGTCATACAGCATTTTAATCCAACCTTATATTTCGTTGAGCTAGTGAAATTGGCGAAGTTCCAGCGAGGCTCTTTATTGGCTTGCCATTTTGTTTCGTGGGCTCTACTGGTGTTCTAAATTGCACGGTGGCTGATTCTGGCGAGCCTTCTGCAAAAGAAACAGATGTAGCCAAGTAGCCACCGAAAAAATAATCAGGCTTTGGCCCTACTACTACAGTGTGGCCTGGTCTTACCTGTCCACCATTAGGCATTTGCACCTTGCATGACCCAGTGGCTGCTAGCGGGTCGTTGTCTGACGTGTCGAAACTAGGCCAGGTTTCCAACCTAAAGCCAAGTCTGTCAATAACATGTTTCGAATAACGTAATTCATTCTCTTCTACTATCCCAGCAGCCTCTAGTTCGAATTCAGATATGGGCCCGTCATTTCCTGGCACGTAAAGAAGTGGTGTGTATTTTCTTACAAGTGATTTACCTGAACTTTTCACAAGAGCTTCAACTAAACCAAACCTCCACATAAGATACTCGTGTTGTGCGTAAAACAAGATTCCATCTACCTCGAAACAAACGTATTGATTGCTCCCTGCTGTTCTACGCAATACATCCCATACGGACTCTTCTTGGTCGCTGCTTCTTGCATTGAATTGCGATTTTGTTTTTGCAGTTTTTTGTCCAACAAATCCGAGATTGTATTTTCTCGCTGCATTTCTTGCATATTCAAAGCCTGACCCACCCTTGACTGCGCCTCGTTTTTTGTCTCTTTTCATTTGCTGAATGGCGCGGCTGCACATAGTGACATTTACTTGCGGAGAGCCACCCTGGCCAGGGCCGCAAGATATGTCGGCGATTTCGTAATCTCTGCCCCTGTATTCGATGACCCTTCTGGGAACAAAGTAGTTATTGTCCATCATTAAAAACTTTTCATCCCTAACCGTAATGGTTACCGATGAAGTCAGGTCCATGTCGTACTGAACACGTATATCTAGCAGATTGTCATAAAAATATTTCTGAGCTACTGGGTCGATAATCTCAGGAAGGCGCACTATGCCAGCAAATGGTGGTTCACCTTTTTGTTCCTTTATGAGCATGTCCACAGGACGCCATGCTTTATCGAGCGCTGCCTGGGGTGTGGAGGTTTTGTAATATTTGCTGTAATAGGAATCTTGTTGCTTCACCAGTCTTTGACTAGCAATATTTGCTTCTTTTGCTGTAGCAAATTTACCCAGATGCATGCCGGTTGTTTGATACTCGGCAATGGCATCATTGGAGCTGACTACCGTTGGCTTGTTTCCTCTAATTACAACTCTAGGAATAAGAACGTGTTTACCGCCAGAAAATATAGATATAGGAAGCAGTGTTGATATCGAGCCATCTTTGTTTTCTACTATTGGGCGTGAAAAAAGGTTTATATTGCCGGTATACCAGCTTAAGGCTTTGTTGTCGTTGTACTGGAATGTAGCGTCTACTAGTTGTTTATCAAGATGGAAACCACGTTTGATTTGCAGTGATGCCCATGATTTGTAGACTTTGTCTAGGTGTTTGGCATATTTTGTTGCGCTTTTTAAATCTTTGAAAACACCTAAATGCAAACCGGTAGATGAATATAGTTCTGCTGCAGCTTTGTTGGATATCGTCTCACCATCCTGATTGAAGGTGGGAAAAATTACGAAGTGCTTAACTTTTGATGAAAACGAGTACATTTCTGCACCGTTATATACGTTTCCGGATACCGTGGACACTATTGGATTTAGTCCCTGTACACCCTTCCCAACACGCTTAATAAAGCGGGATGAAAGATTGATTGTCCCATATGACCATATTGAATTAACAGGTACAGCTGCCGATTTCGCAGATGGGTATATGTTTGGCGGTGTTCGTATCATATAAATACCTGCACGCCATTTACGGCTGTAGTTCTTTTATCAACCAGTCGGGTACATCGATATACGATGGTATTCCTGCCTGGCCGCGCAAAGTAGAGACGGAGTATGGGTATCCAGCAAGACCATTTGCCCTGTTTTTTGCTATCTGGGTTTCGAGCGCTTTTCTTAACCAATACAAACTTCCGACAGCAGCAGGGTCGTTGGTGGATGAGCCCTTTTTTGTTTTGGAAGAAACATCCGGAACGCCATAACGAAATCGTGGCATCAAAATAAATCGCTGGCGAAGCTGCTTGTATTCAATGCATGAAATAGAACATGTTCCAGCCACTGCCTTACCTGTAGCGTCATCTCTGTTCAATGTGAACTTCATGTCATCGATATACCACGAATTTTCTTGGATACTTGGAGACATGTTTTCAAAAGCAACAGGTATTCCCAAGTCAGCAATTGTTTTTAGACGAAGTATTTGGTCTTCTATTGAATTACTGAATCCATCGAAGTAGCTAAAGTTAGCAGTTATATTGTTTATAACCGGTTGCCTCAGCAAAGGATTATTTCTATTCGCCTCCAGATATTCTTGCGTTGTTTCACTGAGCGCGAACCTGGAAGGACGACGCGCCAATGTCGTAGCTGCAGAAACTTTTTTAACTATGGCAAACTCAAATGAGAGGCGTCGCAATTTACCTCCAGTTATATCCGCAATAGGTAAAGAATACGGGCGCTTGAGTTCATTTATTTCTGCACCAAATCCTTCTAGCTGAAATTGACTAGGAGGTGCCTGAAATGTATAGGACAATTTTGTTTCCGAAATTGTGTACATAATTCTGTCTTGTGTCGGCTGGAAAGTCCACTGACGGGCACTGTTGTCCAATATCGGGCTTGGGTTATTGCTGTCAATATTAAAACGTCGCCCAGTAATACTTATACCTTGTGGCATTATCTTCTCCTTCTGCTTTGCGCTTGCATTGCCATAATCTTTTGAACCACTTCATCAGCTGTTTCACGCGCATTATTCGACTCAACAACGGTAATATTGAAGCTGTCGCCGCCATATGTTGTTGAGCCCGCCGTAGTTCCTCCAGAAACGGGTGATGACCTATCGCCAATAGGCCCTATCGGTGGCACTACATGCAGATGCCTCTGGCCTGCAACGCCGTGGAACTCAGCAAATCCACCAGCCGAATTTATGTTTTTTGCATACTGCTGAAGATTGTCGCCCGTTAGGTCATATGCTCTTCCAGTTGCATGGTCTGAACTTGGGGAACCAAGACCCCACTCACGCCATGAAGACGTAATCATGCGCTTCCCTGGCAGCATGTTGTTAAACCGGGAATGTGCACCCATTGTTGCGCGCAGTGCTTTGCTGGTAGACGTATCTCCAACTTTGCGTGGTACGCCACCTCTTGACTGCACATACCAACCCGGGCCATCAACGCCACCGGACGAATATCGTGCGTTCGGATAATCTGCTGGCGGGCCTGAACTGGCACCGCTACCACCGCCACTACCGCCAGTAAAGGGACTTGAATTCCACCAAGGCGGAGCATCTGTCCACCACTGTGGGTTGTCTGTAACCTGTGCTAGACCATCTGTGAAGGCCTGGGTCATTTGGGTATATATTTCTCTGGCACCTTCGCTCATCGCAGCAAGCGTTTCTGCGCTCATTGTCCCAGTTTCCAATGCGGTAATACGCTCTCCGCCGAGAGTTACACCGCTTTTGGGCCTCGACGAAGAAGTGATTCCCAGGAAATTGGCTATTGCCTCAGAGGCTCCCTTGGAAGTTGTAACACCGGAAAGAAGTGTTCCTGAATTAATTGCATTTTCCAATTTGAACAGCTGTTCTTGGGCAGTTTTGTCGCCACCCTTGGCTTTTGTGATTAAGCCAGAAATGGCGCTAGTAAGAACTTCTTGGCCCTTCGTGGCATCGGCAAAACCAAGATTCTTCTCAACTAATGCTTGGCCTATGTTTTTTGCATACTGAGCGCTAATTCCGGCTTGCTCTTGCGTTAATTGGTCATTTAATAATTGGTCAAACTTTGCATTTCTAGTTACACCCTGCAGTTCGGTGTTGTATATTTCCCCGCTCACCATTCCCGAGTAACGATTTAAAAAATTTCCGATTCCAGCGTCAGGGCTCTGGAGATTTTGTAAATCCACTACTTTTTGGTAGTAGTCAATAAATGCTTCTGTCGATGTATCGCCCCCTAACAGTCGCGTCCTAGCGGCGTTGACGGAATCCTCCATTTGCTTGCTTTCGAGGAAAGTATCAAAAACGCTCGTTGATTTAACGGCTATGTCTCTAAGTGATTGTTGAATTTGCTCTGCTGTCTCGACCATGCCAACACCAAGCTTGGCGATTACATCGGTCAATTTCACTGTTGGGTCAAATAGGTTTACATTCATCTTTGATGCGAGATTCATTATCTCTGCCGACGACATACCGGTTGCTAGCTGTAGGCCACGCATTGACTCATCAAACTGGTCAAACATTGGCGTTATAGCCGTCTCCATATCGGAAACTTCTTTTTTGAGACGGCCTACAGCCTGTTGACCATAGCCGCCCTGACCAGACATAAGTTCAGCTGTCCGAGAGTCTATGATTCCGGCATCAACGAATTTCTTAAGTGAAGATTCCCTGTCTGATTTATTCATTTGTTCGAAATCATTGACGAATTTCTTAAAATCTCTAATTGTTTCTCGGCCGCCAGATGTGGTTCCGGATATCAACGCCCCAGCAAGCGTATTGGCTGTCACCTCAACTAGCTTTGAATCAGCTATTGCCGTAGCTCCAGCCCTAGCCATTTTATTCTTGTTTCTAACAGATGAAATACCACCCACGATTGTGCCAACCGCAGCACCAACCGCAGCACCAACCGGGCCGCCAATCATGGAACCGAATGCTGCGCCCGCTCCTGCGCCAGCAAGCATTCCTCCCCCAGTTGTCTTTGCGTTAAATGCTGCGCCGGCCAAACCCACACCCAAGCCTAAAGCGGGAGAAAATGGCATCAACATTGCGCCAGTAGACATCCATTTCTGGGCGTTGGGGTCAGAGAACATCTTCTGCCCCATACCGCTTTCAAGGAACATGCTTGTGCCGATAGATGCAAGCATGCCGCCGCCCATCATAGAAGAGCCAGTCCTCAGGCCTTTGCCAAGGGCTTTCATTTTGCCCATCGGCTTACCTTTATTGAAAGCCTTTTGTGCCATATTAGCATCCATGCCATTATCAATAGCCATTTTCATTATCTGGCCTTGGCTTGCTCCTGGGTTTGCGGCAGCAAGGGCCATTAGCTGTTGATTAGCATTTTGGATATTAAAAGCATTTGTCCTGAATGCTTGTCCTGTAAAGAAAGCTCCAGCCCTTGTTTTGGCTTGTCTGCCTATGGTTGGGCTTCCGTCTGGTTTGGGGCCGAACATAAAGCTCATCGCATTTGCTCCAGCAGCTCTAAGTCTTGTAACTGGTCTCCCGCCAGCGCCTCCAGGCCCAGACTGCCCAGATACGCCAGGTCCCTGGCCGCCTGAACCACCCTTCCACCATGAAGTCATTTTCCCGGAGATACCACGCGCCACATTCCCTGGCGTCACAGGAGCAGAGTAACCAGGCATGCCCATCTGCGGTGTGTTGTTGGGGGTATATGCGGGTCCTGGAAGAACTTGACCTGATACAAGACGAGAAAAAATGCGCGAGCGGAATCGTCCTGTCTTTGTCGGGGTTTGCTGGTTCGCTATTAAGTGCGACATGCGAGCCTGGTTGTTTTTTGAATTCACCAAACCAGCGGGTCGTGTGTCTTCGCCGTGTTGTCTTCCGGTTTGAATATAGTAATCGTCAAATTCTTTGATTCTTCTAGCAGTATCCCTACCGCCGGCTTTGCGTTTTGAAAGTTCTTCTAGATACGCGGCATCAGACTTCTGTCTCCCAACATCTGTACGTCTACCACCAGCACCAACCCTCCCGTTGTTAATTACTAAATTTCCGTTTGCGTCTCTTTGAAGGGGACCGCTTGCCTCAAGCCCTCCATATGGGGTTACATAACCTTTGGCTCCCGGGTTGACCGGAGAAAGCCTGCCCTTTGCAGGCATGGAGTTAGCAACAAACGTAGGTACAAGTTGGCCATTTGGTCCTAATGGCAACATTTGGACTGTTCCGCCAGCAACGGAACCACCGAATTGCGCTCCTGCGGGTACACCAGCGGTGGAAATAAATGCACTACTGCCATAACTCCTATCGCCAGTACTTCTCCCACCCCTGCCGCCACCGCCGCCGCCGGGAAACTTTCCATTTACCACGACTGTTCCGGCGTTGACTGTTGCTTGAGCGGCGTTTACGCCAGCGGCTCCCATTGGGCCACCGCCATTACCCATTGCTCCAGCGATATTGAAATATGACCCAGCGGGGAAGTTGGGATTTGTAGAAACAACGCTACTCATTGCTGACGCCATCGCTGCAGCATTCCGCCGCTCATACCGTTCAGAGCGACGACCCTTTAATGCGTACCGTGTCATTCCAGCAACGGCCATCGTGCCGCCCACCGGCCCAAGCGCCGCCATGAGGTTGACAACGTTTGCAATCTGTTTAAATACTATTGCTACAGCCTCTAGAACCTGGTTGATAATTGGAAGAGCAACAGTAAAAGCCTTCCTTACAGCATTGCCTATATCAAAGAACCCGTCGACGATGTTTTTTAGAGCATTACCAAATGCCAGAAAATCTTCCTTATTATTCTTTGCAAGGTCAGCAAAAGCCTGCGCATTCTGCCCTATGCGCCTGAATACGTGGATTAATGGCTCTCCGAACATTTTAATAACGACAGAGCCACCCTCGCGCATGGATTCAAGCATGTCTCGAGCGTCTTTAAAATCGTTTACAAAAGCTCTGAAAAAGTCTCCGGTCCGTTTCCACCAGCCTGCAGCAGCTGGTAAAAACTCTCTAAACAGCTTTATTGAAAACTCTTCTGTTTTTTCAGCCAATTTTTCCAGAGAACCTAAAAGACCACCGCGACCAAAATTGATGATGTCGCCTCTAACCATTCGAAACGCTCGAGTTAGACCATTAAATATTTCATTAAAAGTTTTTTTAACCGGTTCAAGGAGGTATTTACCAGCATCAGAAAGTTCAACAAAGGCCCTGGTCAAATATGACCTAAGCTGAGCGACAAGGGTTTGATTTATTGTGTTTCCAAAACCCTCAACACCGGCAGCCCTAGCTAAAGCGCCAGATTCAAGGTCTGCTAGAAGCTTTTTTGAATCAGAATATTTCTTAGCTACTTTTTCGAATTCTGGACCAATCTGCGAAGCTAATTGTGTCGTTTGGCTTGAAAAACCTTTGTTCTTTTTAATCAGAGATATATACTCTGCGGCAGCGGCCATGCTTTTGTCTCTGTTTGGCCCAGTACCGAAATCTGCCATTGCTTGCAGTTGCTTAACAGCCGCAGGGTCAAGTTTTGCGTTTTTACTAAATGCGGCATACGCTTGGTTGAGGGCTGTGATTCCATATGAAGCAAGAGTGGAGTTCACCTGTAGCATGCGCAGCGCATCGGCCGACTGAGAAAGGGCGCTACCTAGGGCGGGTGATTCTTTATATCTAAATGCAAAAGCCGCAGCATTGAATTCCTGGAATGCCGCCGCTGCCGTTATGGCAGCCGCCCCAGCCGCCGCTACAGCCCCAGCGAGGCCTTGCATGCCCCAGTTGTATAGTTTTACAGCAGCATTTCCTATTGCGAAAGCAGCATTAACGCTCACTAGGGCCAGTGTGACTGCTGCAAACTCGACAGCCAAACCGATTACTAGATACATCAATTTTCTGGCATGTTTGATAAATGTCAGGTTGGTGCTGTTGAGCCGTTGCATGGTTTTATTCATGCCGCCCATCCGGCCGTTAAGTTCACCCATCCGACCGGCGAGCCTGTTGGTGTCGTTGGCTAAAGTTCTTTGAGAGCGCGACAGGGCAGTGAGGCGAGCAGCAGTTGCCTCAATTTGCTCAGTGTTCCTTGTGTCTACGTCAAGAACAATATTTATACGACTGTCAGCAGCCACTTATACCCCAATATGCTCAATATCCTTGAGCTTTACGCTCGGCAGCGGCGCGGTCCGCCTCAATAACTTTAGCACATGAGACGCGTATTATCCATTCTTCAGCAGTGCAGTCGAGCAGCTGAATGGGGTCTGTACCGAATAACTCTCCTAGACGAGCGGCCGTCACTATACGGCCGTCCTCCGTCAATTCATCTAGGATTGCTTCGTAGGGTTTTCGGTTTGCTCCACCGTGTCGCCGTAGCCGGCAGCGTCAATGATTGCCAATGCTGCAGCCTCTACGTGAGGGTCGAGACCGAAAAATGCGATAACAGCATCCGGCAGCGCACGTGCAGCACCGGTCATTCTCAGGACTGAAGGAGATGCAAAACCGAGTGACTTGCCATCCTCGAATACCTCTTCGCCGTTTAGGTAGATGCCACGAGTCGTGTGTCCAATTACCTGGCAAGCAAATTTGGTTGCGTCAATTCCATTCTTCGTCTCAGAGCCAGCATTTTTTTGCCATGCACGAAGTTGTTGCTGAGTAATGTTCGGACTGATTAGAAGCTGGACACCCGGACGCTCTGGAACGTTAATAAAGACCTCAGGGCGCATAACTTTCTTGCTCACAACGGCCTTCAGTTGTTCAAGAACGTTGTCCGTGTCAGTATCTTCGGCAAAGGAAGAGACATTGGAGTTTTCATCTATTGGTTCGTACAGATTGCTCATATGCGTCACATTAGCACTACTACCAGCGTGCTAGTGGATGTCAATAATTAAATTATTGAGTTGGAGCGCCTGAAATTGCAAATGTCAGCGCGAATGTCGCTGGTGCACCAGATGAAGCATCGCCCTCTGGCTCTGAAAGACCCACAAGAAGGGCCTTTGCATAAATGCGCTCGGACTGTGCGTTTTTGAGGTCGCAGTCTGTGTCGTAAATCTTGATTTCATAGTAGGCGCGGCCAACTACTCCTCTAACCGTGTTGAGCACGGTGCGCAAGCTTGAGTCGTAATGCTTGGTGAGCGTAACGTCTCCAACCTCTGACGGGGCGCAAAGTGTTTCGGGGAATGGGTTACCGCCGGTATAAATCTTTTCTACCGAAGCAGTTATTTCACCGCCAGAAACTTGAGCGAAGTATCCACTCAAGTTTGGGCCCGTCACATCACCACCTGAGAGCGGTGTTATTTCGGCGATAATTTGCCTCTGAGCCAACTTTGACGTTGCCATTTATTCCTCCGTTATACCAATGTTGAAGTTAGATTTGACTTGGTGATTTCGACCTCGATGCGGTCACCCACCGAGCTGACTCGTGCACCAACCTTGGCCTTAATTACGCCGGTTGCCAACTGGGTCAGCGGGTTTATAGCATCGTTGACTTGGACTGTGTATCCGGGGTCGATTTGCCTTCCTGTACCGTCAAAAGCTTCGTACAGACCACCACCGAGGCGGATTCTTTCCATAATGCCAGTCAATGTGGCTGCAACTCTCGAGAAAGTTGAGCGGCGACCATCGATGGGCAAGAACAGAAGAGCCTCAAGTGCTGTTTCTGCTTCGTAGACAATCTGGTTTAGTACCTCTCTGGCAACGATGAACCTGAAGTTGTCGGTATCGCCAGAAGCAGAACGTGCTCCATATACCCGTGTTGTGCCGTTGATAACCTTGATTGCGTTTACGTAACCGGCATCAAGAGTGTCTGCTTCTGTGCTTGAAAGAATGACATATGGGGCTGTTACGAACTTTGCCTCTGACTTTTCTCCCGCATATGGAGTCCATGAGCCAGAAGTGTTGTGAACCATCGCGCGCTTAGCGCAGACATAACCCTCACAGGGGATTGTCTTCGTCAGCGTTCCGTTTGGAATTTTTACCCATGGGTAAAAGAACGCTGCATACTCAGAATTTTCAGCATCTGAATAGTTGGCTAGGTCTGTTACAGCGTCGTTAACTGAATCGTCTTTGTCAAAGCCAAGAATTGCAATGCGACGATTTGTTGCTGCATGGGCAATCAAAGCATCGCGAACAGTTGAAGAGGTGTATCCGGGTGCACAAATAGCGCCTGGTCCAAGGCTCTCCGTGAATAGCCCAACTGCAGTCACAACATCCGCTGCGGCAATTGCACCACCATCATCGCCGCCGGTGAAGTTGCCAGAAGCCAAAACGGCTGGAATTCCAGTTCCTCCCTCGTCTACGGCTGTCACATAGAGAGCAGCAACGGCACTGTTGTTGATTTCGTTAACAGCGTCGGCCACGGTAGTGTGAATTTGGCTGCGGAATACGGTGCTTCCATTCAGAAGAATAGAAATCCTAAAGTTCGACCCAGCTGTTGGCTGTGCAACTGCCGCTTGAAGAACACCGCCATTTGCCCACGTTCCCTTGCCTGCGGCAGTAAGGGTGATAACGGCAGTTCCGCCAGTCTCATCGAGCTCCAGCGTTGCCTCTGCAGCGTCGCCGGCCACAACGCGAGACACGTAAGCGCGAGCACCGCCCTCTTCAAAGAATGTCTCGATGGTCTCATGTGTCCACCCAGCAGCAATAGAGCCACCAAAAATATCCTCATAGTCAGACAAGCTCGTAATGAGATGAACGGTGCCGTCAGGGCCGCGCTCTGTCAGACCGGCAACGAACATTGTCGCTGTGGCCGCTGTCTGTGCAGTTGTTGGTCCTGTCCGAACCGCCGTTGTTACGATTACACCTGGCATTTGTTCCTCCGTCCCATCCTAAGTGTATGGGCTATTTATTTCGAGACTACTCAGATTATACTGACTGACTATCTGTTTCTGGCGAACCTTCGCCCTGTAATTCGGCAGAAGATTCGACATCTACTACTGAATCTGCTTCTACTAATTGTTCCACGTTTTCTGGTTCTGCGGCACTAGTTTTATCTTCGCCGCTGATTACGGCGGCAAGGTCAGCCACAGCACCTTCTAGAGGCTGGGGGGATGAAGTTGACTGGTCTTTTTTGCGACGCTTTTTTTTTGGAGCTTCTGTTTCATTTATGGGCGCAGCGGAGGAAGAGGTGGTGAATGGACGCACCTTAAGAAGCTTTTTGTCAATTAGTGATTTAATTTGTTCATTGTTAGCGTTTGCAAGAAATGTTGACAGCGGCGTCGAAAAAACGTCGTTAATCACTTCTATTGTTCTTCCGGAGACGTTCTGGACTTGTACACAATCCGCAAATTCAAGTGGCAGCTCTGCCGAATTGCCGTCTAGAAAATAAAAGAAATTTATATCTCGTGTCATCTGTTTCTCCTAAAAAAGATTCTCTAAGTCGTCTTCTGACAAATCGCCCGTGCCTCGTATATCGATGTCGTATTCCGTAACGGTTCCTACATCTTCACGTGTAATCACTTCATCCAATAATAGGTCATAACCTATGTAAGCACCAGCAAGAACCCTGTCCCCTTTGAGCAAGGTTAACTCAGAATATTCCTCGGACATCGTTGTTTCTTCCACTCTTGCAGCCCTAGAAGTGTCAAGCCGTGTCAAGCATGGGTAATCCAGCAAAGCAGAACGAATAACCGTAGTAAGGCGGTCCCTCATGAGGGTTGATTCATAAGAGCCCTCTGTTTTCACCCAAACATAGGTTCTCATCCCATAAGCGACCCTATAGAGAGGGTCGAGTGTTGTTCCGTCGTACTCTAATCTGGTGAATGATTTCGCATTGATGGCGACTGTAATTATCGATGGCCATGCATCAAGGGCCAGCGGTTCATATGTTAGGTATTCTGCTGGATTGGGTAATGTGATGTCATCTACTGACCAACCATTTCGATATTTAACCAAACGCGTCGGTATATCGTTTTTTAAATACTCATTGACATAATATTTTGCAGAATGAGAACCCTGCATTAGTTCTTTCGTCATTAAATTACCTGCCCGTCAACAACCCAATCGGCGGCGTCGTTGGCATATTTTTCAGCGAATCCAGCGGGCTCAAATACTATTTTGCGTTTTGGCATTTTAGTAGTTCCATACTGGTGAAATTTTGCGTATTCAACCTTTGTTCCGAGGGACATGGATTTTGGAGTCATCGAAAAAATAGAATCAGGACTATTGCCAGTCATGCTGGCTAACAGCCTTCCTGTCCTAACCATTGGCGGAGCACCAGGGAAGCGTGTTGCCTTCCACGCTCCATAACCAGCATCGAGTGGGGCCCATCCTCCTGATGGAAGTCCACCCAGCGCAAAGTTGGAAGCATTCATCGCCCCTATCTCTGCTTTGGCCTTCATAAAAAGCGGCGCAAAGTTTTGTGAGCGTAGAAACGCTGCAGTCAAGCTGGCTTGTGTTTTTTCTACTCCACTAATTCTTATGTCTACAGAAGCCACTAAATTCTCCGTCTTCTGTACCGTCTCAGGGCTAGCAATTCCTTTTCGGTGAAGCCAGTTTCAAGTGGAGCGACATTACGTGGATTCAGGTCTTTGACGCCAACAACATCATCGTGCATATTTTGCATTTCTCGTGTTGCGGCCCTCAAAATAAACAATTTGAAAAGATGAAGATTTTCCCCATCCAGGCCGCCGGTGTACGTTATCTCAACATTGTCATTTGGGAAGCCACGGTACATTTCTAAACCATACCTATGAACAACATAATCGTTGCCCGTGGCGGTAGCAGTACCACCACTAACGTATGCCCCAGGGTTCGTATCAAAACCGCCAACCGTGAATGAATTAGTTGTAACAGCAGTTATTTGTTTCCCAGAGAAAGAAAAAGATTCTGGAGAGACGCCCGTGACAACAACAAACTGTCCCACAGTAAAGCCGTGAGCTGCGGCCGTAAATACAACATTCGAGCCGGAAAAGGAGGCTCCAGTTATCGTTGCTTGGCGCTTTTTGGCCTCACCGAGGAGCATGCCGGTTTCTGAAAGGTTTTTAATTACCACTTTTGAAACGGAAACAACTGGTGTATTTCTGAGGCTTAGGACAACCGAAGGCTGCATGTAGTTAATTGTTGTACCCGTAGTATCGAGGCTGTTGTCATAAAAAAAAGATGTGGCTGGGACCCCCTGGAAGTATGAGGGTATAACGTGAGTTTCGACAAATTCATCAACCTCTATAGGTCGACGCAAAAATGCTTCTAGCTCACTCTGGAGACCCATTAACACCAGTTCAGCAGCGTCCTGTTGACGCAGGCTGAAACTAATATCCATGTATGTGGTCAGTTCACTGACGGAAACCAGCACAGTTATACCGCCCGACCAAGGCGAAGATTTCTGCGTTCACGAAGGAGTCTCCGGCCCTCTCCGCTTCGAGTTCTATTTCTTCCGCCTCCGCCCACAGTGTCGCTGAGGCGTCTTAGGGCATATGACGTAGCCCTCTTCCACCACGACGGAAGATTTGTTCCTGCTGGCGCAATTCTGCGCGTTGGGGCAGGCAACTCAGTATCGGTTATGTTGTTAGTGCTTGGCATAGCTACCTCACTGCGTAGTCAATGCCAATATTTTACTTTATGAGTCGGCGTTTGGAGGGCGTTCGAATTCCATGGAGTCGACAGCACCAACAGGGGCTTCAATTGGAACCCACGCCTTAGAGTATTTGTGCTCAGAGACTTTGCGCATTTTTATCAACGACCCATCAAGAAGCATGTCTAGTTCAATCATTGACATCCCAAGAACATCTTCCAGTGCAGCTGCTGTGTATTTCCCAGATTGATGTATTTTTTTGACGGTTCTTGACAGGTGGTGATTAACTATTGAACCGCGCGCCCTGTTGAGACTTATATGCATAATCATCGCCTCGATGTCGTCACAGTCGACAACATGAACTGGGACCTTATTGCCATACATTGACTTCAAGCGCTTACTTGTTGCGATTGAGACAACGCGATGAAAGCCGTCAATGATAAACCCAGAACTCTTCTGAACAACGATAGGACTAATGATGCCGTATTTCTCTATTGACTGAGACAGCAGCTTTAGGTCTGGCCGCAATACGTGCGTTGTTCGCCAGGGGGCAGGACGCAGGTTTTCTAATTTTTCTGTTGCCATAACTACACCTGTGCTCTGATGTTGGCGTTAAGGGTACGAAGAGCGTCGATACTGGTACGCAATGAGAGTAGTTTTTCCCTCTTGGCCTTCAGTAATGATTCAGCAATTTTGTAGTCAAACATGAGCTCATCCATTTTGTAGTCCGCCCACGCTTCGCGCTCCTTGATGGAGCCTTTTGCGGATAAATATTCTTTTGCCCAGTTCGTTTTGTATTGAGCATCTTTTTTCGCAGAGTCTTCTGCTAGACGTTCAAAAGCTTCTGTTTCTTTTTCTAGCTCGTCAATTAATTCGAGCAAAGTTTCTTCAACATCTATTTGGCTAATTGGTCGATTGCGCACAATGGAATACTACCTGCTTGTTGCAATTTCATCCAGTGGCAACCAGCATATTTTTTCCATAGCCGACAGGTGCGAGGCTGGCCAGTCGTATGCCGATTGACCAATCCTGGTCATGCCCATTTGCTCCAGAATCCAGGCATCACATCTATCGTCAGCGCCAGAGCCTGACCAGACTATACTGGTCTTAGCTGATATAGCAGAGACAACTTCTGTTTTTGATGCATTGCCTTTGCCAGTGGCAAATTTTGCTCGTGACGTTGGGGGAACGTCGACAAACGGTATGCCTCTTTCCCATAGCATCATTCTGACGCAGCCGCCCAATTCACCAATGCTGTGAGCTTGACTGTTTCTCGAAGCAAACGAATATCCTTCAATGATGAAACATTCGATTGATTGCTCTACTGATAAACGTTCAATTTCTCTTGTTAAAAAAGACAGACGCTCAGCACCCCTCACGCCGTTGGGGGCAGAAATACATAATGTTTCACTGTTACTAGAGTATCCAGTAGATGTTAGTGATAAATCAAGTCCGGCTATCCGCATGACACAACAGTAGCCCAAGCAGCAGAAAACCCGCCCATCGCGAACAGGCGGGTACTGAGGGGATAAGCCTCGCTGCCACGGAGTGGACTGCTCTCCGCTAGATATTGACCACCTGCCTTCCTTGTCCACAGATAAGGATTGCGCGCTGCTTAAAGATTACCAAACGCAGTTTGTATTTGGTGTAAATGTTTCGGTGCTATTCTTCCCATCCATGCTTTGCAAGCCCAAGCTCAAAAGCCAACGCTGGGTAGCGACCAATTCTGTCGTGGCACGGCCTGCATACTGATAAAAGATTATCTTCATCCAAAATTGAGCCACCTTGTGAGCGACGCTTTAATTCGTGTATGTCGACACTTTTGTTTCTTGTGTATATGGCCTTGCCATCATGCTCTGCAAAAACTGGGCATGCTTCGCAGTGTGGACGCTGTTCAAGCAATCTTGCGACAAGTGGACGCCTTAGGCGGTATTCCGCCTCTTTCTTTTTTGAACGGTGACGCATCACTACATAGTAATGCCGTCGAACTCCCACTTGCCATCAAGGGTTGCCCACAAAGCCTCGTCTGCGGCTGATGGCTCCATATCGAATTCTTCCATCAGGCGCTTGTGTTGGAGAATGGCTTTCTCAAACATTTCACTGCGCGACACAAATTCTGCCGTATCGGGCATGGCCTGAACACGCTCAAGCTTGGCTTGGACATAATGTTTGAAGCGCTCCACTTTGTGTCGGCGCGACCCGTATGTTGCTATTGCTTCTGCGAGTAAAGCGGCCCCTGCAGACCCCATACGCTCATAGCGCTCCCTGTCGGCATCCTCGTCGTCAAGCAAATCTGAAATTTGGTCTTCCAGGTTGTCGATAAGGGCAGATAGCGCCTTCTTCCAACGCTCCCTGTTTGCTGGCATTTCCAGGTACTCACGCTGGCTGAGTGTTGCTTTGTTTTTTACCTCATCGGCGACAATACGTGCAAATGTGTCGTCATTCATTTCAGTTCCAATACGAGCAAAGCCCTTGTTTGAATATGCACCAGTTGCATAGTGCTGATGGTTTTGTTTCCCAATCGTTGTTTGCATGGCAGGTTTCTATTTCCCTTCTTACTGTTACGACAGTTTCTTTTACTGCTTCTATTTCCGCCCGAGTAGGCGTGTGGGTTAAGCGAGCTCCGTCTTTTAGGTATAAAAGCTCTAGCTCGAAATTATCTACACCAAGCGACTTTTCCAACATTGCGGCATACAAAGTCAGCTGAAAAAATTTGTCACTTGCATAACGCGGATTTGGTGTCTTGCCTGTTTTGTAGTCGGTTATTTTGGCAGTGTCAAGCTTTTCACGCTGCCAGCGGTCAATAAACCCCTTGATAACAACACCATCGATGTCGTCGTTTAGTTCATACTCGACACCATCGGGTTGTATTGCCGTGGGGTCCTCCATGTCAAAAAGGTTCTCGACACACCACCAGCACGACCAGCGAAATTCATTTAAGGTTGTTTTGCCAAGATATGGCTTGACCTTAGATTCCCATTCACCGGACTCCCAAATGGACGTACACAGAGAGCGGGCTGTTGATACATTTCGGTCTTCGGGCTTGTAGTCAGCATACATGCGCTCGAGAACCTCATGGACAAAATTACCCATCAGTGTGTGAATTGTCGGCGGTTCTGAATGGCCATCCACGCGAGACAGTTTGAATTTCATCGGGCATTGCTGAAATGTTGAGATTGATGACGCCGAAAGATGCTTCGGCAATGTGCCTGGCTCACTCATCGTTGTTATCTGCTGCCTCAAAAGAAATCTTAACTATTGCAGCAATCAACTCATCGAGGTCATCGTGTGTAGCGGTTGATTTCGTCGGCTTTGCGCGGCCGCCAGCGTAAGCATCCCAATGGGTGTTCAGCTTTGCCTTTTGGTCTGCATTGAGGGACTTCACAAGTCCTATGAAGTTGTCCCACTTTTGCATCAACTCAGAATCGCTTTCAACAGATTGGGATGCAGCAATAAATTCTTCAATCTCGATTGCTTCTTCCGAGCGAGATAGGTACAAACCAACGCCAAGTGTCTGCGCAGCTTTTTTGAGTGCATCGGATACCGCGCCCTTGAACTCGTCACCAAGGTCGACAATGTCGCCCTGCTTTGTGCGCTTAATCTTTTGCCCGCCAAATCCGTCACGCGAAATCCATCCGACATTTTCACTCGTGTGCCATGTGATGCGAACGTGGGCAACAATGTAGTCGGGGTCGCGTGAATCACGCTGGCATGACACAATGTCGAAAGACCACTTGTCAACACCAAGAACCTTGTTCAGACGTGTGATTACCTCGCTGACGGGGATGTAGGTAAGGTTTGCCCCACCCTTACGAAGTTCCCGCTCCATTTCTGGCGGGAATGGTGCTGATAGGTCGCTGTACAGCGTCACTTTGCTCTCCTGACAATAATGCTTTCTTTGGATTCGGATACGTCACAGAATTTATCGGCGTTAATGCCAATTTTGGCAAGCTCTTTTACGCGCCAGTACGAGGGGGCGCAATAATCAAGCATCTTGACCATCATGTCCTGCGGGGTCATTACGACTTCGCCTGTTTCAAGGTCTACAGCCATGTCACTAATGCGGCTGGCCACATTCTGGGCGATGTTTTCATGCTGCCACTTTTTACGGTCGGCGGCAGCACGCTTTTCAATCTTTGTGCCGTCGCTCAAAACCATTTCCGGAACAGAGTCCATTGCCTTGCTCAGCGACGAGCAGGCGCTGTCGTAAACAATCGACACATCTGCCTTAACCGCATGGAGCGCAGAAACATATTCGGCGATGACAGACATATCCGCACCACTCTCTGAGAGCTCGTGTGTCATTAAGTCTGCTGCCGAAATCATCTTACGGATGTCGTCGACAATGGAACGCCAGTTTGGCGCATTCCCTTCTTGTGTCATATTCTCCTACTTACTTAGTTGATAGGGGTTGGTTTAGATGAGTATAGCGACAGGTCTTCTCTGTGGCAAGCCCAAACCTGCCAAATATGTAAAAGCTCCCACTGCAGAGTCAACCTGGTCGTCATGGTCGCAAGCCTCAGGAAATGAAGAAAATTCATCCAGCCAATCTGTTACCCAGCTTGAGCGCACAACGCGTACGTTGCCATTCGCGACTGCAGCAGCGAACGGGCGGGCACGTGTGAATTTATCACCGGTAGAACGAATTCCTTGAAAGTCGTACCCAGGGACAACATAGCGAGCATATTGGTCAACAAGGGCCTTCCCGGAGGAGCCCGGCTCTTGCTCCATCCGTATTGCTACGGTGAGTCCGTCTTCGGCGGCTGTTTGAGCAATTAGCTGTTCTACTTTTTCATTCTTAACGCGGGCTCTTTTCACATCGAGCACATACGCTATGCCTTGGTCAAACAACATCAACGTCCCAACTGTCCAGTCGGGGTTGGGATTGGAGTGGCTGGGCTCTGTCGCCGCCAAGTCCCAAAAACGTACAGCCCTAGCGGCAGATGTGACCTGCGGCACTTCGTGGTGGTCAATGATTGGAAAGTCAGTTCTGTCAAACAACGTACCTAGGGTGGTTGCCCACCAGTCACCCATTTCCAACCTACGCCTCTCAATAGGGTCAAGGGCTGAAAGAGCCATGCGGTAAGAGTCGGCATCGATACCGGGGTTGTCTGTAAGCATGGATGGTACGAATATCCGACCAGTTTCCTGCCCCTCCACGATAAAGCGCTGTCTTACCCAGTTGGGCGCTGGGTTGGATGCTGCCCGCATTCGCAGGGGGACTTTGGCTAATTCTCCGCTAGCTGGGCGGCGGAGACGAGAGAAGAGGTATCTGTAGTCAGACTCCCTGATTTCCGTGACTTCGTCCATCCCTATAAATTGGAATTCGGAGCCCTTGTAGCGTAAATAGTCATTTGTATTGTTCAAGTATCCAAACGATATTCTGGCAGTAGATGGGAATGTTGCAACATAGCTATTCGCATTCCAGTGAATATCGTCGTAGTTAGAAATCCAAGATTTAAAACGGTCCATCAAAGCGCCAGGCAGCGACAGGTCGGCAAATGTGCGCCTGAAGAGAATCGCTGAATAACCGGGAACGTCAACATATTGCAAAGCCGCCATAAGAAGGGCGGAGCTTTTACCACCACCAGCCGCACCGCCAAATAGAGCCTCTAGCGACATTGTCCTTAAAAATACCTTCTGAGTCAATGAAGGCTCTTCTGGACAAAAGACAGGAGGTTTAGGCTGCAGATATTCGAGTACTTCGTTCCAGTTAGTCACACACATATCCTACATTGATGCATGCTGTGACTAGTATAGGAATATCCGCGCCGAAAGAGAGTAATCAAGAGTGAATAAACTCCGGGCTTTATTGCGAAAAACTGCTGGCCTACGCCTAACAAGGGGTGCAACTGCCAATTTAATGATGGCGTCATTTATAATTATGACATCGATTGGCGCATTTTACATTGACACTTCCGTTGGTTTCATTACCCTCGGTGTGTCATGTGGGTTGTTGGGTCTGCTTTTGGGTCTAGAGTAAATTAGGTAAATATGGCATGGAACTCCGGTAGCAATAAAGCTTTACAATCCGGCTCTCAAAAATCTATTTTAACACCTGGAGCGCCAGTGGCGTTCAATACTGGCATTGCTGGGAAACCTTACAGGGACTCATGGGACATTGAGCGCGCCTATCGCGAAGGCATGTCGAAGGTCACCTGGGTTACCAGGTGTATTGACGCTATCGCCGGCAACCAAGCAAGATTGCCGGTAATTCTCAGGCAAGACAATTCACCATCCGGGAAAATAGTTACTGACAATAAGAACAACTCAATATTGGATATTTTGAACACAAAGTCCAATATGGGTGAAAACTCTTTCGTTTTCCGCTATAGGCTTTCTTCGCAGCTACTCCTCTCTTCGCGCGGAGCATTTATTGAAAAGGTTCGCGGCAGGGATGGTTCCGTGGTGGCACTGCAACTTTTGCCCCCACAGCACACTGCCCCAATCCCGGACCCCAAAAGGTTCGTTGCTGGCTTTGAAGTCGACATGAGGAACGGAACCAAGATAGTTCTCCCGCCTAAAGATGTCATTTGGATTAGGAAGCCTCACCCGCTAGACCCGTACCTTTCGCTCACTCCGCTCGAGTCTGCTGGTATCGCTGTTGAAATAGAAAACCTATCGAAGATTTACAACAGAAACTTTTTGCTCAACGACGGTCGCCCGGGCGGAATGATTGTTGTTCGTGGCGAAATAGACGATGACGACAAAGACGAGCTACGAGCGCGCTTTCGTGGAAACATCAACCGTGCTGGCGCAATCACTGTTGTTTCTTCGGATGAAGGCGTTGATTACGTAGATACTGGTGCCAGCCCAAGGGATGCCAACTACATCCAAATGAGGCAGATAACCAAAGAAGAGATTCTTGCTGCATTCGGTGTTCCGGAATCTGTAATCGGCAACGCTTCCGGCAGGACATTTTCTAATGCAGGGGAAGAACATCGCGTTTTCTGGAACGAAACCCTACTCCCCCATTTGGAACTAATCGCCAGAGGTCTGGACGAGCTTGACCCGGATTACTACATCGACTTTGATACTTCAGATGTACCTATTCTTATTCTGTACAAGCAGGAGAGAGAGCGGTACTTGCTGGATGAGTTCCAAAACGGCCTCATCAGCGGCAACGAATACAGAGCCGAGACTGGACGGAAAAGGGTTGACTCTGACCTCATGCAGGCAATGCTTGCTAATCCGAACCTAACTCCGATTGGCTATACAGACAGAAGGTTTGACTCACAAGAGCAAGCCCAACAGCAAGCCGCGATGATGGGTGGGCAGCCTGGAATGCCGGGCGTTGCAGCAGCGGGGATGATGCCTGCAGCACCACCGGACCAGGGTGGCGGAGCAGAACAACCGACACCTCCGGAGATGGGCTCGATACCCGCACAGGTAATTAATCTTGATGCCGGTCAGCCGCAGGAAGGAATGACGGCCACGCTTAATGCAGAGGCAGCACAGCAGGTTGCGCCGACTATGGCATCGCCCAGTGCGTTGTCCGCGTTCGACGCAGAAATGCAAGTTAAGTCCGATTTCATAAGAAACGAATGGGAAGTAAAAGCAGACCAGTCTGCCGATACGTGGACAGAAATATTGGATAGGACTCTGGAGCGATTCTTTGAGCGCCAGCAGCGTGTTGTTTTGGAAAAAACACTTGGGGCAAAATCACGAAAAGCGATAGACGCCGGAAGTCTTGATGTTGACTCTGTATATGACATAGCAGTTTGGAACAAGCAAATAGAAGATGATGTCCGACCTGTTGTTTCCGGGATTATAAAAGACGCTTCACAAATAGCATCTGAGCAAACCGGCATACCTGTCGACATGGATGAAGAAGAAATAAAGAGCATGATTGATGCCCAGATGGAGCGCATCAAGAAAACCAACAACACAACAAAAGATGAAATAGCCTCAGCAATACTTATAGCTCTGGCTCTTTCGGATGATGAAGACCGCGCCGGAATGCTAAAAGCAGCGCTGTCTGCGATATTCATTAACCTCTTGGCAAAGCGCAAGCGTGCAATAGCCGAGCATGAAGCACAGAGCGCCTACAACGGCGGTACATACTTTGGCGCGCGTCAATCTGGAGCAACATCAAAGACCTGGGTAACACGAAAAGATGCCAAGGTTCGGGGAGAGCATAAGCTTCTTGAAAATAAAACAGTGGGCCTAATTGATGATTTCCAAATCGGACCTGAAACACTACGTTTTCCGGGCGACCCACTTGCTCCACCTCATTTGACGATGAATTGTCGCTGCAAGCTTCGATTCAGCACTAGTTAACAACTTGCATTAAAGTCGATAATTTCTGCTGCCAGCATCAGCTATTGAGGCATTATTATTTACTATGACGCTCTAGAAAGGCACCAAATGCACTTCAGCAACTTTACTGAAAGTAGAGACTTTACTGAAACTAACTACAAATCCCTGTCTGGACAAATAAATGTCAATGAAGCCAAGGGCATTGTGGAATGTTTCGTTGCTGCAATAGGCAACAAGGACAGCGTCGGAGACATCTGTCTTCCTGGCTGCTTCACAGAGAGCCTTAAGAGACGTAAACCACGTGTTGTCTGGGGACACAACTGGAACGAGCCAATCGGAAAGGTGTTGGAAATATACGAAGTCGGCCCAAGCGACCCACGACTGCCAGCAAAAATGAAAGAAAGGGGCGTTGGCGGACTATTCGCCAAAGTCCAGTTCAATCTTGGCGCAGAGAAAGGTCGTGAGGCTTTTGCAAATGTTGCGTTCTTCGGCTTGGAGCAGGAGTGGTCAATTGGCTACAAGACCCTAGATGCGGTTTTTGATGGTGGCCAGCAAGCCAATCTTCTGAAAGAAGTTGAACTTTACGAGGTGTCTCCTGTTCTGCACGGCGCAAACCAGCTGACAGCGACATTGTCAATCAAATCTGAAAACCAGACAGACAGCTCTTATGGTGAAAAATCTTCATCCAAACCGCTAAAAGACCCTGATGGCGGACTTACTGCTGCTGGAAGAGCGCACTTCAAGCGCACAGAGGGAGCAAACCTGAAACCGGGGGTAAAGGGGCCAGCGGATACGCCGGAGAAAATGCGGCGCAAGGGTTCGTTCTTGACAAGGTTCTTCACCAACCCGTCTGGGCCAATGAAAGATGAAAAGGGAAAACCAACAAGACTCGCCCTATCCGCAGCAGCATGGGGTGAGCCGGTACCCCAGGACAGGTCGGACGCAGCTGCTCTTGCCGCAAAGGGACGACGCCTTCTTGAAAGGTATGAAAATTCAAAGGAAAAATCCCTAGATTCCGACACTGAATCGAAGAACCATTCGATTATTTACTCCCCACAGGGTTCTGGTGTCTCTAATCCGGCATCAGGCAGGATGGGCGGCCTCGCCAGAAGCATTGGCATGCATTTCGGCGGAGAGGTTGTAATTAGAAGTGCTGACGAAAACATGGTCATCTTTGACATAACCAAAGATGGTGTTTCCGAGACCATGCGGGCCGGTTACCACACCCCCAATGAAATAGATTTCATGTTCGGGCCAGCAACGAGGGTTCGTCAAGAGGTTGTATACATACCGGTTGAAGGCTCGTCTGGTAGTCGCGTTTCCGGTATTGAGCTTCCTGCAAAGGCTGGCGGGTGCGGGTGTGGCGGTGCTTGCGGTGGCGCTAAATCAGAGCGCCAGTGCGGCGGCTCGTGCGGCGGCTCCTGCTCCATGAATCAAATAAAATCATGGAGTGACTATAAGTCAGAAAACCCTGGCGTTCATTTATTCATAAAGACTGCCAGTATAGAAATGTATGAAGCCGCACAGGAAATCGGCTTCCATCATGGTTTTGATGTCGAACTCCTGTCGGATGGATTTGCTATTCCAAATATTGACTGGTACGGCAGCGACGCCTCCGACGCTGTCATCACCGCAATGGATGGCATCGAAGAAAAATTCGAATTTGGTAGACGGGCACGTTCGGCCTCCAGAAAGCCGGGGAGAATGATGAAGCCGGCAAAATTCGACGGCGACAGCGATGGCTTCAGAACAGGACCTGACGGCAGGGATAATATTCCATACCTCCCCAGAATGCCAGAGACCGAAGAGCCAATCGAGCTCCCAGATGAGATTCCGGTACCAGAACCAACCAGAGTGCCAAAACCGAACCCCGACAGGACCCCATCTAGGCCAAACCCGATACCGGCACCATCGCGGCCGGTTCCACAACGACCTGGCGTACCTTCTGGCGGGAGAAGAGGTATTGAGCCAAGGATGCCGGAAACAGAAGAGCCGATTGAGCTTCCTGATGAAATTCCAGTACCAGAGCCGACCAGGGTTCCGAAACCCAATCCGGACAGGACTCCTTCTAGGCCGAACCCGATACCTGCCCCTTCCAGGCCAGTACCACAACGCCCTGGTATTCCAACAGGAGAGCAGCGGCGAGAAGAAATCCGCAGGCAAATGATGGAGGCACTCCGCCGTCAGCGCATGGCCTCAAGAGGTAAGTCAGACTCCTTTTCCGCATACGTAACAGTGTCAGAGGACTACGACATCAATGTGAAGACAGCCCGCAATACGGACACTAGAGAGATAGACACAATGGTGCTTGAGATGCCGGCGGAGATGCTGTTCGATTTCAAGTCTCTTATTGACCCCGTAGCGGACTATTACCGAATTAGTGTAGTCGCTGTGGACTCTGGACTGAAAATTTATGACGCCTCAAAGCTGACAGTGGATGCACTGGATGCTATGGGTTCAGTCATAAGAAACTGGTGACAAAGTGTCGTCTCGATTCTCTCGTCCCAAGAAGAACGTCAGCCAGAATAAGCCGCAAATAGGTTATTCTAAACCTGTAGACAATCAAAAAAAATCGTACAAGTATCACTGCATGGTAACGGGCGATAAGCGTGCTTTCCCATGTGGAGGATGCGTCAACCCTAAAGGTTGTTTATCAAATTCGATGCAGTACAAGGAGACAAAGTAATGGCCGAGGCACCAGTAGTAAAGCTAAATGCTGATGGTGAAGTAGTGCAATGCGCTAAGGGTATGGACTCTGGCGAGTGCGGTTACACGCCTGGAGCAAAAGTGTGCGGCAAATGCGGTGCCGTTGCCCAGCAGATGAAGGCTGCGTCAATGATGAACCCAATGATGCAGGGTCCTGCGCCAGCAATGCCAATGCGCAAAAAGCCGCGCCCCATGGGTCCAATGACACTTCAGGACGAGGAAGACGACGACCTCGTAGGTATGGAGGGCATGGAGGATGACATGGATGATGACGACATGATGGACACCGAAGACGGCAAGATGATGGGATACGACGAAGAAGAAGACGAAATGTATGTCCGTCGCGCCGCTCCAAAGCGTAAGCGCGGTGTTGTTGCCATGGAAGATGCTGAAATGGAAGACGAAATGGAAGACGAAGATGAAGATGTCTCCATGGAAGCAACCAGACTAAAGATGCGTAATCGCCGCCTTGGCTCAATGGGATACAAGTCTTCCGAGTTTGACAAAGACGCATTTTTGTGCTCTTTTGACCGCAAGGTATACCCAGGCGGTTCGCCAGTGTGTGACTCATGCCCAGGTGGATGCGTTCCGGAAGAGGGCATGCCATCACTGCTCGAAGTCGAGGGCATGGCTGAGGACATGTTCAAGGGCAAGGTTCTTGATTCTGGCTACTCAGACGAAGCAGACCTATTTGTTGTGGACATCGAAAGAAAAGACGGAAAGCCAGTAGAGATTTTCTTTGATGGTTCCTCCGGCGAAGTAATGGGCTGGCACCTACTAAATAGCGACCTTGTTGAAGTGAAGTCAGCACTGGTTAACAAGGCGATGATTAGCTTTGGTGACGCTGCAGACATCGCCGTTAAGACGGTGAACGGAGACATCGTTGCTGTTGAGCCAGATGTTTTTGAGGGATACGACGTTTATGCGGTTGAAATTGACGGCGTAAACGGAAAGTCCTATGACGTGTTTGTCAGCCTTGATGGAGAGGTTCTCGGTTATGACGAGTACACGATGGAAGAGGCAACAGAAATCGAGGCTGAAGCAGCGGAGATTGCCCTAAAGCGTGCGTATAGCGAAGACACTCGTCAGTCAATGGCCGATAAGGGCCAGGCCCTCCCAGACGGTTCATACCCGATTGCGGACGAAGCGGACTTGCGTAATGCAATCCAGGCTTTTGGACGCGCCAAGGACAAGACGGCAGCAAAAGCTCACATCATGAAGCGTGCTGTTGCCCTAGGCAAGGAAGAGCTTATTCCTGTGTCATGGGTGTCAAAGGAAGATATCGAAAAAGCCAAGGGTGAAGAAAAGTCAGAAGATGACAACTTCTTATCGACACTCATGGAATTTGAGATGCTTACAGTCGCAGAAGAAAAAGATTCGGAGTAATAATGAGAAAACTAACTAACGAGCAGAGAGAGCAACTTCGCGCCGAAAAGGCAGCGAAAGCGGCGGCAGCTGAGGTATCAGCAAAAAAGGAAACTAAGCCGAAAAAGACGAAAGATGTGGTGGACGATGTTGAAACAGCGACAGACAATCAAGAGCCTGTGGTTGAAGTTTCGACGGAGACTGACGACATTTCTAGTTAACCTGCACTGGCGGTGGTCCGGTGCGCGATGATGAAATCAAACAAAAGCTAATTGGTGCAGCGTCACAAAAAGACGCAAAATTAGAAACAGCACCAAAATCGGCCGCTCAAGAGAAAAATAAAAACTCCAAAGAGCCAGAAAAAGACAAACCAGAAAAGCCATCAAAGGCAAAATCTGAGTTTGAGCAGTTTCTTATCGATTGGGAACCTGGTGACCCACTGCCATTTTTCCCTCCTGGGAAAATATTAAGGCTTTGCCATCTAAGCAATAACCCGATGGTTACTGGTTCGGATTATTATTTCGACAACCCTAAAACAACAATCAAGCCTTATAGGCCTGGCCAAAAGTCTATAGAAGAAGAGTTTATAGAGGTAAAAAACCTTGGGCCGAAACTCAAAGAAGGCCTTTCCTCTCTTCTTGGTATGGTGGCGCGTTCGCGTGGCCTTTGGGTTGACGACAAAAACAAACTACGTTGCCCTGCAGGTACTCCAAACGCAAACCAGTTCACCGACATAACTGGGAGCAACTGCTTTATCCCAACGCCAGCAACGGCAGCGCAATCTGGGGCAAGAGCAGCTAGAAGAGTTCTCGGCACGGCAGAGCAGATGGCTGCAGGAGTAGGACAGAGAGTAGATAGAAGCACGTCCGGTCGTGCTGCGACAGCGCAGCGGTGGACGACAGGAGATTTGGCATATCTGCAACAGGGCATGGATTTTGGCGGCAGAATGGGCATGCCCGGCAGCAGAGTATCCCCCAGTCAAAGGACGACGCGCGCCGGCAGGGTATCTCCTGCCACTGGAAGCTCAATTTACTATATTGGTCGGCGTGAGGCCATAGCTCGCGGGAAAGACCTGACACGTGCAGCACGCGACCTCAGCGATAGATACAAAGTTGGGGCACAAACACAAGCAGCGATACGTCTTCCCAATGGTCAGCTGGTAGGAAACGTTTTGAATAGAGCCGACTTTATGGCGGCCATGACGTACCTAATGCCAAACGTAGACCCTAACGAGATAGAGGAGTACTACAGCAACGCCATCCCTGGAACGCTCTCGTTGACGGATAGAAGAAAGTACCAATCTGGATTTAAAGCGTTCTGGGAAGCTCACATTTTTGAAATGATTGAAAATGCAGAAGCATATAAATTAATCACAAAATTTGAGATGATGGACGACCTCAATACGGCTATTGAGATTTCAGTCGAACCCTTCGGCCCAAGCCCACTAAGCGGCGGACGAAGAGCAGGAATTGGCGCAACACAAATGGCGACACAGGCAAACCTGATGGCCGAAGGCGGCGCACATGTTTCGTTCAAGGTAAGCCCATTCGGTATGTGGCAACAGATGAACGGCGTTGGTCGCAACATGGACAGCGATGGGTCTGGGTGGCTTGACTCAATTGAAGGAAGAATGCATTACGTTGCGGTGCACGAAGCTGGGCACACAGTGGATTTTTACAACAAACTCAAAGCTTTTGGTCTAGACCCCAATTCAATGCAAAGATACACAGCCCCTAGGCGTGTTGTATCTGTTGGCGGTTCGCCGACGGTTCAGCAAGATAAATACAACGGCGCTTGGATTATTGATTGGGCAAATGTTACAAATCCCCAGAATAATCCATTCGTCGACGACATGATAGATGCCGCCAGAAGGTTAAAGAATACTTCTTATACAGGTTCAAAATTTAGTGGCAGAAAAATAGACCTACAAAACGATTTGACAACGTTCTACGACAATTTGGCTTGGGCGTTTCAAAACAACATTACTCATGATGTGGGCGACTTAGTAATTATGGCTGCTGCGGTGGGAGGGGAATACGCAACAGTCAATGGCGTCGAGACATCAGCAGAATTTTATGCATGGAGAAGATTGTTCGGCGAACTTAGGGGAAATGCGGCAGCAAGCAGAATGCCAATAGGCAGGGATATTCTCCAAGAGGGTCCTTTTGATTTAACCCCAAGCGACATCGATTTACGCACAACAAATGCAAGAAACAGCCCTACCGCAAATCTTCTTACACATTTTGCCGCCGCTTGGGCAGTGCAAGAACGTGACCGGGCTATGCAACCAGGTGGGGCCCTAGACCAAATTCAACAGCAGCTTCCACCTGGCGTAGGTTTGCCACAATCAATCATAGATAACTTTGAACAAAACGCTGCTGCGGATGCTGTCGCTAGATTGAATCAAGTTGGGCAATCATCATTTGGCGTCAGCCCAACGGGGTGGAACATATCTGGGCGCATGGGGAACATGCAGGGACCAAACGACCGCCCGCAAACATTGCATGCTCGTAGAGTCAGGAACGCTGTTCGTTCGTACGACGCCAATAAGACAAGAGTAAAAACAAGCTTTAGCATCTCTGGACGCATGGGGACACCAGACCCTGTAAAACCGCAAAGACCGCGAGAGCCAGATAATGGTCCATTCACTGGAAAGTTTCTTGATGTTCTTCGTGGCGCTTCCACCTGGAAAGAGTTTGCAAGCAAATACCGCAAACAGACGGTTGTATTTTTTGACTACGAAACGACCGGATTTGGTGATGATGGGAACATGCCGGTTCAGATAGGCGCGGTAAAAATGCGCGGCGGTAAAGTTGTAGAAAGATTTAACGTTTTTGTTAACCCCGGTATCCCACTTGGCGACTGGGCAAAAAAGAATTTGAAAAATGATAAAGGCGAGCCACTAACCGATGAGTGGCTAGCATCAAAAGCGGGAATGCGCCAGGCCCATGAACAGCTGCTTGAATTTTTTGGCGAAGATGCGCTGTTAGGTGGGCAATATACGCCATTTGACCTAGAAGTACTAGAGCGTATTCTCAAACAAGAAGGTATTGATTACAAACCAGCCGGTGTAATTGACTCAAAAGCGATGGCTGACGAACTACTTCCGCGATGGTCTCCCCAAAATCCCGATGGCCCAACAATGGTTGACCCTAAAACAGGAGAGAAAAAAGCATCAAACTCTCTTGGACCATTAGCCGAATATCTAGAGGTCGACCTCGGGGATGGCTGGCATACTGCAGACGCTGACTCTGAGGCATCAGCAATGATTATTGAGAAGATGCTAGATAGGGCAGCGTCTAAGCAAGACACATCAAAACGGCTATTGGACGTAGACCAAGTCCCACGAATTGTCCAGGAACGTCGCGCGAAATACGAGCGCGACATGGCTGATTATCAAAAGGCAAAGGCAGAATACGACCAGCTTATTTCTGGCCGTATGGGTGTTGTGCAGTTTGAAACTGCTAATGGCTCTGTTTACACAAGGCAAGCTGACGGCAGATTCCGTCGCAGAAAGAGCGCAGTGCTCGGCACGACCATAGAAGATTCTGACGTTGAGTCCACCTTTGACAACACCGTATTTGTTAATGACAATGACGCGTATGCAATTATGGCCAAAGGACAACGTGGCCGGATAGTAGACGACAGTGGGAATTTGATTGGTCGCATATATGACGACACTAATCTAGATAGTTCTAAATTCATGTCTCTTCGTCGTGATGGAGACGATTTTGATACCGCTTATAGAAAAGCAGGCGGAACGATAAAAGATGAAGCAATCCCGGCAGCACGCATATACAGGGAACCACAGACCGGTTTAGCCCCAATTGAGTGGAACAACGCAGACAACAAGTACCACGTAGGAAGCAGTGTTTCGTCCGTGACAACAGAGCCATCTACGTCTATATCTGGAAGAATGGGAAATCCTGAGCGCGCATCGAAAGCAAAGACCGCACAGGTAAAAGAAGTTTTGTCGACCACAAAAAGCTCTGTCGGAGCAAACATGAGCGACGAATACGTAGATAATTGGGAATCAATAGAACCGCGACTCAGTGGAGAATTGGGCATTAGAAAGCCACTCAAAAAGGCAGAAGCTAGAGCCCAAAGCAGCGAAGCAATGAGACGTTTTGGTTCAATGTTGCGAGACTCAATCGGCAACGAGAATAAACCGGCACAGCAGACTCCATACAGCCCTCTGTTTGCTGGCGTCGAATTAGATTTTATGGCTCACATTGGCTCAATGACTGATGAAGAAATTGAAAACGAATTAGTAGATGCAATGACTGAGTTCCATGCTGGACTCGACCCACGCCCTAGGGTGCAAGTATGGCAGGGAGATTTGACACGCATACTGCAACACGGGTATAAAACGACACACAACATCACCAGTGACCACAGTTCTAGCCCAATGCGTAAAACGTATGAAGCAGAAATTGGCATTCATCCTGATTTCCCAGACACGATGAGACCAGCTTCAGGATACATGGTTCATTCTGATTGGCTGAATGCTGAAGAAACTATTGCCTCTGCCGCAGTGGAGGCGCTCCCCGGAGCTGATGAAGAAACAAATTTCCCCGAATACATGGATAGAAAAGGCATAGAAGACCACCGTGGTCCAGTTAGCGTATACGGAGGAGCGGAAATAATTCTTAGACCGGAGACATCAGGACGCACATACTACGGGTATGGAGACTCGTTGTCAATGAGATTCACGCCAGTGTCTATAAATTCCACTGACCCAGATGAAATAGTGCGCCCTATGGCCATGGGTGGGACAATAGCCGGCACAAATATGTTTGATTTGCTTTATGGCAAATGGAAGGGTGACTACTCGGCACTCAGGTATCAGCCCAATGGTAAGAGCGGGCGGCATTATTTCGAATCGATGGTTGTCGGCGGATTTGACGCTGCAGACATAGAAGAAGTAGTTATCCCTAATTCTGGAGCCATCCCTGTTGGGGTTTTGTTTGAGCCGGACAACCTTCCCGAATCAAGAGGAAACATAACAGGCTCCGATTACGACGATATGGCCACAATCCCGGCATTCGCAAAAATGTCTGACGCACAGTATTGGATTGATAACGCTGGCTCATCTGAAGAGCAGGCATCAGAAATAGTCAAGATGATAAATGACAAAAAGATGCTGACTGTTAGGGCCAACCCCCAGCTCGCCCGTGGACTAGCAGCCCAGAAAATTAAAGAGCGCCTGCTTGAAGCTGGCGCAAAACTGACAGTTAGAAACCAGCAGGGGATGGACTATTTTGACCCCCAAAGCTGGGTTGACGACCTTAAGGCAAAGACATTAGAAGATGCTATAGAGATGGCTATGAGAAACAAGGTAATGAGGGCCATTAGCCAGGCAATGAAAGAAGCACAGCGATGAAAAAGTCACTAGTTGGCAAAACTAGAGATGGCGGAAAGTTGTTTTTCGTGTCAGGAGGCCGCAGTACAGGGATATTCCAAATTGGCAGAACCATGACAGAAATCAACTTCTGGGATTTTGTTGACAAGAGGCCTGACCTAGAAGAGATGATGATAACGCCAATGCAGAAAAGGCTTTGGTCAAGAAATATCTCAGACCCTCAGTGGGTTGCGCAGTTCATGCCGGCGCATTGGAGAAAGCGGGAAGATGAAAACCCATACAACCAAAAAGTTAGCCAGGCATTAGATACAATAAGAACAACGACAGATTTGCTGTTCTAGTATTACGAATGTCGCATAAGGACCGCCAGTGGACAACTTTGAAAAATTCCTGAGTAATAAAATAATAATTGTAGACGAGGAAAAGGCCGGAGGCCCAGCTGGCGCTGTGATACCTCAGGAAAACATCACAGGTGACGTACTTAAAGGACGTGGTCCACGCAGGGGAAATCTAGAAAGACTACTCAGGTATTGGCGTCCAATAATGAAAAAACCCGGAGGATTCCGCCGTTGCCGCGTGATACTTGCGGACCATCCGGAGCTGTACCCTCTTGAAAACATCTGTGCCTGGCTGCACCATGAGACAACAGGATTATGGCCGAACGAGGGTTGTCACCATCCAGGTATGAAAAACTGCCGCAAAAAGTTGAAAAACGTCACCAATGGCAGTATATGGACAGACAAAGATTTTGATGAAAGAATAAGGAAACTTACATCCAGGGGGACCAGAAAGAGTCTACAATTTTCTGGAGTAGTTGTTCCCGATGAGCCCTTCACACCAGTCGTAACAAACGAAGATTACGACCATGCCTTCAAGGTTCTGCAAGACTTTATGGACATGGAGCCAGATTTCTGCAAAACATTGATGGATGAGTCGAACTGGGAACATTTGCACGGCATGCAGTCCACCGAACTGAAACATATTGCGCCAGATGAAGACAGTATCTCTTTCTAATTGCTGCGATGAAAAATCGCTGACACCAATTGTACAAACACGTCATGTAACGCCAGAGTTGGCGCTTACACACGTAAACGCATTCACCCAGCCATTGCCCAAAGATGGCAATTATAAAAATGCTGTAATGTACAAGTGTGCTATGCAGCGTCGAGGCGGACGAGTAAATCTAGAGGTAAAAGTCGGTTCGGTGACATCGACTAGTCCTGTTTTGCAGGGGCTTCAATCTGTCGGCTCAATGATTATCCCCGGAGATACGGCACCACTCAGAAGCCCTCTTCGCTCAGGGCTGGCTAGGGCCATAACGCCTGGCGGCGGCAGAGGAATTAATCCGTTTGCCTATGGTAAACCCAATCGCGGATACAGATGTCCAGAGGGTTACCAATATGGTGGACGCTTTACAGATTCCAGATTCTCAACATGTGGAAAACAATTGTTTGACCTTCCTGGGATAATTGGAGCAGCAATCGGCACAGCAATTAGACGTTCTGCCGCCGGTGTCGCCAATTTTGAACCAAGCGGACGTCGGGTTGGGGCCCTATCCGTCTCTGGTGACATTATCCAAAGTCGCGCACCGCAAATTCCTAAAGTTTCAGCATTAAATAAGCGCGACAGAAACGCTAATATCGCATCTATTGTTGCTGCTATGGCCGGTGTTGCCGAACCATACAGAAGAATGGTCCGTCGTGATGGTTTCGTTCTTGAGCCAGTAGTAAGCAACGCAGTACTAAGAACAATCCCAGACAACAGGGATATGGAAGGTGCAACATTTGTTCAGACTGCCCTGGATAGAGCAGTTATAGGGAAAGATGAACTTGGGTTGCTATCCAATACTGGTGTCCAAAAGCTTGTTTATGTTTTGCCTGGTGGCTCGACGCTAAATATAGAAAAAGCGCGCCCATTAACAGTTGGCGAACGACGCAAATTGGGCAAGACGGTTAACGTAGCCATTAATGCAGAAAACAATTCTGACCCAGCATCTAGGTTGCGTTTCGTTGCAGAGCAGATGGGCGATGCTATTGCCTACAGCGAGTCCTTTAACGACATAAAGGACCCCAATGCAATAATTACAGTGACGTTGCCTGGCACAAAGCGGAAAACTCAACTGAAGAGATGGGTTTACGAATCGTTTTATAAGCGCAAGCCAGACGTTCCAACCCCTTCAGAAACTGAAATAACAGAAGGCGATTCAGTAGGGCCAAGCGAAAAAATCGACAACCTTTCGGGGGCAGTGAGGCACCTCAATGCTGGAGGCTCACTAGAAAACATATCCAGCTCATTGCGGGTTGAAGCACTGAGGCGGAGCAGGCTTTACAAGAGTGGAAAACTCAAAGAGGGCGTAATCCTTCATGAGCGCGCAGATGGGCAAACCGTATTCGAAATACGTCCGAAGCGAGATTTTGAACATATTGGGGCTTCGGTTGCTTCTGAGGTGCAACGTTCGTTAGGCCTGAGTGCGCCAAAAGTAAGATTGTCTGGCTCTGGAAATAGGAGAACCTATCTTATAGGGGAAGCGCAGGATACGCCAATTGCCGGTTCACAAAATAGAGCAAGCGGTTTAGAAAATGTTGCTGTGGAGGATTTGGTTGGACTAGCTGTCGCAGACTGGCTTTTGGACACTCACGGCAGAACTCCGGCAAACATTTCTCCTATAAATATATCTGGAGCCATGAGGGCGGTTGCATCGATTAACCCGATGTCTGGAGGAATATCTGCAAGAGGCAATAACAGGCAACGTTTCGACATAGACATGAACGATTTTTTCGGACAAGAATTGCGCGAAATGTACCGTCGCAATTTCGAAAAACTAAAACTTGAGCAGAGGCGCAAGGCTCTCAACATGATTGCAACATATATAGAAAGAGCTCAAAATATAGATTTCCCAGAATTGCGCAAAAGGCTGAGTCTCGACGGTGAAATGTCCGAAGCAGAAAAGCGACACCTTTCTATTATTGAAACACTGTTCAATAGAAGACTAGAAACACTGAGAACATCCAGAGCCGCATTCATGTCTGCACTAGGATTGCGGCAGTAATGAAATCTATATCGCTAGTTAGAGACAAGATTGACGGCTCTCCATTTGCTGTATTGCTTATCAACAAAGATGATGTAACTGCATTCGGGTCATCTGGCCAAGGAAAAAATTGGGCCGATTGGGTAAATAGTCAAAACACTCAATTTGACAGCATTGATGACCTACTTGATGTAAGGCTAATTGCTGATACACCTGTACCGGCAAAAACGTTCAATGAAAGCAACCTGAGCAGCTATTTAGACCAGGAAAACATGGACCTGGTTATGCAGGAGCTGAATAAAAAAGTATTGCTAGAAGTAGTCAATACTAAATCAGCACAGCAAGAAGAGCCAATATTCAATGACGAGGAAGATGACTTACCAGACTTCATTCCGATGTCAATGTGGCCACTTTCTGATATTTCCCTTGCCTCGATAGATGTTGCATTTAAGTCAAATCTTGCAGCCTACAAAGCAAAGGCATTCAACCTAGATAGAGACAGGCGAGCAATAGAGCTCGAGGTTAAATGGGCTCGTGCTATTTGGGACAATGACAGACAAGGGTGGCGCTGCCCACCAGAAACCCCTAATGGTGGTCAGTTTACCAACCGAATGGGCCTTGGATGCACAACAGGAATGATACGACGCCTTGGCCAGACGTTGATGAGCATCGAGGACCGCAACAAACTTCAAATGACACTTCCGGGCCTTGAAGACCCACGCGGATTTCTATACAGAGCTGGAGCTCTGATAGATGAAAGAGCAGAGACGCGAGTAAGGAAATTTGCTGAGCGCAAAGAGCGTAGAGCAGCAAGGCGAGTTCGTAACATAATCGCCAAAGAAGGGAAAAAAGAACAGGAAAAACTGCAAAAAGAAAAGCGCCGCCATAATAGGTCTGGTGAATCAATAGGTGACATCTACAGAAGCCTTACTCCAGATGCAACCAGAACATCGAGAGTCCGCGCTGCCGGCGCAGTAAAGCTACGTAGATTTGCAGCACGAATAGAAGAAGAATCGCTTAGGGACGTAGGTCAAAGTCAACAGCGTCGTGACCGCAGAATGAGAGCTGTCACTGAAGAGCGTCTCAGCCCAAGAAAACTAAAACAATTACGCGACCAGGGCGGAAGAATACCCGGCTCCGACCTTGGTGGATATGTCCAAATGGACGTCAAGAGCGATGACGAAACATACAGGGCGATGGACGTCAATGGACAACTTATGGTGCCACGTGTCCTTGTGGACATGGACGAAATGCACTCTAATCCATTCTATGGTCGCCCAACATTGAAGGATGACACAGGAAAAGAAATACCAAACCCACATGTTGACCATAAGTGGGTCACGGTTGAAGAAGTTCTCGCCATGTCATCTGTTAACCGCGCAACAAAACCAGTTCACGACTGGATTGAGATGCGCAAAGGACGTGGCTTTCCCGGTGATGAAACAATCAGCTACGTAGACGCCAAAGAATTAAAAAAGATACAAAAAGAGAACGGCAGTATTGGCGTTAGGGTAAAGCTAAAAGACGACGGTAAAGGCACGTCTGCTGGGCGCGGAAAAGGAAAAGCAAAAACTAAACCGGCGCAAGGTGGCCCAATAGGTGATTTGGAGTGGCAGCCGGACGAGCTACCGCCGACGACTGCAAAGCAAATCCGCGACTCCTGGAGGGAAAGCAGAAAGCGTCTCGGCTCATGGATAGCAAGTCTCGACCCTTTGTCAGAGGACGACGGGAAAACACGTCGCGAAAAACGAAGAGAAAAACGCTCTAAAGCAAACAAGCCTGTTAGTGCAGTAACTGCGGATGGATTTTGGTCCTCACTTTATCCCGATATCGAATCCCCGATTGAGGCTATGGATAGAGCAAGAGAAGCAAGCAGCGCTTCTGACAGCTTCAGGCAATGGTTTGAATCTGGTCAGTCGGGGAACTCACGCCGCTGGGGCTATAACGAAGTAATCGGAACTCCAACGCCGGAATTTGCCGCTTTTAAACGACTAGCCGACGGTGTTATTAGCGAACACGGAGGAGAAGTTCTCGTCGAAGGACCAGATTCAGGACACCCCCTGCGAAACGAGCTAGACAATAATTTTGAATTCAATACTAACTACAGAACATCATCTCCATTTCAACTTTACAACCTACGAGTCGTCACGTTAAATGATGGCGTAGAAGAGCGTAAAGTAATAGTTCTCGACACGGTGTTTGCTAATGCTTGGACGGATAATCCACGAGATGAAAACAATAGACAATTAGACCCTACAGAAGCAGGTGTCCTACAACTTGCAACAAAATCAACAGTTCTTGATGTTCCCCAAGATATTGTCGAACAAGCGGAAAAAGGAGATATGCGCGTTTGGGACTTTCTCGAAAGTGCAAACTTCGCGTTAATGTCAGGACGACCAGGAACAACTCCAGGAAGCGTGTGGCTCGGATTCCCCCCAGCAGATGGAGCGCAAAACTTCGGCGGCGACAGGGTAATACGGTTTAATAAACGAGGAGCACCACTAAGCATTGCTTCTGGCTACCACGCAAGGAGCAATACGCCAAACCTTATCGGCGTAAAGACAGTGCACCTTGGCGGTACTAGCAATGCAACAATAGACCTCCGAACTGGAGCAATGATTTCTGGTCGCATGGGTCCAGAGACGATACTTACACCAGATGGAGAAAAAGTACTTGATGACCCATCAATAAACCCATTTACTGGCGAAAAAGAAAAAATGTGGATAGACAGGCTACCTGGCGCACGCAGGGGACGAAAGTCTCGTCGCCGCGTCGTCGGAGATAGGCCAGAACAACCAGGAATAATCAGCCGCGTTGCCACAGCAGAGGGGCGACAGTTCTCTAGAGAGCGTCGAGCCGCCAGAAGAATGATTAAGGGCAAGACGCCTAGGGACACAAGACCGCTCCGCCAGAGAATTGAAGCATCTTTATACGAGCGTTCACGTAGACGTACTGGCGATATCCGTCCGGAATGGCTACAGGCTCCAGATATAAATCCAGCAATAATCGAACAAGAGATACGCGATGCAGCTAGGTCGAATGACCCAGAAATAATTGCATCGCTGCCTGAAATAGGTGGAGTTTACGGTTGGCTTCTTCCTGAATCGTACCCAACAGGGACTTCCTGGTGGGACTCCGGCGTGAATAAACAAAGAGTTGATGCTCTCAATGCTTCTCTACACGAATTAGGTGGTTCATTTTTCCCACCAGTTACGCAAGAAGACATAGACAGGCTCCCCGAACTAGCAGAACAGGGGAGACTATGGTTGGAAGACATAAATGACCCAGACCAGCAAAGCACCCCTGGTGAAGTATCAAACTGGGGATTTGCTGAGTGGAAAGAATTCGAAGGGATGACGTATGTATACGATTCCCGAAATGAAACAAAACCACCTATAGCAATAGTTCATAATGCATCTGGGACGACGCACCTAATTGGGAAAGACGGCAAGCATCTACTTTCCCTTGTCCCAAGGCTATCTAGCAACGGCGAAAATGTTTTCGTACCAATTGGTTCCCCTGAACTTCATAGAAAACTAGAAACCCCAAGCCAGGAAACTGGATTTTTGCAAACGCTTCTAGGGAAATTTAGACGACGCGATAGACAGCAAGTCGAAACAGAACAAGTTATCCCAGGACTACGAGGTAGACGCAGAACATTTACGCGTGGGGATACAAGCATCAACGACGTACGGGCAATATTCGAAGCCGGAGATGCTGGCTCTAGCCCAACATGGCCCTACTCATTTGCCACGCAGCAGAGAACTGGTTCGCAAATTCTTCCTAAAGCAATGTCTGACGCTCAGATAGCGTTGGTTTTGGCTTCAGCAGAAAAAATGCAGGCGCAGCTAGAAGCATCCTTTAGACGGCAACTCGGTTTGCCACAAAACGAATCTCTTACAGAAGATGGCATAAAAGACTTCATTGATGAACTATCTCGCAACGGCCGGAAACGCGAGGCTGGCATAGTAATAAATAATTTGCACGACCTTGCTGTGCTGGATGACCTTCTTTTTACTCAGGATATTGGCCACGTTAATAACCTAAAGCCTGGTAGGCGTCACATGATAATGCTTGATGCTGGAATTCCATTGTCAGACGCAGAGAAAAAGTCTAGACGTCGGATGACGCCTGACTTAATTTGGATAACGAAAGATACGGCTGGAAGTTCATATTTCAGGCTCTCCGACACTGGCGAACGAGGTCAATTCACATCTAGACGAACATTCCCCCAAGGAGATGTAAATCTATTAGATGTTGCTACTCCGCAAGGTCCATCATCTCCACGGCCAACACCAACTGGGCCAGCGCTAATTCCCGGCACAGGGGACGTGACTGGAACAATCATTTATAGGGGTGGCTTATACTTTGACACTTCGACCGGCAGATACGTTGAAGACCTGACTGGTCTTGACTCAGATGGCGCGGACTTCTTGCATAAGCCTGTTCCTTTAGAAAACTATACGTTCAATGCGCTTGGAGATTTACAGGGCCAAGAATTTCCAAAGATTATTCTAAGCAGTGGACCAGGTGCTCCAAGGAGAGAGCTAGCAGTTGCTGCTCCTGGAATAAATCCACAAGACAAACGAGTTGCTGTTCAAACTAGACCTGACCTTGTGGAGGCTATAGTCACACAGCCATCATCGTTTACAGAGCTTTTCTACATGCTTAGAAACAGATGGCGCGCACTTGGTTCAGCTCAAAAATCGGAAGCCAAACTGCAGAAGCTGGGGCGGAATCCTGTTGCAACCGCCGACCTGATAAGTGGTATCAACAGCCCGCTACTAGCCAGAGCAGACGGCCTAGAAACAGAAGAGGGGATGTCTCTGTTTACATCGCCGGTAAATGCACCGGGCAGAACTATAAATAATGCTGCGGAAGTTCTTCGCGCGATAAGAAATGCATCACGCAAGACCCCAACTGAAAATGGCCTATTTGATGAGTATTTGCCCGGGAGTGCTGGCGATTTAAGGCGTCAATCAACTGTAGTTTCAGGACCACACGAACTGCACCACTTACACGTTTTGGACAGTCTTGGGATAATGGAATCACTTCCATTTGAAACTGTTTACCTACCAAGCACACAACCAATAGGCAACCAAGTTGACATGCAAGCCTACGGTTACGGTCTTCCGCACATAGACAATGGTCTTTTCATGCCGCTCAACTCGGCTCTGCAACTTGATTTTGCCGCGAGGACAATGCGCAGATTGCTTGATTCTGGCAGCCAGCAAGACCGAGATGGATGGGATAGGACTTGGGGTAGGCGTGCTGGCGGCAGGTACGACATAAATAAAGCAGACGTTGAAGAAGTAGAAAGAATGAGCGCCCTTGCATGGAAGCATGCAGCAGATGAACTTTCTAGAGTTGCCTCAGAATATGGAAACAAAAGAAATGACGCACTAGGAAGGTGGAGAGTAGGCAATGGGGTTGGGGAGAAAGACAACGATAAAGACCTGGCAGAAGTAACAAATTACGTCATGAATGGTGTCATAGCTGAGCAGGCAGAATATCTATTGCACAGACACATCATTACTAACGATGACGTAATGCAGCAGATTGCTGAATCACATATTGCAGACATGACGAGACGCTCAATAGATGCGAACAAGAGAATCGACAGGCTTGAACAACTGCGCTCCGCTCAAACAGCAGTAGGTCGCAGAGCGACTGGCGGATATTCTCCAGACGATGTCGACCCAATCGAATTGTTGCCCATACTTGACCGTCACGGAGATGGAGTAACAACAACTGCTCCGCTTAGAGATTTAGGCGAAATATCCGAAATAATGGCAGACCATAAAGCTCTCGGTTTTGCCGCCCCACTTGAGATAGACCCCGTAACAGGAGAGTTTGTTCCTCAAATTCTCACAGATGACCAAATAGAAGCCCTAGCGCTAATTGACTATGCATACAAGCGCCACAACATCATGACAAACATGATGGGGCAATCCAGGAATGCGGCAATAGAGGAAGCTCGTGCTGAATTCGGTTACGCGCCAGGTTCGCCAGAAGCAGACACAGCTTATGGACATATTGATATAGATGCGCTGGACGGAATTTACAAACTTGGTCAGCGCCCCAACATGGGTGACAACATATTGTGGGGTTTCCTGCAAGCTTCTGGTTTCAATGACAACCCACTATTGCTAGACGTACAAGAATTGAGAGAAATAGCTCAGACAGAAGACGGGAATGGCAAACGTCAAGCAATTTTGATGTCGCGAGGGGTTAATTCAACCGTTGACGCTAGCGGAAGAAGCGTCCCCGCAACGCGTTTTGTCAACATGCTTTTGCGACTAAAGAGGTCGATAACTGGACGTGGCGGGCAACAGCATGGTACGGGAGAATATTGGAGCTCTCAACCAACAGAATGGGCCCCAAACAACGATGGTGCTGCTATCGGCGTATTGGCTAGAGACATGGCCCGCATTGCTTCGCATGAGGTCATGGTTGGCCCAAATTCCAGCGCCACCACCAATGGAGCAGGTGGAATAGTATCAAGCCACATGTACGAAGCTCTATGGGCGATAGCTAACGCATTGGGTGCGCGAGGGTTTGGGAGAGGCCCCAACGCACTCCATGGAAGCGAATACCAAACAGACATACCTGTCAACTCGGTGAATTTCGACCCGGTAACTGGCCTCTATGACCAGGGGGGCTTGGATGCTTTGCGAGACAAGGTGATGGAACTTCTTGAGGAATACAACCCAAATGTTCCAGGTTCACAGGGAGGCCTAATGACAGTCGAAAACTGGTCATTGCGGACAGGACGCTTCCAGAGCTCAATAATCCCAGATATGGGCCAGGGTTCAATTGTTAACCAAGAACGTAACGATGCTGCCCAGCGTGAACGCCGCCATCTAAACGCTTGGTTGGGGCAGCAAGCAAGCTGGCTAATACAATTAGCTCAACTACGGAGAGACGAATCAGACCCGGTAAACGGAGACGAAAACAAAGAGTGGAATCGCCGCCTTGAGGCTGCCGGCCATTCGCTCGTAATGATGGCACCGAATGGAAGAGCTGCGCTAATGGGATACGACGCACTAATACGAAACACCCAAGACTCAATACAGGTTGGTGGTTTAACTAATGCTGACAACAGGTTCAGTGACTACGACTTCTGGGAAGACGATATTAGTAGAATCACATTATACCCGCCTAAAGTTGTAGTACTTCTGAATAGGACTTCAGTTCCGATGCTGCGCATAGCACACGAGCCGACTCAGACAGTTACCAATTATTCGCGGACAAGACAATTTATGGGATGGCTAGAAAACACCGGACTAACATGGGACGACATTGTTCCAGAACCTATGGCAAACCCAACCACACAAGAAGAAATTGACCTTGCAAGAAGGCTCACTACGTATCTCCGGCGCTGGGGGTTAAGCCAATGAAAAAAATAGACAAATCAGAGCTGAGTCGTGATGAATTTGCAATGTATTCGCAAAGCAAATTAAAACTCACACAAGCAGTTGAGGAGCTTATCAACCTGCTTGGGTATCCGCCATTCGGATTTGATAAAACCGGCAAGTCAAGCGAAATGTATGCCGAAGTCATGGCTGACATAAATGAAACTTTAAACAACATTGATGAGGAAGATTTCATTACAGATAGATACGTGCCACTAGCCGAAATAAAGAAAAAATACGCAACAGAAATATCTCAAGCCAAGCGGCTGAGAGATGCACATCCAAACATTGGCGCTGCGATTAAAGCATGGTTCGAAGATAATAAATTACAATTAGACGAGTCGATTGCATACCAATATGGCATTGGCTGAACATGGAAGACGAAGCAAAAAAACCGGATAATAGAAAAAATCGCCGGAAGAAAAAGAACTGGGAAAAACTGAAAGAATCTCCGATAGTCGGTATTTCAACCCTTCCTGGCGGGGGACTTGTTTCCGCACCGATAATGGGAAAAGCTCTGGGCTCAAGAATAGGTCGCCGAATAGGCGGAGCAGGCAAAACACCAACAGACATGAACCCGGCAACCGCCAGAGATGCTGACAAGGACATGATAGTTCTTGAAGGTGTACCCACCATAAATCAGGGTAGAGGAGTACCCGACCCAACGCCAGGCGGTGAAATATCAGGCCGCATGGGGAGGGAACAAAACAAAGAAGAATTTGTGGGCTTAGAAAAGTTGCTCAGGCAACATTTTGGCCAATTTGCAAAATTCCAAGAATGGACGAGAAACAAAGATTGGCGCGCATTCCACAGAAACCATTTTGACTGGTGGATGTTCCCAATCCCAAGGGGCTCTAATACGTATCGCGATGAGTACAACGTCGCAGGCGAGCCACTGGCAGAACTATTAAACAATAGACGATATATGGAAACCTTGCCAGCAGCAATGCGAATGTATCTTCGCTCAATCGGCTGGGACATGGATAAGAAAAACTGGATTGCTGATGCTGATATAGAAAACGGTCAAGAGCCGGTACGAAGTCTAAATCAAGCTCGCTTGTATAAAATCGCTCAGTCCGCAGAAGCACACAACTTGATTGACGAACTGCGCTCAGTGAGTCTGATGGTTGACGATATGCGAGCCAGTGGGATACGCGTAGGAAATGATAATTATTGGAACTCTATTTCTGGTCGCATGGCCAACAACGAATTTGTAAAACCAGATTTTCCAGAAAATGCAAAACCTGGAGACAAGTACTCGACAGGCGTTGAAGGTGATACGCGCGAGTGGCAATTTGACGGCAGACTATGGGTAAGACAGGACTCAGGCGGCAAGCGCGCGGCAACAATGGGGTTCCGCAAAGCTGGTGGAAGTACAGGGAAAAGTATTTCGCCATCCGCTACATCAATTGCTGTTGGCCAAAACAAAAGAGCAATGACATATGGGACTCCAGAATTTGATGAAATATGGGCCCGCAGGGACGCCAATAACGAAGCCGGGGAAGGCGATGGAGTTACGTTTGACTGGAAAGATGAATCCTCGAGACTCCAATACATAGCATTAATGAATGGCTCCGGATTCCCGATGAAACACCCGAAGACCAGAAAACGTGTTGGTTGGGCAAAATTCGGAGAAGGGGCAAACCCTCCAGGGGATTATCCGAGAAGGGGTGTGCCCGGATGGGTCGACAGGCTTAAACCAGAACTAAAGGACCTCGGAATAGCAATAGTACCCAAAGACCACAGCACAATGGGGGACCAGTACGGTTCATGGATTTCTTTTTCTGGCACCCCTGGTTCGCCCTCCGCTGAAGGCCAAGCAGCAAAACAACTTTTAACACATTTGGCAGAAACTATAAGCCCAGATACGTTTTATGAACACTTTGAAGCGTGGTTACGAAATCCTTACGTGACTGCGAAAAAAAATGGGAAAGATGTTGGCGTTAGGCTTGCGTTTAATAACGATAGAGAGCGCTTACTAAATGAATACAGGCGTCGCGTCATTGCTCTACGAGATTCTATGTATGACTACTTCGGTAACCCAATGGATGAAGTTGGCGCAACGATGGTTAAACCTGTTGTAGACGATGAACTATCCCCATCTACTCAAATAGGAAGCACTGGGAACGACTGGAAAGACATAACATCATCTGCCCCTTGGGCTGCACAGCGCATTGCAGCTGCCGCAACAGAGGCTGCAGCAGACGAAATACCACGCAGCAAAGACAGACTGAAGCACATGATTCAATCACGTGTTCAAATGACATTGCCGCAAGAAATAGTTGATTTAATCGGCACATCTGAATCATTGATTGACACGCTCTTGCGAGAGAATTTCAAAAATAGAGATTGGGGCCGTGATTCGGAATTTGACGCCCCAGATATTTTGCCGTCAGGTGACGCAGAAACTCTGGAAATTGTCGATGAACTAGGAGACCAGTTTATTGAATTAATAACCAGTAGAGAATCAACCACAGAAATAACAGACAATGACGCAATAGAGTTCGCTAGAGACATGGCAGATGACAGCGTGAACATGCGAGCAGTAAAGCCGTTTCTCCAGAAAAAATTAGACGCAAAAATATCTGGCAGGATGGGAAACAAACCAGAAACAAACGTTGAAGCCGAGAACATAGATTTTCTCCCAGAGTCACCGAATCATCTCGGCAACCACTTCACATCGCGCCACGAGGGCTATGACATCAGGCCGGACCCCGTTGACTCGATACAGGAGGCTCGCAGAACTGGAGCTCCATTAAAGGGTCTTACTCCTGGCTCTTACAGCGAACAAATCCAGAAATATATGAACGGGCTTACAGATTATGTAATTGGTCTTGGGTTTACAAGCTACATGCAAACCAACCCAGATTTCTATATTGGCTCACAAGATGAAGAGGGTAGACAGAGGGCCGCTGATTTTCGCGGCTACCTCGGAGGATGGATTGGCACCGTATCTGCCGCAATAATGGATTTGGGCACCTTTGGTGAAGATTTTGAGCTAGACGATGAACACAGAGAATTTCTGCGTCCATTCCTGGGTTCATCGGTAGACAAAATGAAAAATTTTTCCGACATACCAGACGAGGACCCTTCTGGGTATGGCGGCAACACAATGCAGGTGCTAAAGGGTTTGCTTTCCAGGGGTGTTGTGACAAGCACCCCAACAGATGGCAACGAACTTAATGACATTGCTACAGGGTTGGCAATGAGGGCCATACATGCAGCAATAAAAACCAATAACCATGAACGAATCGGCGTTTCTGATGCACGGCAAGCAACAGAAGACACGCTTGACTGGTGGAATGACGCCATAGGTGCTGCACTACTTACGACATCGCCTTCCGACTATGAATCAATCGATGATATTGGTTACTCAAATCTAATGACCGAATCAGAAGTGTCAGTGGCTATGCCGGTATCAGCTGCTATACAAATGCTGAGGGAAGGCGAATTCAAAACACTCTTCGAAACAGATACAAGCCAAGGTAATAGCAACAAGTCTGCAAGGAGGACAGCAGAGTTTGCAATGTTTGGCATTTTGCCATCATATGCAGGCAAGCGCCCATCTTATGGCGTCCTTCATGTCGGAGGAATAACAGAGGATGCCCTTCAAAACACCAATCAATACGGCCCAGTACGTATTGTATTGAAAAAAGATGTCAATAAAGACGTTACATGGACCGAAATAGACTCTCTATCTTTGATGTCGTCAGCCTCAACGTTGCAAAAGCCGTCAAAACACAGTCTTTTCGGGCAGAGGCTAACCGCCGATACGCCATTCACTAGAGTGAGCGCAGAGGACATCATTGCTCTAATTGAAAGAGGAAGAAATACTGGTTCAGCCGACGATAAAACAGCAATCGGAAGAACCAAGTATGCAGAAGCTCAAATTCATAAGTCAATTACCCCCGACGATATTGCATACATAATTATTGACGACACTGAATGGTACGGAACCCCTACACCTGATTTTCCGCCGCTGCGAGCCAATGGCGCTGCCATCAATGACGACTCAGCTGAATACGAAGCTGCCATGGACGTGTACCCAGATGACATAATGGATTATGACGGGTACATACAGATATCAAAAATTGCTGAATCTCTTAACATACCCGTGATTCGTGCTTCAGACACCTATGACGCCGGCGAGGAAATAATTAGGCCATGAACGAACTATTTGCAGAGGGTATTGGAGGGGGTGCCAAAATGTATAAAACCCATACTACATTTGTTGGAGATAGCCCTATCTACTTCGGGTACATCCTGAAAAATGGACAAAAAGGTGGAATAATTAATTTGTCTTCCGTTGTTGCCTCCAACCCTTCCTGGAAGGTTGTGGACGAATTTGCTACTACTAACGAACCTCTAGAAAACCCTAGAAATCAATGAACGAAAATAACGATTTACAATTTGATGAAAAGGACATACTTGGCGCTCCACGGATGGTGCGCGTCACGGACCCAGATGTTTTTTCAGACCCAGACTCAGCGCGAGTAGCAGCTAGGCGCTTGGGGTGTATTGGAATCAGAAGATACTTAAACCGTTCCGGCGGTGAGTCATGGATGCCGTGTACAAACGAATCAGACTACAGAAAATACAGCGGCATAGGTGTTTCTGGAAGAAGATTTAGACGTCAACAGCTAGAAAGAGAAATACGTCAAATAACCGGCCGTGGCAAACTAGCAAAAAAGACTATCGATTCTGCTGTAGAAACAAAAGCATCCAAGGCGAACAACTACACCAAACCCGAACTGCGCGAACGCCTCAAGCAGCGTATTATGGCTGGTTCTGACGGAGGTGCACCTGGTCAGTGGTCTGCGCGCAAGGCACAAATGCTGGCTCAAGCGTACAAAAAAGCTGGCGGTGGATATAAGACTGGTGGAAAATCAAAAACGCAGCGTTCACTTTCTACATGGACAAAGCAAAACTGGCGAACAAGCGACGGCAAAAAAGCCAGACGAGGAAACTACACAAGGAGATACCTCCCAGCTAAAGCGTGGTCAAAACTAACACCAGCGCAAAGAGCTGCAACGAATAAGAAGAAAATAGAAGGCTCAAAACAAGGTGAGCAGTTTGTGCCTAATACTGCCGCTGCTCGCTCCGCAAGAAAGCGGTCTGTTCGCGGGGCAAAACATTCTGCTTTTTATGAACTTCTTGAAATAAAAAGCATAGAAGGTTTAATAGAAGTAAAAGCCTTGCCTAGAAGAGCTGCCAGAAGAACACTGCAAACACCAGGCGCACTAAAGCCGCGCCTTAACTCAATGGGGAGAGACCTCAACCCCGCTACGGCGCGAAACGCCGACAAAGACCCGTATGTTCTTGAAGGAATCCCAACAATCAACCGTGGGCGAGGCGTTCTTGACCCCACGCCTGGAGGAAAGCCAAGCCGGTGGGTTCCTCGCGTAAGAAAAGCGCCTTCCAAACCTGAAGTAGCTCCAGAAGCAAAGCCTGCACGTGTTTTACAGAGACAAGCAGAACGCCTACCAAAACCACCACAGACACAGCGGCGAGAGTCTTCTTTCGATTGGCTACCTTCAGATTCAGATACATGGACAGAAGAAAACAAGAGACGTCTATTCGGGTTGCATAAAGAATCAGGGTTTTCTTACTCTGAGTTTGCTAAACGAAATGGTTTATTCGCGGACGACGTACGTGAGTCTGTCGAGACCATAAAGAACAAGCGCAAGTCACGGCTCAACGCATTCAAGAAAAATCACCCCAAGTTGATGTCCGTAATTGGTTCGTTTGGTGCCGTGCGAGATGAAGCCATGGAAGCTGTCGCAGACGGAAAAGTAAAGGATTGGCCTTCCGTTGTGTCATGGGCATTCAAGGACCCCGAACTACGCCGCCAGCGTCTTTCAGACAGAGCAGTTAACGACCTTTTCAATAGTGTAAGTAATGGCCTTGACCCCGATGGCAAGTCAGACACTGTTCTCGGATTTATACCCTCTAAAACAAAACCAGGAAAATCTGTTAAAACGTTTGCAAAGCGTGGAGCACTCCCCCCAGATTTCACCAGTAGATTCACAACACGCAGAACAGCAGTAGCGCCAGCAAGAAGCATTACATCTATACCAGAAAGAGCGATACGCCGCCCAGAACGACGCATACAGCGAATTAGTCGCGATATCGAGCGCACGGCGGCAGCATACGAACGTCTTGATGCGATATCGGGTCGAATGACATCAATATCCGGGCGTATGGCTACGCCCCCTGGCCCAGACTCATCATGGTCGAACCAGCAAAAAGCTCAATGGAAAGCAGAGCAATGGCGGAAACGATTCCTATTTGACGAAGCGTTGAATTCAGCAAGAGTCAATCTTTCACCAGAGCTTCAGGCGCACATTGCTAAGTATCCAGATACAGCCACTGCGGCACGAGCGATAATGGATATGTCCGACAAGGACCTAGACGCACTGTTCAAGGCTCATAATGATGCACTCAAGGGAGCCAACATAACCATTAAGCCACCTCGTAGAGATGAGCTCCCTCTTCTGCCGTCCGAAGTGGCCGAAGCAGCCCAAATCAAACGCCCATTGGTTAGAGCATTCCTTGATGAATACAGGAAAATGGCACCGAACGGAACACTGTCGAGGCTCGATGTCGACACAATGTCAAATGAAGACGTCGAAGAAATGTTCAACCGCTATATCTTGCCGGAAATGGTTGACCCAACACGCTTGGATGCAGCAGGTGTTGTAGACGTTGCGCAGAGAATCTCCCAGCCAGGTCAGGAAAATTCCCCTCTCCGTCTGTTGGACAATCTCGCCTACATGGCCAGCGACGACATGATGAGCCTAGAAGCTCGACGCAGGATTTTAGAAGAACGACTGAATGCTGGTATTGCGGCTGGAACAATGACTCCGGCGCAGCAGCAAGCTACGCAAAATGCTCTAGACGCAATAGACATGGAACTAGCGAAACTAGTTGCCGATTACGAGGCAGGTCAGCCGCTAGATACATCAATTCCATTTATCCCTGAAAACATACCTGACCCACGCAAAATGCCTCTCTGGGCTGGGGGACGTCGAGCCCTGGATTTCAACGACCCCGTTACAGCAGAAGATTACGTCATGTTCCTTCTAGAAAACGACGACGTAGGATTTCACCCTGAGTGGGGCCCCATAACACGCCAGGAATGGAACAACTGGGATGAAGATATAGAACAACGTATACAACGAGCAGTCGAAGTGCATTACGAGGGTGGCGAGCTAGAAGCGGAAGATGCAATGAACGCTCTCACGGCCGAATACCAACAATGGTACAACGTTGGCATTGAAGCAGGCTGGATTGAAGGACAAGAAGAAGAAGAGCCACAACCCGAAAGGCCAATACGAGACGAATTTGGTGTACTCGATGAAGACTGGGTTTGGAATACTGAATTTGGTTCACCCGAAGAGCTCGGCGTCACGGATGACCCATCAACATGGGCTCTACATCCGGACAACGTGCAGGATGATGGTGTAACCCCAATTGAGTTAGATGAACTTGAGCAGCTCATACTTAAATATGCACCGCGTAAATTTCAAGCCGACTTACTTGAAATGCTCAAGCCAAGTGAATGGACAGACCCTCATAGTGGCCACATTGACCAGCGCTATGTTGACCTGCCTCCAGAAATGATTGATTATTTTGTTGCTCAGGCTATGGGCACAATGCCACCTATGCCATCCGGTTCAGGAAATTTACCCACACCGAATATGGGCGGCGTCCAAGGAGATGGAGTAGGAATTTCAGACCCTGGCGGTCCGCGTCTGCGTCGCGGTATACCGTTTATACCCAGAAACATAAACTGGGATTCAGCCTTGCGAATGTTCAAACGAATTATCGACAGACAGGGAACTTCTGCATCTGCTCCAGGTTCGTATCGCACCGCATCGCTACGTTATGACCCAGCACTTGGTGTATATGAAGACTGGGGACCACTTCAGCTGCAAAACCAGTTTGTTGAAGCGGCTAAAGCAGCAAGAGAACTATATGTATCGGGCACTGGGCAAGACTCACGGAAAGCAAGAGAGCAGGTATGGAACCTTCTCCAAGCGGGCAGAACCCCAGAAGAAATAGGACATGAGCTAATAATCTTTGGAGCAGACCAGCCAGATACAAATAGGCCGCCACAGCCACTGGATGTATCTGACCTTGTGAAAGCCGCAGCGACAGCGTATGCAGTTGAAAACAATCTCCCAGTTGCTGATGTTTCCAAAATGCTTAATGCAAATGCTAAAGCGTTCAATGCTGACGCTACACGCCAAGAAACTCTCCGCCGCTCACAACTGGAAAGGCTTCGTGCTGATTTAGATAGGCTTCTCAGTGGTCAAAGCATGGACCAAATTATCAAGTCCATTGACGGTTTGATTGAAGAAACAGAACGTAAGAAATGGTTTGCTGACCAGGCCTACAGAATTGAGCGCGGCCATGACGCGCGACTACGGAAAGCTATTCTGGACCTAGCGGAAATGTACCCATTGCCTACGGCACGCCGCCAAATATTTATGGAGCCAGACGGCTCTATCACTGGTACACCTTCGCGAAACTCAAGGACGTTGTACCAAGAGCCATACACGGGCGAAATATCGGCTGACGCAAATCTTGGCTGGCCATTAGCTTTTGATGAAGGTTATGACCCCACAAAAATTACTAGGGCTAGGCAGGCTAACAGAATTTACAGATGGTGGCGTCAGAACTGGGGCTATGTTGACCGCGATGAAAATGGTGAAATAATTCGTCAGTATGTTGGCCCGCTCCAGGGAACGTTAACTGCTCACCAAACTCACGCCAGAAAATATGGCAACGCGGGTCTATCTGGCACAACAGCATACGCAACCAAAACAGCTGATGCTCGAGTTAGGCAGCTAAAAGAAGTACAAAAACTTCTCAGTGAAGCCCGCCGCGAAGGCCGCAACTTTAACATCAGTGGATACATGCGTAATGCTGGTCCAAATCTTTATGAGTCATATTCACGCAATGCTGCGCGCTCACTAGTTGCTGGGCGTAAAAATAAAAAATCTGCATCAATGCTTCTTGGTTTTGATTCAGAAAACATGCCTGTGACAAGAGCTATGAGGATTGCCTTCACTGGTGGTTCAGGAAAATTTAGTGATGCCGAAAATATGCATTCTTTTGCATCAATAATGAATCCAGAAAACATCGATTACTTTAATCACCTTTCTCCGGTAGAAAAAGATTATTTTAGGTCTCTTTATTCTGACGCTGAATTCGTTGTAGCCGTACCTCGAGACGCTGCAGTTTCGGCCAGTCGTTCAATTCGCGGGAAAGACGGACTTACACCAGATGAAAAGCTAAGTCAGGCTTTCTATAAAGCAATGTCAGATACACGCCCAACTATTTCTGGACAGATGGGACTTAAGAGAAATCTGTCAAAAGCAAGGGGAATGGCAAGACGCAACCCTGAGTTGTGGCAGCGCCGCTACATGACTGCGCGTAATAGCTTCAGGATGGCGACGCCATTTAGACGGACCACATTGCAAAACTATGACCTAGAACTCAGGCAGGTTGATGACAGCGTGTTTGGGCCAATTTCGGGTCTCTACCTTGTTGATAGAGCAACGGGAAATGTAATCGATGGCCCATACAAATCAACGGAATTGATGTCGGCTGTGGATGCAGGCCGTGGCGCCATGAGGAAGGTCAAGGAACAAAATTATCCTCGCCCATGGGAGCAAATGCCGGAAATACAGAAAGCAATTGCATATGGCGTATCCAACGAAATGCGCGATTTCCTGACTCTCGATGCATATAAGTTGAGCGACATACGCAGTACGGTAAATGAGAGAGCTCTATCCTTGGATAAGGGCATTCCACAAGAAGCAGCAGATACCGCCGTATTTAGTCGTGACCCAGATACTAGCGACCTAATGGTTCTTATGATTCAGCGTGAATGGGGACCACATAAGGACGACACGGGCGCATGGGTACTGCCTGGTGGTTTCTCCGACCCAGGTGAAACATCACTAGAAACAGCCATGAGAGAGCTCGCAGAAGAGACTGGGATAAAACTTCCAGCAGAGTCTTCCGACCCACAATGGTGGACGACAGAAGGTGCTAAAGCTTTCCGCCTCAAGCAAATAGGCACAATAGAAGCTCCAGACTGGGATGTGCGATTTACCAAAGGTGTAAAAGTTGGAGGCGCAGCATTGTTTGTATCTCCGGACATAGCGTTCTCGGCGGGGGATGATGCACGCAGGGCACAATGGATTAGTGTTCGCGACATTGCTGATGGCAAGATACCAGTTGGCTTCGGGCATATAGCTTGGATAAAGAACGCTTTGGGCCTAGAAAAAGATGACCCAGACGAACTTGATAGCGACCTTACGGACATTGGCTCAAAGCTGGAAAGAATAGAGCGCGCGACTAGAGCAAGAAACAAAGAGCTCATAGAAATATCGAATGACTGGCGTAAAAAACTCAACGCAAGTCGCGATAAAGATAATCAAATACCGCTATTCGATGAAAAAAATCTTGGCTCCTACTCATCTTGGGAGTTAATACCATCCGATGACCTGATGTACATGGGTGCATTGTCCAAGCTCAAAGTGACAGGAAAACCGCATTCAGATGCTGACGTAAAAGCAGAAGTGGAGCGAACACGTGAAGTTCGCTTAGGCAGGGTTGGAACGAATTTTGGTCCATCCATATCTGGCCAAATGGGCAATATCGGACCGGTCGACATCTACAAAATGCACATATCCGGCAAGACCTCAAACGACATATCTGAATCACTTCCCAGTACAGAAGCAATGCTTAGAGCAACACTGGCTCTTGGTATGCCGCTCAGTAAAGAGAGCCACAATATTAATCCCCAGGATGAACGAATTTTTCTTTCATCTGCTGTTCGTGGAGAGAATATTGCCGACATCGCGAGAAGAAACAACATGTCAGTGTCGGAAGCAAACAGTGTCGTCCAGAATTTCGCAAAAATGCGTGAATCTACGGAACCGGCAATCAATAAATCTTTCCGCAAAGCAATAAAACAAGACAAAAAACTTTCTGGAGCAGAAAAACAAGCCCTTACTCGTCGCCTTAACGGCGCAACAGTCAAAGAAGCGGCCGACTTCCTCGGTGTAAAGGAAGATGCTTATATACGGCGAGAGGCAAAACTGTTAAACGCCATTCGCGAATCGAATCCTAAAATGTTCAAATCGAACGGAGCCTGGTCAGATAACCCACGCGCCCTGGCAGTAGACCAGGAAATATTTATGCGCTTTGTTCATGATGGCCAGCCAGCCTCACGTATAGCAGGCAACATGGGCATGACCGAAAAGCTTGTGAACAACATTGTCAAGCGCTACGCAAGATGGAGAGACTCCAATGCGCCAATTGAAACAAGCTCTATTAAAAACGCATTGCTCCGTCATTCGGATTCTTTAACTCCTGGCGAAAATATATTAATGAGTCGCATAGCAGATGGTGAGTCTGTATATGACTTTGCGAAGCGGACTAGAATGCCACGTAAAAGCGCTGAGCGTATGTATAACTCAGCAATGCTCAAGCTTCATATTGAGTCCGGTGTTGCTCCGAGCTCCAGGGTATTTAGCGCAAACATTTTCAAGGCTGCTCCAAAGCGTTGGATTTCGCCAATTATGCCAGCAGATATTTTGGCCAAAAAACCAAAAATATCTGGGCGCATGAGTAATAACGACAAAGCTATTTCAACCATCAAAGAATCTAATGCGTTTAACGAAACGGAACGTGGATTTGTTTCTGCGCCAATGAATGTTTTACGTGAAATGGCTATTGATATACGTCAGGAACTTCGCGACCAAGTTGCAGATTTGTCACAAACTTCAGCAGAAATGCATCCGGTGCTCGGAGGGCATGAAGGCGTAAAGAAAATGGCGACACTGGGTGCATATATATCCAGGACACTAGAAGAGTCTCGTATTTCGGCATTGCTAGACGAATACAAGAGCGCAAAAACAAAATTCATATCGCGCGAACGAAGAGAGTCGGTCGAAAAGCAGGCAATACTTGACGCAACAAAAAAGCTTTCGGAAGAGCTATGGCTTAAAAAGCAATTTATGGATTTGGCGTCAAACATCTACGACGCTTATGAAAGAGCATCTTGGCCATGGTTGAAATGGGACAAGTCAAGCCCTGAGTGGAAACGACATTTAGGTGTCTTTGAAACAATGGAAATGTACAAAATCGACACTCCTAGCGGCAGAAGAAAATACATCAATGATGGCTATTACATGCCGCTGAACCCACGAGAAATGGAAGCATTCCTTGATGCTGTTAATACAAACAACGGCATTACTGGAAGGATGTCCAACCCGCGCCAATGGGCACGCTCTAGAGACCTATATGAAATCCTTGGTGTTCCAGATACTGCAAGCCCTGAAGATTTAAAGAAAGCTTTTAGGACAAAATCCAGGGAACTGCATCCAGACGTTAATAAGCGTGCTGACGCAGATGAGCAGTTCAAAGAGCTTGGTTTTGCTTGGGAAACTCTAAGTAATTCGAGCCTTAAAGCTCAATACGACTCCTGGAGAACACGCAATGCATCTGGAGCTGCTGCTGACGGCGAAGTAGATAACTTTGAAGAAGATGCCAACTTTAAAGTCGACGACAACATGTACATTACGGACGAGCGTGGCCGACTATGGCCGCGTCATAATGCAAATAGGGACGACTGGCCGACAGTTCCATTTACAGAAAATACAGTGTTCCCGCAGCGCAAATGGGCAGAAAAAGAGTTTGACGAATGGTCGGATTGGACAAGCCACAAAATACAACCATCGAGACCAGCCGGAAGTGCCCTATGGGGAGAGCGTGGCCCTGGCGACGACATAAGAGATGGTATCGAAACTGACTTTGGTGGAGGAGGCGGTGGGTTCCCAGAGGGCTTCATGTATCGAGAATCACCAGAGGAATTCGAGAGGCGACTAAGAGATGAATTTGAGAAGCGGCTAAGGGATGAGGGTGCTCAGTTTTGGGATGAGCGGACAATGGGCCCTCCCCCACGGCCTGATGATTTTCCTGGACCCCCTGGCTTCCCGTCACCTGAAGGGTCTATCAGTGGCAGGATGAGCAATTTCGCCCCACTAGATGACACTACGAGGCAGCGTCTCGGTATAGGGGACCTTCCAAGTCTTTACGACCAGCAACAGCTAACTGCGCAATACCCCAAAGACACCGCCATGTTTTATGCTGCTAAGCCGGGAGAACCAGCAATAGAGGTAACAACAACATTTGGCGGGAAACTAAACCTGGCGCAGCATAGATACGACAACGTATATAGGCCAATTATTGACGCAATGATAAATGCAGTCCGCCAAAATAATCGTGGACGTAAAAGGTTCATATCGGTAGGTGGCCCTGCCGGTTCGGGTAAAACAACTGACAGAAAAACTGGCGCTCACGGCATACCAACAGTGGAAAATGCCCTCCATGTTGATGCTGACGAGATAAAAACTCTAATACCTGAAGCCAGGGCACTGCATGCCGCAGGAAACCCACAATGGGCTGGAGCAGTGCATGAAGAATCAAGAATCATTGCTGACCTTGCTCTTCAAGAAGCAATAGCAAATGGTTTAGACGTTGTATACGACTCAACGGGTCAGTACAACTCTGGTTTTGGAACGTTGCAGGCTGCACGCAATGCTGGATACGACATTGTTATGCACTACAACACCGCAGAGCCAGACGCCCTTGCCGCAGCAATTGAAAGCCGCTCGCAGACAGATTCGCGTCGCCTACCATCTGGCTTTAACAATGCTGTTATGCAACGCAATAAGACAATTATGCCTAGTGTTGCTAAAGCCGCAGATGAGTTCTATTTGTGGGATTCATCTGACATAAAATCACGCAAATTGCTGGCCCAAAAGCAAACTCCACAGTCAATGCTTCAGATAATGGACCCGAACGCATACGTTTATGGAAGCTTCGATGAAGCAGGCCAAGCAATAACCAAGGGTGGCAGGCCAACTGCCCGCCTTAACCAGTACAGATATGCGGCAGAGAGCCCTGAAGGACGAGCAATTCAGGCTTTTGAAAATGGTTCAACAATTGACCAAATATCTGAAACAATGCCCGATATGAAGCGCGACAGAATATTTGATGTTGTCACCGGAGGGGTAATTGACCCATCACTCCAATACAGGCCGCCAGTATCACCATCACAAAGGCCTGCAATCAACCCAGAAAAGAAGATTGATGACTTCGTATCTGATGACAACCTTGAGAATATATGGAACAGCCTGGAAGAAGCACAACAACAAATCGTAAGAAATGTTCTCAAAAAACAACCAGGCGCTATGGACGAGTTTGATGATTCGGGCCTACCGATGGACATAATTATCTGGGCCGCGCAAAACAATATCAGTGGGAGAATGGGCGCTGTCTACGATAGAGATAGATATAGCGCCGATGATGTGAATAATGCAATTCTTGAGGTTTATGGTCGTGGCCTACAGGCTGCAGAAATGCTCGAAACGCTCAAGAGCGAGTACGACATTTCAATGGCTCGGGCAGACCTAACAGCACGAATCACCAGACTGAGAAAAGCTGGCAAATTAGACACTTATCGTCTTCCGAATAAAAAGAAAACAGCAAGACGAATAAAGAAAAGCGCAACTCAAAAATTTGTTGACAAGCGAGATAAGCAAATAGTTCGTTTAGCCAAAACAAGACCCAACCTAACAGCGAACCAGATAGCTCAAATAATCAACAACATGCCTATTCCTCCGGGAGTAGCAGTGCAGCCAATGAGTGCTAGTTCCGTGTCGCGGATAGTAAACAGCAAAGGCAAATAACAATGAATAAGCCAATACTTCAGGATGAACTTGAAAAAATCTACATCGCCGCGATAAGAAACGAAGACCTGTCGCAACATGGCGTCAAAGAAACTCCAGAAAACATAGCGCTGTATTGGAGGTTGATGGCAGAAGCTCGCGAAATAGCTAATTCTGGCGACGCTTTACACATTCCAAATTAGTTGTTATTTCTATTAATACTTCCACTACAACGGATATTAGGTTTGGTACATTAGGTATCAGGACACAGGAGCTGGGTGCTTACCTAAGCAGATGTATCTGACCCATAATCCAAAAATCCAAAACTTCTACAAGGAGAAAATCCAAATGTCTTACGACGAAGCAAGAGTGCGTGAGCTTCAAAGCGCACTAAGAGTAAAGATGGCCGAGAACAAGCAAATTGCTGATTCGTTCAAGGTCGAGGACGGCACCGTTGTCGTTTCCTCAGAGCAAAAGTCAGCTTTTGACAACAACATGCGTGACATCCGCGAAATTCGTAGCCTCATCGATGGCCTCGAGCAGATGAAGGATGTCGACGGCTGGAGCCGCGAAGAGGGTTCTTCCGTTGCTGTTGAGTATGCAGCCAAGAGTGCGGAGAATGCCCTTAACGAGGCAGCCCGCGAGTTCGGCTTCAAGTCAATCGGCGAAATGTTCGTCAACTCACCAGAGTTCAAGTCACTCCAGGGTGGCCGCAATGGCGCAAACATGGTTACCCCATGGCAAGCCGGTCTTTCACTCACCAGCTATGGTGTGAAGGACGTTTACTCGGCGCTGCCTTCAGGTACACCAGGCTCATTCGGCACCATCCAGCGTGACCCGATTGTCACACCTCCGACCCGCACAAAGCGTGTTCGCGACCTGTTCCCAACTCGTACCACGACAGCAGCTGTCATTGAGTACTTCCGCCAGCTTGGTTTCACAAGCGCCGGCGGCGGCACCAATAACGCCGCTGCTGTTGCAGAGCGCAGTGGAAGTGCATTCGGTGCAAAGCCACAGTCGAGCATGGTGTTCGTTGGTGAGCAAGCTCCAGTTCGCACACTCGCACACTGGGAAGCTGCACACCGCAACGTTCTAGCCGACGAGCCACAGCTCCGCAGCATCATCGACAATGAGTTGATGTACGGTCTACGTCTTCTCGAGGACGACCAAATCCTCAACGGAGACGGAACTGGTGAGAACCTCACTGGCGTTCTGCAGACAACGGGTATCCAGGAGTACGCATGGTCGGATGGTGCAACCCTTCCGGTCGCCGACACCAAGGCGGATGCAATCCGTCGTGCGGCTACTCTCTCGTTCTTGTCATACTACGAGCCAACTGGCGTGGTTATGCACCCGAACGACTGGGAAGACATCGAACTGACCAAGGATGCCAACGGCCAATACCTCGTCGCAGTTTCAGTTGCGATGGGTGGCGAGCCAAAAATCTGGCGTCTCCCAATCATCGACACACCAGCAATCGCAGAGGGCACAGCTCTCGTCGGAGCTTTCGGCACCGGCGCACAGCTGTACGACCGCGAGCAGGCAAGTATCAGAATCTCTGAGCAGCACGCAGACTTCTTCGTGCGCAACGCGATTGTGGTACTCGCTGAGCAGCGTCTCGCCCTCGCGGTTAAGCGTCCAGAGGCCTTCGTAAAGGTGACATTCGACGGCGCACCAACCGTTTAGTAAATAGCCGCTACTAAGGACCGAGCCCCTGGGTGTAAAAACCCGGGGGCTTTGTCTATGTGGGATAATGTTTATATGAGCCAGCGTTTTTGGTACGGAGCAACAGTTTTGAATGTCGTTGATGGTGACACAATCGACCTAATGATTGACCTTGGGTTTAATATTCACCATAAAATTAGAGTACGCCTTTATGGTGTTAATACACCAGAATCCAGGACATCAAACAAGGAAGAAAAGGCTCTTGGCCTTAAAGCAAAAGGTTTCACTAAGGACTGGCTGGATTCACATAAGTGGGTTTATGTAAATACCATTCCAGACAAAAACGACAAGTACGGTCGTATCCTTGCAAAAATATATAGCTCTGAGAACATCAACGATACCGCTACGGCATGTCTAAACAATGACATTATTGAGTCAGGATTGGCACGTGAGTACTATGGTGTCGGAGACAAAACATGGGTGGAATTTAAATGAACGAGAATAACTCATTAATGAACATAATCTCGGCGCTTGTTGGGGGCGGCGGCATCAGGATTGTAAAAATACAGCAAGAGAAGCCAACGCTCCAGCCGGAAGAAAGAGAACTAGCAGACGCCTTAGTTTCAATATCCAAGAAATACGGGAAATTTAACGAAGATGGCAAGGGGATATGGGCTGGATATAAATCTGCAGCAGAAAATCAGAAAGCTTCGATAGGGGTTAAGTGCTCTAATTGCGTTCTATACCAGGGCGGTTCATCTTGCAAAATACTTGCAATACCAGTAGAGTCTGATGGCAAATGCAGATTTGCAGTGATACCAGACGGCGTAGTTAAAGGGTACAAGTGAAGAAGAAGTTCAGCGACGACGTAGAAAGCCTAAAAGGCGAGATAGACGCCCTTGAGCGTGAGGTTGCATTTCTGAAGAAAGAAATTGAATCAATCTACAAGACCATGCAATTCTATGTAGAGAGACTCAAGCAAGTTGAATCACAAAAACAGAAGGCCTATACGCGCGGAATACAGCTCACAAATACGGCCGAAGACACACTGGGTGGTTTGCTGCAGAATATTGGTCAAACATATGGCCAAATAGGCGACATCACCCACAAATAGCTATCTGTAGTGGTTTCTCCACTGTGAAGGTGAGTGCGATTCCTCTATAGCCTGACGATGTTCGTCATCCTCATACAAACGCACAATATGCACGCATGGGTCATGCTCTTCGAACTCTTCATCTTCTGCTGGCGAAGTCGGCAACCCGTCATGGGTGTAGCAGACAGGTGGCCCGCACCAACCCATTTTTATGCCATAGGACATCCATTCATTAAATGACATACCCTGGGCTTTGTAGTAATCATGGTCCATATTTGGTGCGTCTTGACCAACCACTATTTGCTCCTTCTTATGCATGACTCACAGGTCACTATATTGCGGTCGTTTGATATCTGTTCTGATGGCGGGTTTATCCAGCCACATACAGTTACGTCAACGACGGAAATATTATCTTTGTCAATTCGCTCCCCGTACCAGAGGTGAATTGGTTTTATTTCTGGCTTTTCTTCCCTGCGGCGAATCATGGACATATTTTATCCCGGGTATCTGCCGGATGTTGCTTTCCAGTGATGCATTCCGCCATTATCGTAAAGATAACGAGCTACAGCCAGATTGCAGCTGGGCCGTAACAAGACGGTCATATCCCCCCACTTTGACTTGCAGACCCGGGATGTAACGGTAACCCACGAGCTATTAATCTGCAAGAGGCCACTGTCATACGACTTGACTGCATCGCACTTTTTGTACACCTGAGCTGGTGCCAACTTGCAGCTCCAGTGCCCCATGCCGCTCTTGTAATTCCAGCCGATTGCCTTTGGTTGGCAACGACTCTCCCTCCACATAATGTACGAAAAGTCCTTTACTGGGAGCTTGTATTTTTTGATTAACTTTTCCCATTTTGGGCATCGCTTCACGGTCTCTTTTGTGCTTTCGGTATTGGCGCTCTGTGCGGACACCGTGCCGCCACCAACCTCCGCCGTGCGTACAGCATGCTTCTTGAGGTATGCCTTGTGTGCTGCTCTGGTTTTGGGGCCGTACCAACCGTCTACTTTGACGCCAAGAAATACCTGCAGGTCGTGGGCGGCTTTGCTTTTTTCATTTCGCGTAAACGTGAAATGAACGACGTCCTGGTAGTTCTCGTAGTAATACATCTGTGGTTTTTGCATGCGGTACTTTCCAGTCGATTTTGACTTGTAGCAGCCCCACCCATTTAGCCCAACGGGCTTTTGGTTCCATACGTACTGCACTGGAACACCGTTGCGTCGTGCCCAATCGGGGTCCCTGTAAACAATCTGAGAATATCCCTCAACGGCAATGCGATTAGCGACAATGATTTGCTCATCCTTTGTTGCGCGGTCTGGCGATGGGGCAAACTGCTCTCCTCCATACCTTTCCCATGTTCCCATGGACGGCTTGGGGAAGGAACTATTCGTCATTATTCCTAGGCCGCCTGCAAAACGGCCTCCATCTTTCCAGTTCTGCGCTGTTTCACACTGAGCTAATTGCTCCCAGAATTGGATGGTGGGGTATGCGTGGTTCCGTGGTGTTGACGATTTTCGAAGGTCATAATTTGAGACCTGTGTGGGATGTATCCCCCTGCGTGAATCAATATTTGACCGGCTAACCACCCCCTCTACTGAAGAAGGGCTGGCGGACAGCTTTGCCGGTGCTGCCCCAATAACAACAATACTTAACATGAGAAATGCGAATAACCGCTTTGCTTTTTCCAATGTTCGTTCCTTTGTTCGGCCAATATTTCTCCGGCTGTGCCGGGCTACTTAATATGTATCTATCTATTATACCCCAGGGGCAGAATTTGAAACCCCAAATTTGTGCCAATACTTAACAAGAGCGGCATAAAACCCTTGCCGTATATGGAAAAACCGGCTGTGACCAAAGTCACAGCCGGTTTCCTAGGCTCAGAACGGCTCTTCGTCGCTCAAATCTTCGCGGCTGACCGCTGGGCGGGAAGCCTTCTTGGCTGGCTGTGTGGACTTACGAGAAGCAGTAGCTACGTTCTCATCAGCAATCCCTGCAGAGCCGCCGCCGCGACGACGCTCTACGGACTCGATTGCCATGGAGTGGATTGCGATGTTGTCGGCGATGACGACAATCTTGGAGCGCTTCTCTCCGCTCTCCTTGTCATCCCATGTCTGCTGCTCCAGCTTGCCCATGACAACAACGCGGATTCCCTTCTCGACTACGCGAGCAATGTCTTCAGCGGTATAACGCCATCCTTCGACATTGAAGTAGGACACCTGCTCCTTCTTCTCGCCGCTCTCATCATTCCAGTAACGGTTGACAGCGAGACCGAATGTTGCCTTGGCTGTTCCGTTTTGGAAGTACTTCAATTCTGGGTCGCCAGTCGCGTTCCCAATCAGGGTGACATATGTAGTCATCTTATTCTCCTTGTTTAGTGGCCGTAGCCTGTGTGAGGACCACTCTACACCCAGTGATAGAGTGTTGCAATGGCAAACGACAAAAAGTTTTCAGAGGCGCTTACCAGCATTCAAAACTACATAAAAGAAGAATTTCTTGACATGACTGACCCCGGCGACCTGTCAGACAAAGAATTGATAGAGCTTGACAATTCCATGGGGGAGCTGAGCCGCGCAGTGATGCATATATTGGGTCTCGAGATAACAGAAGTGAAATCCGATACGGAGTTTGTCGCATCTATATCGCTGCAAAGCACGGAGACATTGGACATATGATTCATGAAAATCTTTCGGGCCTTCTGCTCCCGATAGACGCACTGCATCCACTCGAGGGCAACCCGCGTCGTGGCAACGTCGATGCGATTGCCGCTTCTTATAGGGAGTTTGGTCAGGTCAAGCCCATAGTTGTGAAACCTAACGGTGATGGCTCCTACACTGTAATAGCCGGGAACCACCAGCTTGAGGCAGCAAAATCGCTCGGCTGGGAAAGTATTGCAGCAGTTGTTCTAGATGTTGATGACAAAGCAGCAATTGCTTTTGCCATAGCCGACAATCGCACAGTAGAGCTTGGATATACAGACGACTCGGCGCTCTTTGAAATGCTCAACGACGTATCAGATGACTACTCCTACCTTCTGGAGCAGCTGCAGTGGGACGACTTTGAGATGGCCGCCCTGTCAGAGCATGCCGAGAAATATGACGAAGACTACGTTCAGGGGTATGTCCCACCAGAGATAGTCAAACCAATAGAAGCAATATCGACAATGGACCCGACAACCGGAGAAAAACGGCTGGAGGCAAAACCTGACGCAGATAAAACTGTGGCGGCATCACTGGGTAGCACAGCAATCAGTGCAAGCGGCAGTGAAAAAGCAATTGTCCAGTACACCTTGGTATTTGACTCCGCAGACCAGCAGCGCAGGTGGTACGACTTTATTCGTTACCTCAAGTCTTCAGCTGTATATGGCGGGAACACAACAGCAGAGCGTCTTTTCGAATTTATCGACGCCCACGCAGACTTTTAACTATTCCCACATTTCGTGGTGGTTGCGTTCAATTCTATTTAGCCATGAACGCAGAGCAAGAACCCCTGCCGTAGCAATTGATATGGAGGCAATAAATACTGCCGTTACCTTATTCTTCGCCATCAGAGCCTGCCTTACAATCGATTTCTTTTAATTTATCGCGCATTGCTCTTACTAGGTACTTTTCGCGCCAGCGGTCGCGTGACTCTGTCATTACTCGCAATTCATTGGAAAGCGCATTGTTTTTGGTGTCTTTTTTAAAACACGTCAATCGTCCCAAAATGAAAGAGCACACAATAGATACAGAGAAGATTACGAATTCCATATAGCCCCCGTAAAGATTTATTTGTCGTTGCGATTTTTCTTTTGCCGCGAGCCGAGAGTAAATCCAACCATCAACCCAACGGTACTACCAACCGTCAAGCCACTGAAATACATGAAGTACATATGAAATTCCACCTCACCACCCCAGTAACAGCACAGCTATACCAAGGATAATCGCTCCAATAGCTACGCAGGCAGCAGCTTTTTGTTCATTTTCCATAGTGGGCCCGGTGGGGATTGAACCCACGACCAAGGGATTATGAGTCCCCTGCTCTGACCACTGAGCTACAGGCCCGAGATGTCAGTCTGCGACTGATTCCTTCTCCTGCTGCCGCTTTACACGGCGCAGAACATCGACAGTCACAGGAAGGCCACGCGCAGCACGCTGCTCATCTGTCTCTCCTCCCCATATCCCGGATGACTGCGTTGCCACCCCATACTCACGGCAAGGGTCGGACACTGGGCACTGCCCACAAATTTCCAACGCCTGCTGAGTGAGCTTGGCACGCTTGCGGCCAGTCACGTTGCTCGGCGGGAAGAATAGGTGCCCCTTGCCGCGACACAGAGAAAAGTCCATCCAGTTAATATTTATGTAGGTCATGGTTGCAGTGTAGCCCTCCTGTTTTAATTTGTCAACTATTTTTGGAGCCCCCGGTCGGGATTGAACCGACGACCGCTCGCTTACAAGGCGAGTGCTCTACCACTGAGCTACAGGGGCGGGATTATGAGAAATGTTTAATTATCGCTGTCGTCGCCAGAATTACCCACAGGACATTGAACAAAATTATTGTTGGAAGAGTTTTGACAGTAGAGGACCATATCAGGGCAATGCTGGATGCGATGGCAAAAATATACAGCCACCAGAACTGTCTTCCAAACAGCAGGCCAGGGAAAATTATTGCAATTTTTGTCGCGAAACCCCAAGCTTCAACAGTATTGGCTTTATTCCAATACCCAGCCGAGCTCATGGTTTTAACCGCGTTCATTATGTTCGTGAAAAATTTTTTCATCTTGTCCGGACAGCAGGATTTGAACCTGCGACCCCCTGCTCCCAAAGCAGGTGCGCTACCAAACTGCGCTATGTCCGGGTAACACGAGAATATCTATTCTATGTCATAAAAATACCTGTCATCATCTGACGTGCGCCATTTTGCTGCATCTTCGACATCCCATTTGCGAGTGTTTATCAACCTCTCTATCAACGTTCCCGACTTTGTCGTAAAAGAAGGGTCAAATAAACGCACCCTATTATTTGGCTGAATAGCGAAATTTCCATCATCTCGCAATATCACATGTCCGCACTTGTGTTGCCCAGGGTTCAGACTAAAACCAGCATTGATGACGTTGTCGTCTGGTGCGTGCCAGTCAAGTGTGAATAAATACTTGCCATTGACGAACTCTCCAGACCTAGCAACATATGTCATACGCATGTTGCGCATTGCTTGAAATTCTGTGACTGTCACGTGTGAACTGAACGAGTTCCACAGCACAAGCTCATGAATATCTACTTCTTTAATACCGGGCTCTGCGCAGAAAGCAGATATTGGCATTCTCCACCAAACTCCACCATCTTCCATAAGAAAATGAAACAATGGGGACCTACCTTGTATTGACGCAATACCAAAAATCATGCATGGGAAGTATTGGTCATGAGAATCAACTTGATTGCGTAGATAATTCCCACGAACATAGCATTCAATAGCTGGAATATTTGCATTTAGTTCTGGCATATCTGCTACATTACATTCGTTTTGCTGGGGAGCGAGGACTCGAACCCCGAACTTCAGGACCAAAACCTGACGTGTTGCCAATTACACCATTCCCCATGGAGCGCCCTCGGCAGGACTCGAACCTGCGGCCAACGGTTTAGGAAACCGGTGCTCTATCCGCTGAGCTACGAAGGCAAAGTGGGCGTAGTGGGATTCGAACCCACGCTGAAGGGATTTTAAGTCCCCTGCCTCTGCCGCTGGGCTACACGCCCTTCGGTTTATTTCAGTGAACGACCCATAAAAATGCCACAACATAAGACGGCGACATAGCCGATAATCATGGAAATAAATTCTGACATATTTCTCCTTTTTCGTAGGCGCTTCAGATTACTTTGCCACAGCATCCATCGCAACCGTGCACCGTTTCTACTTCAGGGAGTTCGTCTGGGTCCGGATGCCCAACTCCATGTTGACAAATACGTTCCATTATTCCCCTGTCGAAACGGTAATTCTGTGGCCAAGAGCGCATGTGGTGATTGCTTCGATTATGTACTGTGCAAAACTCTCCGAGGCACTTCGCTAAGTCATGAACGCTTATCTCAACGTCAGAGTTTTCCAACTTTACTTTTTCCATTGTGGGCGCTGAGGGTCTCGAACCCCCGACCTACTCGGTGTAAACGAGTTGCTCTACCGCTGAGCTAAGCGCCCGCTCTACTAGTTGTGTTTCACGTAGTAGTTGATGCACTCAATGATGAACATTGCTTTATCTTTTTCCACTCCACGGACAAAGATTTCACCAGTAGCATCTTCCGTGTCTACTTCGATTATGTCGCCCATATCTGCAGACTCATCTTGAAATGGGCCTGCCGGGTACTGAACGAAAATCATTTTGTTCATTTTCTCTCCTTGTTTTGTTTTGTTAATTCGAGCCGGTGCCCCCGGCGAGAATTGAACTCGCGGCCAACACTTTATAAGAGTGCTGCTCTAACCACTGAGCTACGAGGGCGTGTTGTCACGGCCGTATTCGTAGAGCAGTTAGAGACAGCATCTCTAATCAGTCTTCGTTTGCTTGGATGTTTGCGAGTTCGCGCTGGTACAGCTCGGAGAACTCGTCGCGGTAGTTGTGCTGCAGAACCATCGCTGCACGACGACGGGCTTCTTGGCGCTGGCGATTTGCGAGATTCTCGCGCTCCTTGCGCTCAGCAATTTCCTTTGCGGTGAGCTTTGTCTTCTTGCGGCCGCGCTTTACTTCGCCAGCCTGCTTCAGCTCTGAATATGAACGTGGTTTCTTTGTTGCCATATCTCCTCCTTCGAGATGTTCTTGATATTAGCCTCGTCGCTAACGCCTTGCAACCTATCCGGCAATTTTTTTATTAGTTGATTTTTTCGCTGCTGCATGATAGACAATAGTCATGACTGGCTACTTCCCGCAATACGATATCGCTGCCCCAAATTTCCTGAAAGACTTGGAGTTCGGCCAGCAAGGGGAAGGGCTAATCGCTAAATTTATCGACGACATAGCCTCCGGCGATATTGAAGTGAAAACGGACAGATACCGCAACGGGAAAATGGTCATAGAAACAGAGCAATGGCCTGGTCGGCGTCGTGATGCACAGGGAAACGAAATATGGGTTCTTAGTGGGATAAATGTCACAACAGCAAAGTGGTGGGTGTATCAATACCACCTAGACGGCGCATTTACCGTAGTGGCAGTTGACAGAATCAAACGGTATCTGCGTAAAAATAGTTCGCTGTTGAGTAAAACGACATTTGCGGGCAGCAGCGACAACCCGGCCAAAGGCTTTCTGCTATTGCCTCATCAGGTTTCTGACCTAATGCTCAATGAACAATATGATTTGTGACATTGCGTTAGTGTGTATTTAATTATTAGCTTACTAAACGTTAAGCGTAGCTTCCCGTGCAAGGCAGAATCTTGTGCCATAATTGTTCAAACGGTACAACACCATAAGGAGAAACCATGTCAACTGCAGTTCTTGCACCAACAACAATCACGCTAACCATTCCTGGCACGCTCAGCACATCGAGCGTCGTCACAATGGCAATGCCTTTTAACGGAAAAATCACAGGCGCATATGTAGCCGTCACGACAGCACCTGCCGGCTCAGCCCTTACTGCAGACCTCAAGGTTGGCTCTGACGTTGCTGCTGCGTTCTCTATCGCCGATGCTGGTACTTCAGACGAGGGAACACTAACCGCTGCAAACGTCGACTTCGTCGCGGGTGACCTTGTCAGTCTCGATGTTTCTGCTGTCGGTTCAGGCACAGCTGGCGCAAACATGACAGTTGCTTTCACGGTCACACAGGGCTAATACAAGTACTCTCCGAAAGAGGGCGCTCCCTTTATTGGGGGCGCTCTTTTTTGTGCCCCAAAATAAAAGTTGGTGTTGACGGTTTCGAAGAAAACCAATATGATGGAAATGCTCAAAGACCATTGAAAAAACGACAACATTTTTGCATAACAGCTCAAATGAAGTGCAGAATCAATGCATCCGATGAGTTACACCCCAAGAGGGGTCCCCAGTTTCGGCTTGGGCGGTCTTAGTAGCCTGGCGACGGCGCTACTAATCCGGTTTTAAAGCTTCGTCGCGCAGGTTGGCCTAGGGGGTACTATTTCTCCTAGGCTTTCCTGTTTAGAAAGGATGAAATGTCACAAGACGATAACCTCGCCAAACAACTTGGTATCCGGAAAGAAGATATCAATGTCGAATATTTGGTAAATAAGGTGATAGAAGAGTTCCTCTTCCATGAAGAAATGGCAGAGATAACAATGAACAAGATGGCGCAGGCCAAAGACAAAACATCAGAGTTTATGGCGGCGTTCGACGTGTACAACAACATGTCCTACCTACTCCGTGACATGCTGCTCAAGGCAACGGACAAGGAAGACAATGCCGCTAAGTGACCCGGAAAAGCGCAGGGACTACGAGCGCGAAAGAAAACAAAAACTCAGGCTCGAGAAAATCATGAGCCTTCCGGAAACAGAAAAAACAATCGCCCTAGAACGCAATCAGCGCAGGCGCGGCCATTCGATGAGGTGGAAACGTCACTCTTCTTCGCCGAATGACTTATAGATAAGCTCGACACGTTCTTCTTCAGTCATCTTCATCGACTTTTCGGTTGCTCCCCAGAGCCATTCACCATCTTCATTCACGCCGATGACCTCGATAAGGCCAATCCGGCGCAATTCTTCCATGTCACGAAACAAATCTTCTTTGCTGTAGTCGCTCATATTTTTCCCTTCGTTAAATTTATCCGACACTGGCGGAGAGGGTGGGATTTGAACCCACGGTGAGTTGCCCCACGCTTGTTTTCAAGACAAGTGCCTTCGGCCGCTTGGCTACCTCTCCAAAGAGCCACGTTCACACCGTGACTAAATACTACCCGCTTCTGCTTCATCAAACAAGTCCAAAACTTCATCGTATCCGCACTTGCATTTGTTCATGTTGCACAAGCAGCCATATAACCCCAAATGAATGCGCAGCACTGTAGCGACATGACGCCAATTGTCACGTTCTTTCTCGAGGCATACGTAACACAGGTGTCCATCCATATTGGCGCAGTCACATTTCGCAACTTGAGAGATATCTCTCATTTTGTGAGAAATACGTCGGATAAATTTATCCGCCACCCGTCTCACCCTCTGTATTTTGGGTGAAGTAGATATTTGTGAAATCGAATTCACCGGCGTCCAATCTTCCCTTCAACGTCAATGACTCTGTATACCACTGACAATCTAGACACTCATCATTTAAGTGACCATCAGGGGGAGCGCCGAGACTTATCCCATGCTCCACTTCTTTTTGCATATAGGGAAGAAGTTCGTCGATAGCTTTTTTCATGCGCTCAATAACATCGGCAGCATTCATCATAGTCTCACCAGGGAAATAGTCATTCCCGTCGTTATCCGTGAACCATTCGTCGAAAATTTCACCTTCGTGACGTAATTGCGCTATAAAAGTGATTAATTCCATTCTTCCTACAATTCGTGTTTCGTGTTCTGCGCCTCTATCCACACCCGTGCGCCACAAGAGTCTGGCACATCCGACTGTACAACTGTTGCCGCAACATGTCCACAGCCACAGGGGCAAATAATGTCAACACGACGGTGATGAGTCGAACCTTTATAGGTCCGGTCAATAATCGCATCCAAGCCTTTGCGTATCTTCTGCTGATGTACATGAAGTATGTGTTTCATTTTGTTGTCTTATTCCGAAGCTGATGTATTCTGCGCGCTTCACATAGTGTCTCTAGGGCTCCATCAATAGCTCGGTGAAGTGTTGGCCATTCCTTGCGATGTTTTTTCATTACCGCCCGATGGTACGACGGGCTGGGTCCTTCGTCAACGATTGCTTTTTCAATCTTTGCAAGTGCTCCCCGTAGGCGTTCAATCTCATCTGCTGCGTCAGTTATGAACATTTCTGCCCATACCGCCTCAAGGCATCCACATTCGGAGTAATTCCACGCTCCGCAAGTGCATCCTTCTCCGTGAGATTCTCGTAGTCGGGTCACAATGTCATCACTCATTAGATTCCCCTACTCATACAAAATGATTCCCATAGATGTTCAGCACCATGCCAGCCACAGTCGGAATGGGCGCAATAACCAAACTCATCTTCGTATTCCCGACATTTTCCTTCATCAGCGAAGAGTTTTGTTATATCTAGCAGTTCTTTAATGTCCGCCCGCAGGCGTTCAATCTCCTTGACGGTATCGCTAAGCAACTTCGCTTCAGCAAGAACATGAGGATGGATTGCGTATGGGATGCGTTCCTGTAGTCGGGTCACAATGTCATCAGTCATTTCCATAACACTCCAAACTCATGCTTGCCAATAATTATAGTGAAACCACCCCACCTGCTGATACGGATAAAAGGCCTCATCGGCGGGTTCATCTTTTGTTGCTTGTGATGGTGTAGTCGCAGACGTGTCACGGCATCATTTTCCATAGTGGGCCCGGAGGGACTCGAACCCTCACTCCGTGGAACCAGGACCTAAACCTGGCGCGTCTGCCAATTCCGCCACGAACCCTAAGTGTCTGCCTTCCACCGTCTGACATTTTTGATGTAGACGACGATGTAAGCGATAGAACCAAGGATAAAGCCATATGTGCCAGTTTGCAAGGCGAAAACTATCCACAGGCATTCCATGACGATGAGCCACAAGAACGCCTCCCAGCGCTTCTTGCCGACGAAATACATGCCGGCGACGCCCATGCACGCCAAAAGCCAGGACCACTGTAGTTCGCTCATAAGGGAATTAGCTTATACCCAGCGCCCTGAGTAGGGGTCGAACCTACAACCTACAGATTAGAAGTCTGTTGCTCTATCCATTGAGCTATCAGGGCCTTCCAGGTAGAATAACGCACAAGCACCGGGGGATTTCGGATAAATCCAGCCGAAGTCCATGAGGTGAAAATTGTGGCGTACGCTCCCACACACACCACCACGGCGAGTGGAAAGTTTACAAGAGCCCCGTTACTCGCAGGACATTTGATGCCGCCACATATAAATATTTATATTGATGCCGCCACATGTATTAGCGTTTGAGGCCGGCGTCGCCAGTGTCCCAAACGACATTGACAAACCTGACACACAAGAGTAACGTTGCTGATGTAGAAAGGCAGAACCTATGAACAACCTGCTCCCAGAGACCCTTTACCACGCCACTTTCCCAGACGCCGTCGATGCAATCCTAATGTCAGGCTTAGACGAAAACCAAGAAGGCGTAGTCAACCTAGCGAACAACCCTATCTATGCAGCAGGATTCGTTTCGATACGAGACTTCTCCCGCCTGGGGGAGATAACTATTGTGGATATCGACGGTATCCCGACTCCCAATATCGACCGCCAGCGCTTCGATGTGGCTCAGGTGTTGGCGATAGATGCGCGACGCCTTGACCCAGAGAAGCTTGAGATTAACCACGAAGAGGTTCGTGCCTCAGCAATAGGGGCTTTGCCCAGCGACCTAGTCACCTACCGATACAAGGGGCACATCCCTCGTGAGGCGATTCACATAGCTGACATATTCATTCGTAACGACAGCCGCATCCCGCCCCACTTCGCTCCATAGTCCACGGGTGACACGGGTCACATCCACTGACAAGCGAAGCCGCGTTTCATAAGACCATCGCCTATCGCTGCGTAGTAGGTCGCCTCGTCTTCAGGTGGCATCTCGTTCTCCACCTCTCGCAGTACCCTGCCAAATAAGTTTGGATACATGGCATTCTGACCCCTCACCTTGGTGCTGCCAGGAAAGTACAGCTCCTCGTCCCACTCAACCTTCCTGCCCCACATCTCTTTGTAAGGCTTGGCTATGAAGGTGACCTCGTCGTTTTCAACGTGTGTGATAGTCAGACAAGTGCTCACGGGTGACTCTGGCGCAAGATAGGCGACATGTAGCTCCTGTCCTGCTGTTGCTTCAGGATTGGTACTGACCCACCCTTCTGCCACCATCGTGAACGCATCTATGTGCCATGCCTTCTTGACTATGCACACAGCATCACTGACACGCTTGAACCGCTCAGTGTGGTCTCTCACCTCAGGCGTCAACGCCATAGATAGGACTAACTCTAAAGCGTGGTCTTTCCAGCAAAAGATTGACATAGGCAGGTCTTCTCCTATGCCAAATTCCTTGACACACTGCTCCTTTGCATTGACAGCACTGAGCATAGATATAGCAATCTTGTCAAGACGATGTGTATAGCGAACGTTTCCCACATCTGAATACTAGCCCTACTTCCGCCACGGGTGACATCGGACGACTAATGTATGGCACATGGCTCAGAAGAAAACCAATAAGACAAAGAAGACTGCAGAGAAGAAGGCTCCGGCAAAGAAGAAGCCAGCCAAGAAAGCTGTAGCTAAGAAGACAGCAGCTAAGAAGACTCCTGCGAAGAAGGCTGCGCCTAAGAAGGCAGCACCCAAGAAGGCGGTACCAAAGGCTGTCGCAACAAGTTCCCAGACAAGCACAAGCACAGTCGACGCTGATGTGATTTGGACAATCTTCAATTCAGAGACCACTGTCGACGCCACAGTAAACGGCGAAGTCATCTATGCAAATGACGTCAAGCCTGCTTCAGTAAAGAAGCGTTTCCTCGCCTGGTTCAAGCGCTAAAGGCTCACGGGTGACCCCGTGTAAAATATTCAAGTGAGCGATTCATTCAGAAGTCAAGACACTGTATTCGGCATACCCATACTTAGAGCAGGTAGAGCAGAGTGTCCAGTCTGTCAGCATCCCACTGGCGACTGTTCGGAACATGAAGGTATAGAGCCAGCTGGATTGAATCACATCGCATTCACTGACAGCACTATCGAAACAATGAAAGACATACAAACAGTTCTTGTCGAAGAAAATATCTATGAAGACAGACAGATAACTCCCTTTACAAAAGTTCGCGTGATTGTTCATCACAAAGGAAGTTATGTGACAGTAGACAAAGCGAAAGAGTTAGGAATTATCTAGACTGACTTGCCTACGGGTGCTGCTGTACAATAGAGTTTCCTATCGTAAGGGACCTATACAGAAAGCATGGTTATGTCGGTATTCACCTCAGAATTCCTCTCTTCATACGCATCAAAACAGACCCCTTGGGGGTTTGGCGGCCTAGGGGAGGTCGTATATCTGAGGACGTATAGCCGCCCTATTGATGGACTTAATCGTAATGAGACTTGGCCTGAAACCATCGTACGGGCTATTGACGGCGCTATTGAGATTGGTGCGCCACTCAAACAAGAGCAAGCAGAAAAACTCTTCGACCACATGTTCAATCTCCGTTGCTCTCTATCAGGGCGCGCACTGTGGCAGCTTGGTACACCTCTGGTGCAAAAGTTCTCTGGCACTTCACTGAACAACTGCTACTTCACAAACATCGAGAAGATTGAGGACTTCGAACTGCTGTTTGACTATCTCATGCTTGGTGGCGGCGTTGGCTTCTCAGTAGAGCGCAGCAAGATTCACGAACTGCCAAAAGTAAAAGCAGGCGTCAACATCACACATGAACGTACCAATGACGCAGACATCATCGTGCCAGACAGTCGCACAGGATGGCGTCGCCTTTTGCACAGCGTCTTGAAGTCGTTTTTTGACACGGGTAAGTCTTTCTCGTACTCCACAATTCTGGTTCGCGAATTTGGAGCACCACTCAAGACATTTGGTGGAACAGCAAGCGGACCTGGCGCGCTCATCGAAGGCATTGACGACATCTGCAAGGTGATGAAGAATCGCGAAGGAAAGAAGCTTCGCTCCATCGATGTTCTCGACATCTGCAACATCATAGGAAAGATTGTCGTATCAGGTTCATCGCGTCGCTCTGCACAGATTGCTATTGGCGACCCCGATGATGTTCTCTTCCTCCGTGCAAAGAATTGGTCCACGGGTAATGTTCCGGCGTATCGTGCGAACTCCAACAACAGCATCTACGCAGACCACTTCGATGAGATTCTGCCAGAACTATGGAAAGGCTATGACGGTTCAGGCGAGCCCTATGGTTTGGTCAATCGTCGTCTCGCACGTACACATGGACGTCTTGGAGAGCGCAAGCTGGACAACACCATCGAAGGCTTCAACCCATGTGCCGAGATTGGTCTCGGAGATGGCGAGTCGTGCAACTTGTCAACGCTGTTCTTGCCGAATATCGAATCGTTTGAGCAACTGTGCGAAATCTCCGAACTTCTCTACATCGTTCAAAAGAGCATCACTCGCCTGAACTACCCATATGACAAGACGACAGACATCGTCCGCAAGAATGCTCGTCTTGGCCAGAGCATCACGGGTGTTCTTCAGTGTTCGCCAGAAAAGATTTCATGGCTGTCACCTGCTTACGAAAAGCTCGAAGCAATGGACAAGGAATACTCAAAGAAGCACGGGTTGCCAACATCAGTGCGTCTGACGACAGTCCAGCCATCCGGAACGCTGTCCCTTCTTCCTGGTGTGACCCCAGGCATCCACCCTGCGTACGCTAAGTACTACATCCGTCGTGTTCGCTTTGGTGCCGCTGACCCACTTGTCGCAGCATGTCGTGCTCGCGGGCACAAGGTCCAATGGGATATCGGTCTCGACGGCCGTGAAGACCATACTCGCTATGTTGTGGAGTTCCCATGCATGTCGCCTGAGGGCTCTGTGCTCGCCGCCGAGATGACGGCAATAGAGCAACTTGAGTGGGTGAAGAAGATGCAGACGGAGTGGGCTGACAACGCCGTATCTGTGACCGTTTATTACCGCAAAGAAGAGCTTGCGGGAATCAAGGAATGGCTCGAAAAGAACTACGACAGCAGCGTCAAGAGTGTGTCGTTCCTTCTCCACACAGACCATAACTTCCCACTGCCGCCATACGAAGAAATTGACGAGCAGACGTACAGCAAGTTGGTCAACAAGCTAGATATGACAGTACCGCTCCAATTGACTACGGGTGGCCTGTTGGAGTTGGACGATTGCTCTACGGGAGCTTGTCCGGTTCGCTAGGCCGATTACGAGCATAAAGGTGCTCGGGATAGTATTCCATGACTATCTCGGGCACCTTTCTGCATATTCCGCACGTTCCGCGTCTATAGAGTGCCTCTGGGTAGTGGCATGGCCAATCCCTGCAACAGCGAAGAATGATTAACCCGTCAGACGGAGGCATTGGGCTTATTTTTCCGCTTCTTTATTTTGTAGCCATTCAGGCGCAGCACCGTCTCGATGTGCTCAGGTATTCCATCAGTAATGGGGATGCCCTTGTGATTTAGTGCTTTGCGGATTATGTCTTGTTTCTTGCTCATGTTTTATCCAGTCGGTCTGGTGGGACTCGAACCCACAACTCTCGGGTTAAAAGCCCGTTACTCTGCCAATTGAGTTACAGACCGGAGTCATTAACCCAAATAAGCTTTTATTTTCTCTACGAACTTGTCTTTAGGGTATGCGCCAACAACCTGTTTGTCAACACGCCCATCAACAAATACGAGAACCGTAGGAATACTCATGACGCTGTAGCGCTGAGCAATATTGGGGTAGTCGTCAACATTAAGCATGCCCACGGAAATATGCTGAGCATGCTCACGGGCTACTTCCTCAATAATAGGGCTAAAGAATGAACATGGGCCACACCAGGATGCCCATACGTCTACCAGCACGGGCTTATCAGAAGACCTGATAAAGGAATCAAAATTCTTGTCTGTTAGCTCATTCATTGTTTATATCCGCCATCAAAACTTCTCTCATAACCCGAATCTGCTTGATTTTGGCGAGTTTCTCATTATACAGTCTAACTACTTCGGAACAGACCAAATCATTTATTTCGTCGTAATGAAAAGGGTCGAGTTTTGTTCCTCGAATGGCGTTTGCAATGTCTGGGTGCTCCAGGTGCATGATATTGAAGAACGCCTGCCCTAGTCGCTCCATTTGACGCTGAGCTCGATATCCAGCAGCGGGCAGCAGAAATGCCAAGTACTCCTCACCTGTGGAAAACCGAGGTTCCATACGTCTATTTAACCACTCAATCTCTTATTGCACGACAAACAGAATGTTGCCCACGGGTAATTCTTGCGGGATTCAACTGGGTGTTGACAGTCTCCAGCCTTAACGCATGCGTCATTGACTGCAAGACGTATGAACTCAGCCATGGACATCCCAGACTTCTCTGCTGACGATTTCCATATCTCGTGGTCAGCATCGGTTACCCGGACAATTACCTGCTTCTGGGCTGGTTCGCCAGGAGCTGAACCAGTATTCTTCTTGCGGGTTGGGGTTATCCCCTCAGCAACCTTGGCCATCGCGGCATCGAGGTTGTCAATCTGCTCGTCTTTACTGGTCATCTTCCATGTCCTCCACAACCTCGGCGTCAACTATGTCTTCATCTGGAATAGTAATCGTCTCCAGCTGTCTACCCTTGTTAAGTATTGAATCAATGTAGTCAGCTGGCATGACACCTGACTTACCCATCAATTCAAGCAACTTGCGTGCTTCTGCCTCTGGGCTGAATTCGTCGATGGCAGCCTTGGGCGTAGCACCAGCCAAGACAGCACGGGCTGGAATCCGTTGCCCGATATCCACATTCACGTTCACATTCTGTTGGTCCATGCCCAGGAGCTTTGCTCTTCTATCCATAATCGACAGCACTGACGTAATGGCCTTCAGGTCGGGCTCAATCTGGACTTCACTGCCGTCCGGCTGAGTCATCTTGCGATGCTGTGTCATGGGCCAGATGGCCTGCTGGAGGGCATCAAGGCGCTCAAGCTCCATACGGAGGACTTCTGGGTATGCCAGCAACGCCTCTTGGTTAAGTTTCTCTAACTGCCTTGAAATAGCATTAGTGACAGCTTTTGTCGTGATGTTGAATCGCCGTGCAATCTCGTTATGCGGCACGCCAGCTTGGCGCATCTTGAATATTCTCAAGTCGCGCTCGGCAAGGAACTCGCGTGTCAAGCCATTGGATTTTTCCGCCATACTATTTCCTAAGAGTGTTTAGTAAATTCTAGTACGACGAATGGCCAATCTGTGCCACGGGCGAGCTGCTTGGGCCAGTCGCGCTGGTCACGGGCTCCACGGAAGTGCCCCACGTTGTACACGTATCCGCTGGGGTTTGTCGGGTCTGGGGTGAGTGCGAGACCAAACTCGGGCCAGCGAGACCATACAGAAGACCCAAACGGACGCAGGTCACGAGACGACATGGAGGTTCCCAGGGGGGCGTGGTGTTCAAGCCACAAAGCGCACCCATACACATCACGAATCATGTCAAGGTACTTTGCTACCTCAACGGCGAGAGCCTCGCTTGTACGGGTGCCATTGTCAACAAAGGACTTGTACATAGGGCCCATGCAGATGAGTTGAGGCTGGATTTGCTCAATGTATTGCTCAATGAGAATACGGTCGCGAGCACTCGTAAGGTCCAACCCATCTGGTTTCACGACCAAGTGCGCATCTACATGCTTTGCACCAGAGTGACGTATCGCCTGTTGCATGATGCTGCGTGAGGTACGACGAATAATGCGCTCTGGGTTTTCCAGGTCAATTGTCAGCGTTCTGACGGGTGGGATTTTTTGGAAGGTAAATGGGTGTACCCCAGCCGCTGCACAGAGTGCGACTTGGCGGGCCAGCATTGTCTTGCCGACGCCCTCCGCAGCAACGACCATAACGCGCTCGCTGCGTTCCAAAATTCCAGGAATAACCCATTCATATGATTCATCATCTGCCTCCTCTAGGAACTCCTGCCACACGACAAGGCGGCCAGGGTTGGGATTAATGTGTTGGGTGTCAGCGCTGTTCAGCAACAGCACCGAGCGATTTATTTTCTGCTGAAGAGTGAGCTTGTCTTTGTCAAATACATCAATGATTTGAGCCAGCAATGAATCCTCTGGCTTGTCTGTCTCTTCGATTTGCTCTAACTCCGGCAGCGACGATGCGCGCTCATAAAACTCGAGCTCTACTAAATCCTCAATGTTCTTGCCAGCCGTTATGTGGTCAGTAATGTCCTTACCTACGGGTGACATCCATATGTTGCACCCACGGGCTCCCGCTGCCTTCAATAGTGCTGCCACAGCAAGAGCGTGCTGCTTTCCTACTTCATCATTGTCGGCCACTATCTCCACATGGGCTCGTGACAAGATTTCCGTATAGGACTGGTCCCACTTGCCAGCACCGCTGTCCATAGTCGTTGCACAGATACCCAGACCAACGAGGGTTTCTACGTCTTTCTCACCCTCAACGAGCCATACGGGCTCCCCTGCTTCAATAGCCTTGATAACGCTGGGCAAACGATAGAGAACACGACGAACCGGCGGGTCCTTGAGATTCCAAATGAATTCACCAGGGCGATTTGGGTCTGGCTGTCGGTTAGCGAACGACTTACCGCCATCATCCAGGCGGAAGCGAACCTTCTCATAAAGCAGAACTCCATCTTCGTCATAGTAGGGATATGTGGTCTCTACTTTCTTTCCGACGTTGCGCTTAGCAGATGGGCTACGAGTATCTGTTTCAAACTTTGGTGCAGGCACCCACTCGTCATCGTCATCAGCGAATAGTTCACGCGGCTCCATCCCTATCGACTTACATATCTCATCGAGCGAACATGAATTTCCACGATGACAGTGCAGCAGCGCAGTGCCCTCTTCGTTCTGCGAGATTGCTAGCGATGGATTTGAGTCATCATTACGACAAGGACAGCGTGCCATCCACTGATTGCGTCCTGTTTGTCGCACGCCATCAAGGAGGCCAAGGACTGTGTCTACTGGTTTAGAGATGTTGTTCATAGGTTTTCAGTAATAGGAATCTTTGTAAATAGTTTGAGCGTGCCGTCTTTCTTGCGTTGACGGATTACCTTCTCTCGTTCTTCTAGGCTAAGCCCTCCCCAGATGCCGTGCATTTCCTGTGCTGATATTGCGTATTCAAGACATTCTGACTTGACATGGCACTCACGACATATTTCCTTAGCAACTAGAAAGTCTCGTGCTCGTTCCCCTTTTGCATGCCTCTCTGGAAACCACCAGTCAGTTGGATAACCGATGCATGCACCATCCTGAGGTGGATGCACTTCGTATGGTAGTACCCAGCGTATTGCTGACATTTAGCCTCCCTGCGTGACAGCAAGTGAGACTAGTTCGTCAAGAACAAAAACGCAACGGCTAATCGAACAAATCTGCTACGCGGCGAATTGCAGAGGCGACACGCTCGCGAGCTGTGCGCCGAATGCCTAAGTGGTTTTCGACAAACTCTTGCGCATGACGATTTGACACTGAAGTTATCTCGTACACCATGTTGCGATATGAATCGGAATTAATGAAATGCTCCCACAAGAATGGGTCAAAGCCATCAAACATGTGGAACGTCATTGACTCAAGACCAGCTTTGTCAGCAATTATCTCAAGACGCCAATCAGTGTTCTTTTCGATAGCTATGAGCAATTCCGTCATAGCTGTTGCACCATCATTATTGAATGCTGCCTTGACAAAAGCATTTATTTGACGCTGCCGGTGCAATGTCCATGCATCGTCAATCTCTTCTAGCTCCTCATCCGTCATGGATTCGGTGCTCACCTCGATGTCGTCGTCGTCTTCCCAGTCGAACATGTCATCGGCGAAAAAATCTCCCATGTGTCTAGTTTAGCACCAACGAATGAGTTAGCAATTTTTTCTGAGTGACACTTGATGTATCGTCCATTGACGCCATCGCATTGCTGTACTTGTCATCTGTTCTTGAGTGGTCTAAGAACTCACCTATTGCGTTATACAAAGCCCACCCATTAAAGCCATATCCGCCTGCATTGCGGTCATTCATATAAATGTCGAGCACGTGCTCAATCAGTGATTCCCTATTTTGCTTCTGTCTTTCTGTCTCATTGCGCTGAGCGGGGAACACGCCATTGATTACATCGCTGAGTTTTTTGCTTCGCAGAGGGGTGTTTATGGAAAGCATGCGCTCGGCTTCCTTCTTGAAAGAATCGCTCCATGCAGTAGAAAGGCGCAGCACTGTCTTGGCGTCATCTATTACTGTGTCGACATTTCTTGTGTGGCGAGCAGTGAAGACGCGCTCAGCGTTGCGAAGGCCGAGGACAACGGTGTTATTGCAGACAGCACGAATGTCGGTGTTGGCGTAACGAATTGGCCACACACCATCATGCCCTGTTGACACGACCAGGTAACGAGCAATCTTGTCATTGACTCCGGCTGGGTCAACGAATGTTGCACCCATCTCAATAGTGGCGAAGAAACGAGCTCCACCTCGGAGACATCCGACAGTATCCATGACAGCATCGCCGGATGAAGCACCAACAACTGCTAGCGCCCTCTCTAGTACTTCCCTGTTCTGCCTGACGACATAACGGGTGCCCACTGTCGCGATTGGGTCAATACTGCCGTCAGTATTTTGACGAACAGTTGCCCTGCTGTCATTGATAATCACTACAGAGCCGTCTGAATTGCGTATTAGTTCGCCATTGTCGTCCACTGCGGCTACGCGTGTCAGGAGTACGTCATAATCAGCATCGGCTGCTTCTAGCATCGCATCAACCGTCTGGAGACCAGCCATGGGTGTTCCAAGCCTGTGCCAGGGGATTACCCTGTCACCCCCTGTGGCATAAGCCATGCGAGCTTCGCCGTTTGCCCTGAAATCTAGTTCGTGACTCATATAAATTCACCTGGAAGTACAATAGCAGCAAGGCTTTGCGGGGGGCAGAACATTTTCTGTGCTAAGGGGTTGCAAATCCCTTGAACTCATGTCTATCATGACTCCATCCCCAACGTAGGGTTGGGGCCTTACCCGAAGGAAACCTATGATTATCAAGGGAACCGACGCGGCGAAGACACCCGCGACTGGCACGGCAGACACCGTGAGCATCATCAACACTGGAATCCAGACTCTTGGTTCATACAACCATGGTCGTGGGCTGACTATGAACGACATTGTCGTGACGTCTCTTACCCAGCCTGGCCACGTGATGAAGGCAACAATCACCCCAGAGCTTGCTCAGGCAATGCTTGAAACAATCAATGGCGAAAATCGCCCGCTGTCCCATGCCCGCGTCAAGCAGTATGCAGACGTCTTGACCCGCGGCCAGTACGTGTTCAACGGGGAATCAATCCAGGTTGGAGTCAAGGATGACAACACACTCGTCCTGCTCAATGGTCAACACCGCCTCAGTGCATGCGTGACATCCGGTGTGTCGTTCGACACAGTGCTTGTTCTCGGCCTCCCTCAGACAGTGTTCTCCACAATCGACCGTGGCAAGACCCGCAGTCATGCCGATGTGCTGTCCGTTGCTGGATACAAGAACACTCACAACATCCAGCCTGCAGCACGTATTCTCGTGTCGATGGAGGCAGGATTCAGCCCGACAGTGCGTTCAACCCTGAACCTCGTCACCGCTGAGGACATCCTGCAGTACGTCAAGAACAACGAGGAGTTGCTCCAGGAGGCGCATGCGATTGCCTGCCGCATCAACTCTGTCGTTGGAGGCATCAGCAGCGCATGGATTATCGCCTACGTCCGCTTGATGCAGGAGCGCCAGGCTGCTGGACACTCTGGCATCGAGGTCGCTCAGTTCTGCCACATCGTGGAGACGGGAATCGGCCTCTCGTTTGGGAACCCTGCTCTCGCACTGCGTCAGTGGTTTGGGCGTGGCGGCTCCAAGCGCAAGGGCGCATCTGGCAAGAACGTACTGGAAGCAGCAACAATCATCACGACTTTCAACAAGTGGGTCAATGGTGAGGCTCTCCAGGTCTGTCGTCCTTGGTCTGCAGACTCAACTGACTTCCCGTCAGTCACGACGGCACCACTCAGCGCAACTGCCATTTGGCACATTGGTCGCTAATGATTAAGGCGCTCTGAGAAGCGCTATCATCGTTTGGAACGTTCGTCAGCGTCGCACAAGTTCGAACGCGGCGCTGGCGAACTCCATACGGGAGGAAATATGCCAGTTGAATATGGACACGGAGTGAAGCAACACCTCTCGGATACCGAAGGTGCCATCACCCAATACACAAAATGGTTTGAAATGCATGGGTATGACTACAGCCTCATGTATCAGAACAAGTCTTTCTACGTTTTGGCCTACAAGCGTGGAACAAGCGAAACAATCCGCTGCGAAGCCGCTGACACCGTGCAAGCAGCACTACATAACGCTTATTGCAAAATTAAATACAAGTGAGGGGTAATGCAAACCTTTGTACCTTATGACACGTTCGCTCTGTCTGCGGCATGTCTTGATTATCGTCGCCTTGGGAAACAGCGGGTAGAGACCTACCAACTTCTCCGCGCAAACCTTGGTATTGCTGGCGGGTGGAAGAACCATCCTGCTGCAGTGATGTGGCGCGACAACCCCAACGGCCTCATTGCATATGGCGTCGCAATGTGTGATGAATGGGTCAAGCGTGGCTACAAAGACACAACAAAAGAGAAAATTCTTGCGCTTGGAGAATCAAACGCATTAGACCTTCCTTGGTGGTGGGGAGATGAGGCCGTGCACTCTTCGCATCGTTCTAACCTGCTCCGCAAGGACGCCGTATGGTATTCCCAGTGGGAATGGGAAGACGACCCAAATGCACCATATGTCTGGCCCGCGCTTGTAGCATGATTGCATGAACCGCCGAACCTTCCTCCGCAGTGCTGGCTCCATTGCAGCAATCTCCCCGGTTGTGCTGATGTCGAAGCTCGCTGATATTGGACGACAAAAACGTGAACCAATGCAGCCGATGAAAACAGGTCAAGTGCTAACTGCCTCGTACCTCAACGAAATCACAGACCGAATAAATGAATTAGAGCAGCGCCTGTGACACGACAACGCCTATTTCTTGATATGACATGTGTCGATGCCGCGCGTGAGCGCATGCGTCACGTATACGACACATTTGACACTGTGTGTGTACAGTTCTCAGGCGGGAAGGACAGTACTGCTGTTCTATATCTAGCTAAAGAGATTCACGAAGAACGAGGCCTAGGACCAGTTAAAGTCATCTTCCGTGACGAAGAAATGGTCTCACCTGCAGTAATCAGGTTCATTGAAGAAGTCCGTGATTACGACTGGGTGGATATGGAGTGGTACTGCCTACCCACCGGACAAGAGGTATGGGTGCTTGGTCGGCGCGAATACTGTCTGCTGTGGTCCCCATACAGGGCTTCGCAGGGGCGATTGGTCAGAGAGATGCCGCCATACGCTATTCGTGCAGAGCACTTCGGGTTGAACCCCTCAGAAGTGCTGCCGCAGTCAATCGATTACTACACAATGCAGGGTAAAAAGGGGCGTGTTGCGTTCCTCACAGGGGTGCGGGCTAATGAATCAATGATTCGCTACCGCTCCTGTGTGCAAAAGCTGCATGAAAACTACATCGTCACCCCTTACCGCATGAAGAAAAATATCCCCCTGCGGTTTGCTAAAGTTATATATGACTGGACAACAGACGACGTGCTCAAATTCATTACTGAAGAGCACGGTGCGACGTACTGTGAGTATTATGACCGCGCTGCGATTACAGGGTCTAATACAAGGGTTGGTATACCTCTCCATGCTGTGGCAATTCGAAGACTCAATGATGTCTGCAATACGGAGCCAGAGTTCTATGACCGACTCTACGAATGCTTCCCCCACATCGACGCCCAAAGGCGACTCTGGGCAGACTACGACCTAGACGCCCGCATCATGTCATACGCAATAGACGGTTGGAATGGTGTTCGCCGTTGCGTGGAGGAGAACATCGTCACTCCTGGATTGAAGAACCGAGCTATGGCGTTTTGTTCCGAGTTTCGCAAAAAGCACAACAAAGACCCACGCTCTTACCCTCTGCATTGGTTGGTGCGAAATCTTCTGATTAATGAATTCAGCGTCACTTCGGTAACACCAATTGGACCAGGCACACGTGCCTACACGATTCAATCACAAATCGATGAGTCGCTAGACAGGTTTGATGAGATTATTGATGGCTGAGGGCCCCAAAAACACCATCGCCTGAGACACGACCATCTCTCCTGTCTCTGTCTCCGCAACGATTAGCTCGACATCGGATACCGTCACGCCCAGTGCGGCTGCAAGCGAAGCCCGCATGCGACCCACTTCCTGCTCCTTGGTTGCTATTTCTGTAGCGAATACATCATGGATGTCGGCAGTGTCTACAAACACGGGTGAAGCGCTGGCTAGTGTCGCGAGTGTGTCTTCTGCCATCTTTGCTTTGACACAGCCTGTGCAGGCAATGTATTTAGTGCCTGAAACCCGCTTCCTGGTCTCGGTGTGGCCACACTCCAGCCTGTGCAGGTACTCAACATGCCCCCAGTGGCCAGTTTTGATTATTTCAAGTACCGCCCTTTGTGGGGCACTCTTCTTGTTAATCTTCATCATCTTCAAACATATCAGCGATGAGCTTGGTGAATTCGTGGAATTCTGGGGTTAGCTTGAACAACGGTTCACCGTCGAAGCCTTCACCGATGAATTCAACCAGCCCGTTCTCGAGCATGAAAAATAACTGCCACTCGAGTTCCCACTCGTCGTCAGTCATCCACTCCATTTAATTTGCTCCGGCGTAAGCCTTCTGCAAAGTAGTCAAGAACAAGCTGCTGGTTTCCATCACTAAATTCTACATCGCTATTCGTATGAATAGCTTCTAGGTCGTTACCTTCTGTGGCTTGATTGACAACATCGCGCTTCGACTCGATGAGACCATAAATCTTTTCATCGATTGTCCCTTCAGCGAGAATGTACGTAGCCATGACGGAGCCCTTCTGTCCAATGCGATGGCAACGACTATAAGTTTGGTCGACATCGGCGGGCGTCCATGGAAGCTCAACAAACACGACATCCTGTGCTGCAGTTAGTGTGTGACCCGTCTTTGCTGCCTGGATGGAGAGAACCATCACGGGAGCGTCGTCTATCGGCATCGTCTGGAAAAGGCGCTTGTTCTCTTCGACGTCCTCTACCCTCATGCCGCCTTGAATCTTTAGGCCCCCGTACTTCTTTGCAATGAGGTCAACTATTTCTCGGTGGTGAGCCGCAACAACAACCTTGTCTCCGGCTGTCAGTTTTCCGTCAATCCACTCATTCACCGCATCCATCTTTGCCTTGGCAGCAAGACGGCGAAGCACGGATATTCGGACTAGGTGTTCATTGGATTCAGCTTTGATGCGGGCCTGCACGGCTGCAGAGTATGGAGACTTGCCGAGTTCCTTGGCTAGCTCTTTGGCGCGATTTGCCATGTACTCGATGATGTCGTCTTCAGCCTTGGTGTATTCAGCCATGGCTGTGGGGTTGGGTGCAACAACTATCTTCGAATGCCGTACGGGTGGCAGCTCTTCGAGTACATCTGCTTTGATGCGGCGGATATAACACTGGCTGCGCAGCATGTCATTCAGTTCGTCAAGATGTGATGCACCGTCGATATGCCACTGCCCGAACCTGTCGCGGAATGCTCCGCAGTACCGCCGGTAGAACCCCCACAGGCCGCCAAACTTGTTTAGGTTCCCCAGGATGTCCAGCTGGCTGGCATACTCGGCTGGCCGGTTGGTTATTGGTGTACCAGTGAGACACAGAACAATTCCCTCTTTGGGGGCGGAACGAGCCATCTTGACGGCAGCCTTGGTCCGCTTTGCCGTAGGCGTCTTTGCGTAGTGCGACTCATCGTAAACATACGACCGATGACCCTTTAATTCATTCTGCCAGTGGTCAATGTTGCTATACCCAACAACAAGGACATCATAAGTCCCAGCTTCAGGGAAGTCTTTGCGGTTAGTGACCGTTGCGACACGTCGTAGTGGCAGCCACTTTTCGTATTCCTTTGCCCAGTTGAGAACGAGGGTTGGAGGACAAACGACTACAGCCGGGTAGGAGTCATGGACGTACTCGAGAGTTGCTATGGCTTGCATTGTTTTGCCTAGGCCCATGTCATCGGCAATGAAGCAGCGGCGCGCATTGGCCGCATATTTGACCCCGGCACGCTGGTAGGGGAGAAGTTCGCCCTGGAGATTCGGTATCCGTATCTCCGCATCTCGTGCCCTGGATGCTGCGATGGTCTCGTTCTTGCTCTTCTCCATAGCGGAGGCAATAACCCTGACCCGCTCGGCTATCGGTTCATCGAACTTGTCGGCCCAGGCTATGGCGTCATGAATAACCGCCAGTGGGACTCGCCATGCCTTTGTTGGTGGGTGCCATGTAACGGATGGCAACGACTTGACAGAACGCACTTTTACTGGGTCATACAAAAAACTGAGATACACCCAGTCTTCGTCAACGTAGACACCGGCGGCTTTGTTGGTCGACTCTGGCAGATTGAACTTGAGTACCTCATTGTCAACTTTGAACCGGTTACGCTCGGCAAACTCACGGGCTTCGTGCAGGCTAGTCATGGGTATGCGCCACACCCTGGCTACCTTGTCCCACTTTGACCCCGGTATCGCCTTGACTTGAGATACTTGCTCAGCGTTGTATGGGAAAGATGCGGCAAGGTGGTCATCCCAAATAAATAGCGTACTATCATCCATGAACAGAAGTCTAATGCGTTAAGGATTGGAAGACAATGCCGGAAGAAGTATTTTACGACCCAGAAGACGTGTCTCGTTCGTGGACCGAATTGAACATCGGCACACCCGGTATACGCACTACTCCACCGTTGCTCGAGTACTTGGAGCTGCTCGAGTCAGTCCGGTGGATGCTGCCGCGCGTAATGGCCTACTACTCCGAGCAGGACTGGTGTGCTGGTTGGCTTGTAGACCTCGAAAAGATACTTCCCGACCGCTACCCACAAATAGGCGTAGCAGCTAAGCATCTTGGGTCAATCTGTACATACTGGGACGGCAGCGAAGGCAGTCCTGGTGAATGGGGAGAGTTTTAGTCTTCTCCCCGCAACGAACGTCGGTTAGCGTTGCGCTTTGACACCCTGATGTAGCCGTCAAGTCCCTTGGCTGTTATTGAATACTGGCCATTCGGAAGTTTCTGGATGAAACCCATCGTGGCGAGCTTCTTTATTGCATTGGTGAACATTTCCTTCTTGGGTGGAGAGGTAACTCGAAATGAGCAGTAGTCCTCATAACTGAAAATCCCACTCGGTCGTATCTTCCGCACAAAGAACGCGTATCCGAGAACCCTCTCAGCCCAAGAGTTGCGATTGAGAACCTTGAATGGGATTCCATAGTCTGGGTAACGCTGGTCCCACGGGATTTGCTTAGACATACTGGCAGTCTACGGCCGCCACCACAAAATCAAACATACGGGGCTTTTAAGAACCCCGTTATTAAAAGCCGGGGCTGCGAAGCAGTTGTGAAGCGAGGTGTTCTGGGGCAAAACAAAAGGGGCGCACCAGAAGGTACGCCCCCAAAGTTCAGGCTTTTATGATGTCGCCATCAAAGCGACTAACGCCAAAGTGACAACTACGGCAACCATCTCACCCCCCTATCTCGGCTGTTGGGTCAAAGTACGGGTCGGGTACTGTCGTATCCCACGGACACGGGTAGTGAAAGTACTCGCAGTCGGGTACATCGCTCACGCCGAACTCCATTTTGGAACAAGCGAACGCTCCAAGACAGAGGCAGATGAACAACAAACCCCACCGCACGCACGAGCGTACGAAGTAGTACATAACAGTCCTTTCTTAGGACTCCGCCCATCTGAAATGTACAGGTGACAAGAGCAAATGTCAAGGTTTTCGCCTGTGTTCTCCGTCACACGGCTCAAAGTCACCGAAAGCCGTCGGGCGACCTGCCGGAAGAACTCCAACTGACCGGCGATGCTGGCTCAACAGTCCCGTATAGCTCTTAGAGCTCTACGGGGCTAACGCGGCGGGAAGAAGGTTTCCTGCGGGAAGTTCCGCAACCTAACACGAAAAACTCAAAAGTCAAGTTTTTGGAACCTTGAAAATAAAGGATTTCAAGTTTTGGGTTTTTGAAAATAAAAAACAAGAAACTGAAAACTCGGTTTTGCCGTCGGCACGAGTGCCATCTGAGTCCCCGTGCGGCTGACCTCGGCAGCCCCGCCGCCAGCATCTCAAAAAGATTTGACGGTGGCGGAAGAGCGGGTTCGGGTCAGGGTTTTGTGCCAAACCTAGACGCTCAGAACGGCTCAGGCTGAAACGGGGTCACCGATACCGCAGAAGAGGACGAACTCCCGTGAGAGGGCGTGTGAGGGGGCTATCCGAGGCGTTTAGGGGCATGGCAAAGCCGACCCACCCAACTGGCAGGTCGGCTCAACCGATAACTACTAGACGAAGAACAGCGCAGTCAAGGCGATGACTACAACGATGGCGGTCATGCTTGGGGAATACCCAAAGCGGCGAGCGTTGGGTGCGTTGAGTGTGTTTCTCCCTGTGCGTCTACCCACACAACAACATCACGACGAGGTGGTTCTTGCCCGCATGGGTAAAAGGCTGCCTTGTGCCAACCCTTAGAGCCACAGTTGTCGCAGTAGCGTTCCCAGTCTTGCGGGTCGTCCCACCACGCATGAGTTGCGTAGTTCGCATCTGCTTCTTCTTGTGTCCCAGCGAAAGGGACTGGTTCGTTTATGAGTTGGATTACCTTCATGTTGTGAAGTGTACCTAGCACATCGCAGAAAGTCAAGCGATGTCGGAAGAAACTTTCGAGACCTTCCTGGACGCCTGGCTGATGAACCCGATAGTCCCGTATCCCCAAGATGGGTATACGGGGCTGATGGCACGGGAAGGAAAACTTCCGGAGTTGACTTTTCACGGGCGGCTTGTTAGGTTATGCGTTTTGGTGTTTTGAGGTTTTTCACCACTTTTAGTGGTTTTTGAGCAAAGTTCGCCACGGAAAGTGGCGATTCCGAGAAAAACAACAAAACAACAACGAAGTTCTCGCCCGCCGAACGTGCGCTGAGCCGACATCAACTGGGTCGTCTGCGGGGCTGATGACCCAGTCACATTTACGACGGTGGCGGAAGACGGGCAACAAGAAAGCCCGCCCCCTTTCGGAGACGGGCTCTTGGTCAAACTGCCAGCAGAAGAACAACTGCCAGCGTAATCACTAACGCTGTCACTCTTAGTTTGTGTCCCCCTCTTCGGGGGAAACGATGTAATCAACATCGCCCCAAACTATTTCGTGCTCTCGCACTGCTTTTACTTTTCCCAATTCGTTGGTGATGAGGTCAAGGTATGCCTCCACCTTCGCTTCTGCTTCACTTTCTGACTTTGCGTCAAAAGTGTGAACCATCAGCGTGATGTTCGCTATGTATTTCACAGGTGGAATGTACACCCTGTACAACACAACGTCAATGTGTTCTGCGTCACACCTACGTCCAGCCGATGACCTGTCGTTGCTGTGAGATGTCAGCCGCCGCAGCGATGACCAGCATCTCGTGGGCTGAGCCCCAGGTGGGCAAAAGCCCCGATGGGGTAATACCCCAGCACGGGGCTGCCAGGCGCAACCGGCCGGAAGGCCTCGATGGCCGGCCCTCCCCGAGTTATTCGAATAAGTTTTGGTCTTTGTCGAGCAAAAACGACCACTTTTTGTGGTTTTTGGATAAATCCGACCACGGAAAGTGGTTTTTCCTAAAACTAAAACGGAAAAGTCGAGCTCAGCTCCTCGAGCTCACGTAGCTTCGCCAGCTATGCGGGGTTGTGGGGCGGGGCTCACAACCCCGACGCATCTACTTTGACGGTGGCGGAAGACGGCTAGCGCACCTGAGCCGAGACAGCAACAAGCCCGCCGTGCGGGGGGAAGGGGCACGGCGGGCTTGTGCGATTGGTGAGAATGGACTACTTCCAGCAGGCAGCGGAATAGACGACTTCGCTCAGGTTGTCGCAATAGACATCAAGCACTTCGTGCTCAACGACTAGCGTACCTTTCGCTTCGCCACGGTTCACGAGTCGGACACGGCGCACTTCGTACAGGTCTAGGTAGTTGAGTACCACCTCAACCGCACGACTCTCTCCGCACAGCATTAGCAAGCCAATGGTCACGCCATCGCTAGCGTTCACCTTTGCCCACTTTCCACCGCACACAGCGAGAAAGGTCATCTTGCCCATTTGGGCTATGACCTCTTGCGGGTCGCAGTCACGACCTGAACGGTCAAGGTTGCGCAAGGCAATCAGAGACAGGTCGGTTTTCGTTGCTTTCATTTCTTCACCCCCTTTCACCTTGCAGGGTACAAGTCGCAAGTGGGTAAGTCAATAGGACAAGTGTCACACTCGCCAGCCAGCCCGCCCGCACGCCCGCCCGCACGCCCGCCCGCACGCCCGTACGCACGCGCGCGTAAGAGTCCCGGACGGGATTTATTCCCGACGGGGCTCCCGCACGGGATTGACGGTGGTGGAAGAGTTCCGATGCGGGCACAAACAAAATGCCCGCCCCCTTGCGGAGACGGGCAGTTCGTTGGAGTTTCAGTTAGCGGTCTGGATTCGGCGTTGCCTTCACCGTAAAAGTTCCGCTTGCATCGTGGTGGGCGAGGTGGCAAGTGAGCACTTTCGTTTCAGGGTCAAGCGAGTAACGCAATGACCATTCCGAACGGACAGTGATACTTTCCAACAACTTCATCGGAGTATCGGCGTGGAAAATGCCGTCTATCGTGCGTGCCCACAAAGGGAATCCTTCAATGCGCCACCAAGTGTCGCCTTCGTGAAGTTCCTTGTTGTGTTCAAGCATGACTTCGGCAGTCATGGCAAACAAGTCTGTCGCCATGTCCCACTCCCACTCTTCGGAAGTGTTGCTTACCTCTTCCCACTCCAAGTCGGAGTCAAGCATGACTCCCCCCTTTCATGAGTTGAGAATGACAGACTACCGACTTAGTAGCGATTAGTCAAGTAGGCATCGTGTGACATTAGGCACTTCCGAGTAAGACGATAAGAATAAGGACTACAAAGATAGGCACTAATGACATGACAGCAACTTACCGCACCTGAGCCGAAAAAACAACAACCCGATGTCGGCGATGTCGGGATGGGACGGGAGCCCCGGAGGCCCGCTGCCGGCCCACGGGGCTAACGGGTATCCGACGGTGGCGGAAGAAGGGCTCGCACTTCTCGTCGGGCTGACTTGGTCTGCTCAGTTTCAGTCGTGCTGTTTCGTGCGAACGCCTGTTCGGGTCGTGAGACGCTCTGCCCCTGTGTGTCTCATGCGAACACCTGTTCGGCGAACATCTGTTCTGTGACAAACGACACTTGCAATGTGTCCTTGACACCTGTACCCTACTAGGTGGGACAACCTGCCCGCCTAGCCTGTGGTGAAGCGACCTGCGTCACGGGGGGAACTAGAAAAGGTAGGGGGTGCGCCGTAGGGAAGGCGTACCTGTCCCACTCAACATAAGAACCGAGAAGGGGAACCATGACACGCAAAGATTATGTCTTGCTTGCCAGTCATCTCCGCTACGCTCGTACGGGCGTTTCCGTCTCTCTGCTTGCAGGGTTTGACGAAGCCGTAGAAGCAATAGCGGACGCACTCGCAAGTGAGAACCACCGTTTTGACCGCGATAAGTTTTTGGAAGCGGTGAACCCGAACTAAACATTCCCAACACCACAGGCACAGAAAGCCCCATGCCGTTTGGCGTGGGGCTTTTTGTTTGCCCTCAACTCCCAGTCGGAACACCTCGCCAGATGGCTTTGATGGCATCTGGTAGCCCCGGAAGCCGTGCGGCAGCAACGGGGCTCCCACAGGAGTGCGACGGTGGTGGAAGTCCCCTGGTCTCCGCCTCTCCTCGCCTACCTCGCCCGCTGTCATCATTCGTCTGTCTCAAACTGATGTGACAAACGTCATGTTGTGATGTGTACCTGACAGGTGTAGTGTGCTATGTATGGAAACAGCAACGAAGGAAGCCATAGCACTACGGGTGCTTGCCGAATACTGGCAGACAGATGTAGCCCCAATGGTGAACCCACGAGCCTGTGTGCTTGCTGGACGCTTGGCGACTGTTGTGCTTGGTCGCATCGGCATTTCCACCGCCGTCTACCACACCGACACCGTTGCTATGAATGACCTGTGGTACAACCTGTTCATCGTCAAGGGGCTTGGTCAGCAGTTCCTTCCCCCTGAGGCATGGTGTGTTGGTGCTGTCACCGCAGATGTCAAGGGAACGCACAGCACGATGGTTGGCGGTTTCAGCGGTCACCTTGTTGTGACAACCCCGCACCACTTTGTAGACCTGAGCGCAAGCCAGTTTGACCGTCCCTCACATGACATCGTGACTGGCTCGCCACTCATCGTCCCCCGTGAGAACATCACAGACACGCCACATGGCAAGATGGTTCCGATACAGCGTGGTGTTTACATCACGAAGCCTGCCGAGAACCCTGCGTCATACCAATGGACACCCGACTGGCAGACCAACTACAAGACCTTTGCGAAGCCACTCATCACCCGCCTGCGGGAGATGTTCTCGTGACCGTACGAGACTGGTACGAGTTTGTGGAAACGGACTTGGAGAACTACGAGCGTGAGAAGTTTCGTGAGATGCTGTCCGACATCGGCTTTGATGACCTGTATGTGGAACGCACCGATGACCACGGCATTTGCTACTTGTGCGAGCGTGATGGAGTGTTGTACCTTGTAATGAACAGAGGACAACTGCGTGAGACAAATGCCTACTACCTTTGCTCTACCTGTACTAACGAGATGAAGCGAAAGACCGAAGAATGACCGGAATGTTGTATTCGCAGCGCAACGCACACTCATGCCCGTGGGGGTGCTGTGGCGATTTCGTCAAGGGTCGTGGAACGAAGCACCGCTGTAAGAAGTGGCATCGCATCTTGCGTACCCGTGAGAAGCGCAACTGGAAGAAAGAGGAATGGTGACTGCACCCGAATACGAAAGTTGGTGGGACAGCGATGCTGGCAAGCCCGCCAGTCTCTGCGATGCCTGCGGGCAGAAGCAACTACTAACCCAACAGACATCGCCCGCCCTTCCTGATGGGGGCTGGATTATGGAGTTTGAGCATTTCGGCTATTACGGCGGGTTCTCTGACGACATTGAGGTTGCGTTTGGCAAGCGAGACAGTAACTCATGGTCGCTTTGCCATGACTGCGTTGTGAAGTTCTTTGAGACATTCCCTGCGCTAGCGGAGAAGTTCGGTCGGGGGCACCACCCCAACTTCATTCACACAGACGACCTGCCGTACAGTGAGCGAGGCACATCTAGCCCGTCATGCTGTCGCTTTGCGTGGACATGGAATGTGACCGTTGAGAACGGAGAGAAGGTCTACGAGACTTTCTACGGAGATGGCACAGGTGGCTGGGTTGCCCAGTCTAAGGAGCGAGTCTGATGGTTGTCAGCATCGTCGCCCTGATAGCCATCCTTCTGCTGTTGTCCTAGAACAGCATTTCCCCGCTACTGCCCTCTTTCTTTTTTCTGCTTGTCTCTGTCTCTACGCAGATGGAGTGGGCGTACTTGTGCTGGTTCTTCACGCCCCTGATGCCTGTGTTGTTGTCACGCACCCACGCCAACACGAGTTTCATAGTTCCACTTTGGTTCGGAACTACCTCTTGGTCACAGAACTCACATCGGAAGCGAACGTACGACATTATGGAAATAATACCGGCCGGGGCTCCCGAGCGCAACAGCATCTTCTTTGACGGTGGTGGAAGAAGCCCCTGAACGGGGACAGCAGAAAGCCCACACCCGTTTCCGAGTGTGGGCTGACTGTTGGAAGCGAGTTGTGCGCTAGTTGTTCTTGGCGATGAGTTGGTAAAGCGTGGAGAGCAGAGCGTCTGCGAGAGAGCCGTGCGCTTCACCTTCGTCTGTCATCGGTTCATCGGGGTCGTGCTGAAAGACGACTGCCGAACCCATTGTTCCGTCACGCTCAACGCAAGCACAGAGACGCACACGCTGACGGAGTGGGTGCTGGCTTGGTGCGCCTTCCACTTCGCCGTTGGAGTTGAGTGGGGAAGCCCACCCCGTCGTCAGGACACCAATGCCCTGCTCGTACTCCTGAATGTTCTCAATGCTCGGCAGGCTCGCAAGCCCTTCGTAGATGTCTCCTGCTGTCGCAAGGACACGGAAGCCGTCGGCACAGTACGCAAACAGGACTGCCTGTTCCATACTGAAACCTTCGTCTCCTTCCTTGGAGAGTGAGTGCTGGGCGAGTAACGCCATACGCACAGGTGTTGGTGTTGTCACTTGTTCCCCTTTCGTAGTGGTGACAGTTACACACTACACAGAACACAAACAAATGTCAATGTGTCGTTAGGCACAGCCGGCAAGTCCAAACTTTGACCGAGTCCAAACTTTGAGCAGGTCAAGACCGACAAACCGGAACGCCGGTGACATCTGGGGCTGAGAGCCCCGCGCCCCGCCGCAGCCCAACGGGGCTCCACACCACTTTGACGGTGGCGGAAGAAGCCCTCGTGTGCGCCTGCGTGTGTGCGCCTGCGTGTGTGCGTGAATGTGCCGAATGTCACTACGCACCCCTATTGACTTGCTGTTCCTGTCAAGTACACTCAACAACACCTACTAACCGAAGGGACGGAACAATGGGAATGGACGTAATCGGGAAGAACCCGAAGAACAAGAAGGGCGAATACTTCCGCAACAATGTGTGGTGGTGGCGACCCCTGTGGCAATACTGCGAGTATGTCGCACCCGAACTGACCGACAAGGTGGAATACGCTGGCTCTAATGACGGAGACGGGCTGGACGGAGATGACGCTCGCAAGTTGGGCAACGCTCTGCGGAAAGAACTCCGCAAGGGCATGACCGCCGTGTACATCTCTGCTCGTCAGGAATACTTGGACAGCCTGCCTGTTCGCCCGTGCGCCCATTGTGAGGCAACGGGAACTCGCAAGTGGCTGGTCAATGCCACTACAAACGAGCGCAAGCCGGCTGTGACCTACAACTTCTTGGAAGCGTTCACCAACGAGCAGACGAACAACGGGCAACTGCCGACTTACGAGTACCACACGCCCGAAGAAGGCTGGGTGGAAGAGACAACCGAATGTAATGGTTGTGAAGGCACGGGTGGACAGCCTGCGTGGGAACGCTCGTACCCCCTCACCGAAGAGAATGTTCGTGAGTTCGCCACCTTCTTGGTGAACTGCGGTGGATTTGAGATTTGGTGATGACCCCCGTACATGACCTTGTGCTGCGCTTCATGCGCTCAAACCTCATTGGCAAGCGTGTCACTTTGTTGTTCACTTCCGACCCCTACACCAACCTCACACGGGGTGATGAAGGCGTTGTGGACTACATTGACGACATTGGTACTGTGTTCGTCAAGTGGGACAACGGCTCTCGCTTGGGTCTTGTGGAAGGAGAAGATTTGTGGACATACAACTGACAGATGAATGGGCTGACATCTCTATTGCTGAGTTGGCTGACCTCATGGAAGAGAACTACTACCTGCTCGCAAGTACGGGTCAGGACGCTTTTTTGGCGTTCGCAGATGATGTGTTGCGTGGTGCGTTCACCGAGTATCACGGCATGAGCGAGGAACGGACTGCTTTGCTCATGGTTGAGTTTGTCAAGCGTATGGTTCTTGTGTGGGACAAGCCTGCCGTGCCTTACGAGGTGCGCTAATGCTGTGGTTTATCGGTATGTCGGCACTCGCTAGTCTTATTTTGTACCTGCGCTTCTCTGACTAAGTTCTCCAACAGGGGTAATCCGTCCCCCCTTTCACCTCTGTTGGACTGAAACCCCCAAGTCGTGTCTCACGCTGGCACGGCTTGGGGGTTTTCTCATGTCCGAACTTCGGTGGCCATCTACGGCCAGCATCACAGATGGTAAATACGACCCGCCGGGGCTCCCGCCCGCCCGCCCGTCACTACTTTGACGGTGGCGGAAGAGCAGGGACACGAGAGTGGGTACACGAGAAAGGGGTCGCCCACCGCATTTGGCAGGCGACCCCTTAGCAGGGACGGTCAGTTGTCAGTTCTGCGAGTTCTGATAGGCGTGACACGCCTTCGTGAAGGCACGGAAGATGTCGGAGACAACGCCGTGGAGTTCTCCATCAGCGATGTCAGGCTCGTCATACACAGGCAGTCCGTTGTCGTCATAGCGATAGAACACGGTCGCACCGATGGGTTCTCCGTCCCACGGATACACGCTGACGATGATGCCTTCACGAACATCGGTGGAAGGGTTCGTCTTGTATTCCTCTTCGTACGCACCACGGTCGTGATTTTCCAACTCTTCTTCGGTCACACTTCCAGCAGGCTTGGCGTAGCCTTCCACGATGTAGGCGAGCCACTTCCAGCGAACAGACTGAAAGTTGTCCACCATTCCTTCTGCGAGTCCTGACAACATCAACGGCAAGGTGTCGGTCGGGTGTCCTTCCATCAGGTCGGGCATAATGAAGCCGTCACCGCTCGGCAGTTCACCAACAAGGGTGGGCGGTGCGTCCGTTATCCCTTTGTTCTCTTCACAGATGCCGTACTTGGCTTCCATCGCACGGGCAACGACAGCCAACAGAATGTCTGTTGGCGTCATCTCTTCTTCTTCCATTTGGTTCCCCCTTATGGGTAGTAGGTACAGGTGTCAGTTTATGGTGTGTCCAACCTGTTGTCAAGTGCCATCGGTCACACGCCTGAAACTTGGAGTCAGTCCAAAGTTTGAGCAAGTCCAGCCCGCACCACGAGCCAGAAGGTCTGGCTGAGGGCAGAAGCCCCGCGCCCCGATGCTGCCGTCCGGGGCTCATCAGCCTGACGGTGGCGGAAGAAGCCCCTGCGCCCTGTACCCTGTACCGTATGGGTCGGCGTAAGCACATCGCACAACCGAAATGGACGGCAGACGAGCGCACAGCGTTCGGTGATGGGGTGCGTACACGAGCAAGCACCGTGCCTGACAAGCGCAAGCGGGAGAGCAAGCGAGCCTGCCGACAGCCTGTGACGGACGACACAGAGAAATAGTTGCTTTTCGTGTGTGGGGTGTGTAGTGTTCCCCTTGTACCTGACACCCACAGCAGGAAGCGATAAGGGTGTGGCGAATGTCACACAAGAACCTATTGACAAGTGCTTGTGTCCCCTGTAAGGTACACATTGTCCACAAGTCCCCAAACAAGAAAGAAGGAAATGACCGTGGCACACTCAGTAGAGCAGGCAACCCGCCTGTACCTGTTGGCAAAGGAAGCCAGCGCACAAGCGGAAGCACAGAAGAAGGAAGCGGAACAGGCGTTGCGTGAGGCACTCGCCATCGCAGGCATCAGCGCAAGCGTGGTGGACGGCATCAAGGTCGCCATCGTGGAAGGCGAGCGCAAGTCCTACGACGCAGACAAGTTGGCGATGCTCGTGAAGCCCGCCACCTACAAGAAGGTCACCAAGCCCGTCGTGGACGGGGAGATGCTCGCAAGCGCAGTCAGCGTTGGCATCATCTCGCAGGAAGTGGCAGACACCATCACAAAGGTCACCACCTACTCGCAGGTGCGTACCACCGCCGTCTCGCCCGATGCGAAGGCGAAGTCCCTGTCCGACAACGGCAAGGCGCAGGTCGCCTAGCACCCACAAGTCTCGTGTGGGGTGGGAGACACCGCAGATGCTCGCCCACCCCACACAAGAAAGTGGCTACGCAGGTTGTGACTATCAACCGAAGTGGCTACACTCCACAACACCAACAACTCCCACGAAAGGGGAACCCCAATGACAAGTGTGGCAGACACACAAGAGACACTTCCCGCCTGTTGGCAGGAAGTCCACGATGCGCTGGAAGCGGGCATTGACCGCCTTATCCTGTTCGGCGTTCCAGGAACAGGCAAGACCTACGCAGGTCTGAACTACGGCAACACCGATGCGGGTGCGTTCCGTCTCATCTGTACCGATGACATGACCAACGCCGATGTGACAGGGTGCTGGCAACCCAATGACCACGGCTCGTGGTCGTGGCTGGAAGGCTCGGCTATCCGTGCGTGGAAAGGCGATGGCACAGTCGGTGGTCGTCTCGTCATTGACGAGATAGACAAGGCTGGTGGCGATGTGTTCGCTACCCTGCTTGCGATGACCGACAGCCCTGAGAGCGCAAAGTGGGAACACCCGCACACCCGCAAGGTGTTGCGCCCCAACGCAGGTTTCAGCGTGGTGATGACCACCAACATTGAGCAGATGAGCGACCTGCCGATGGCACTCAAAGACCGTTTCCCCGTGTGCGTCCGTATCAACGAACCGCACCCGTCAGCACTCGCCCGTCTGAGCGAGGACTTGCGTGACTACGCCCGTCAGATGGCAGACGCAGGCGAACGCCGTATCTCTCTCCGTGCGTTCTACGCCTTTGACCAACTGCGTACCGCACTCGGCACGAAGCGGGCGGCGCAGATGGTGTTCCGTGACCGTGCTAAGAGCGTGGTGGACGCTATCGCCATCAACACCATGACCCCGCAGAAGTAGGGGTCATGTCCAAGAGCAACGAAACGCCTGTTGAGGCGACCATCAAGAAAGGCGCAACGCCACAGTATCCCGAACCTGAGATGCTGTCTCGTGGTGACCTGACTGCCACAACCGACAACAAGCGTTGGAACATCGTGAATGTCCAACCTGTGCGTGGCGAGCCAATGACGGAAGTGACGCACCGTGAGATGCGTGTGCCGATGTACGACACCGAACACTCACGCCACATACGGGCGCACGAGATGACCCACGCCAAAGTCTCGCCAACTGCGAAGCAGTTTGAGAAGTGGGTCGCTCGTGGCTACGCCAAGCCCGCAACGCTCGTGCGCTGTGAGGAACTGCGTGTGAATGTGCTGTGCGCCCGTGCGGGCTTTGAGCCGATGACGCACCTGACGGACGGAAGCGAGTATCTCGCAGGCAAGCGCACAGCAGAGGCGAGCGACTTTCAGAGTGCCGTGCTGGACGCTATCTCGTTCCGTGGCACGGCAGGATACGCACCGTACTTGGAAGGGGTGAAGCAGGTGAAGCCGATGTGGGCAGACCTGCTGGAAGCCATCTCCAAGACGGGCGAGGACTACTTCACGAGCGTCACCGACAACCCACGCTCGCAACCGCAACTGTGGGACACCCACAGCCGTCTCCACTTGTCAGGCTTTGGCTATGTGGAGAACTACGCCAAGTGGGTAGAAGAACAGGTGGGTGCGCTGTGCGACAACCCGACAGGCGAGCCACAACCACAGCCCGCAGGCAAGGAAGGCGAGGGCAAGGAAGGCGAGGGCAAGCAACCTGACAAGTCACCTGCCGAAGCAACTGCCAACGCAGGTGAACGCCTGACGCAAGACCGGTGGGGTCGTGGCAGTATCCCGAAGCGTGGTCGTGCGACCTTGTGGGAAGAACTGCGTGTCGCCACGCCTGCGTTGGAACGGAATGTGATGGGTGCTATCGGGCGCAAGCGTGTGGCATCGCAGACAGGGCGCAACCCACGCCGTCTGTCTCGTATGCTCACCGACCCTGAGAAGCGCATCTTTGACCGCACCGTGAAAGGCGCAGGTGGCGTGGTACTCATTGACACAAGCGGGTCAATGTCGCTAGACCACGATGAAGTGATGGCGATGGTACTGAACGCACCGTCAGCACTCGTGGCGCAGTATTCGGGTGGCAAGCCATCACGCCCCAACCTGTATGTGGTCGCCAACAAGGGCAAGTGTGTGAACCAACTCCCGACACCGAATGGTGGGAACGGAATGGACGCACCCGCCTTGCGTTGGGCTATCTCCAAGCGTCAGCGCAACACCGCACCTATCATTTGGGTCACAGATGGTGGGGTCACGGGCAAGGGCGATGGCTGGTACGAGGACTTGGCGATGGAATGTATCAACCTTGTGAAGCGTCACGGCATCTACACCGCCGAAACGCCTGAGCAGGCTATTGAGATGTTGCGGGCGATGTCAAAGGGCGAGAAGGTCAAGAGCATTGTGCCATCGCACCTGTCAGCCGTCTATCAGTCCATCACGGGTCACGAACTGACCTTCCGCTAGACCGCACAGGCGGACTGTTCCCCCACCCACAGGGACAGCCCGCCCAAGCGTGGCGGGCGGGTGGCACTTCCCCCTTTCAGTCACCCGCCCGCCTGAACACGAAAGAGAACGCAGATGAAGTGGAACACCACAGCAGTCATGGGTCACATTGTTGAGACTGTGACCACCGAAGCAGACGACATTGACACCGCAACGGAGATGGCATACGACCTGCTGGAAGGCAAGGGCTATGACCTGTCAGCCTTTGACGAAGTGACAACGGAGAGCGAGCGATGAGCAAGTACCGTGTTCAGGTCATGGTCGGCGTAGATGTCTCAGCCGACACAGATGGCGAGGCGATGGTGAACGCCGTTGCGAAGGTGCGTGGCATTATCGGGGAGAACCCGACAGAGCCAATGCCGAAGGAAGCGTGGGTGACGGGCATCGCACTTGCCGACCCCGCACATTGGCATCACACGAGCGTTGAGGGGTACATGGTATTCCGACAGCCCGACCGAGCCGAGGACAACTCTTTGACGGTGGCGGAAGACTAGTCGCTGAACACTTTTTTGTCGTAGATGCGTAGGGCATTTACGGCAAGGCTGGTCACGGCGCACTTCCAGTAAGGTGCGTTCCAGTCTGTGATGTCAGACGAACGCAAGAACCACAGCACAACCCACAGCACTCCGCCGTAAATAGAACCCGCAAGTCCAGCCCCTGCTAGCGTAACTAAGAACGCTGGTTTGGGGCTGTTTGTTATCTCAGGGTGTTTAGGCATTGACGGTCTTGCCCAAGCGGTTGATGATTTGGTGAACGCGCTGGCGCGACAACCCGTACTCATCACCGATGCTTTGGAGCGACCTGCCATTTTGACGGGCAACGAGCATGGCGTTGTCCCTGTCGGGATTACCTGATGGGCCGGGCTTACATGGCCCCCATGCCCACCCTGCGAACTTCTCCAACTGTGCGATGCGCTCAGGAGACAGAGTGCCTGCCCGATACTTGATACGCACATAGGTCACCCATGACCCAAGTGAAACTGTCTCTCCGTCCACCGAACACTTGTACGAGGTCGGTACAAGGGCTGTTCCGTGTTCTGAAACGTAGGTGGATAGTGCTTGAATGTTTTTGTCCCATCGGCTCATAGTCTTGACATTACTCGACCGGCCACCGGCTGCGGCGGAACCGGCTTGACAGCCCCGCGATGCGGCCGCCAGCTTCCGGGGCCCCTGATGACGGTGGTGGAAGACAGGGCCGGCCCTCGAGAAAGTTTTCGCCACGTGTTGCATTTGTCAGTTGTACTGGGTAGTGTGACGGCACCACTTCACAAGGAAGGAGAAGGAAATGGAAACCTATGACAAAGAAGCAGTAGAGAAACTGCAACCAGAGAAAGCACGGGGGGAAGTGGGAGTGCTCTCAATGGAAGGACTAGATGTCGGCGTCAAAATCGCAGACGTTCGTGTCCGCTTCGGTCATATTGATTACCTAGTCAAGCCACTCAACGGCAAGGGCGAGGTATGGGTGGAGCGCCACCGTGTCAAAGTGATGGCGTGACAAACGTCACTTGACAAACTGGCTTGTGGGGTGTAGCGTGTACCCCACAAGTCACTACTTATCTATTAGCAAGGGGAACAATGTCAGACGAACTGACCTACTGGAACTGCCACAAGTGCAAGGACACTTGGGAGCCGTACTACGGCATGCTGAGCATCAAAGACGATGTCACGCCCGCCATCATCATCTACACCTGCATCAACTGTATGCCAGACGACGAGGAGGAATGATGCGTACCCTCATCATCACACTCACCACACCCGACGAGATTGACCCATCAGAGGTCGCTGAAATCATGGTTGACGACTTTTACTACTCAAACCGTGCTACCGAGGACTTCGGCCCGCACATGGAGGAGATTCTCATCTCATGGAAGGAAGAAGAGAAATGAGAGCCATAGCAAGCGCTCCGATGCGCATCATGCCCATTACTGAAGCGATAGAAATCCGCTTCAGTTCCACGTCATACAAAGGCGACGTCACAAAATGGCAACTGCTCGCCAGCGTGAACACAAACGGCACCATCTCCTACACGCTTCACCGTGTTCCCCGTGCCTCGTACGGTTACTCATTGACCAGCCTTGTGGGTACCTCTCGTGTGATTCTTCCGATGAAGGCCTACGATGGGTGGCACGGCGATGTTCTTGAGTGGGTTCGTGACCACACTCTGTCAGGCAAGACCGTCTACGAGATTGAGAAGGTGCTCTAATGGCTACGCGTTCTGTTGTCGCTCGCTTGACTGAAAGCGGTATTGAGGGTCGCTACGTTCATTGGGATGGTTACCCCATCCACATGATGACAGCGCTCTACGAGTTGATTCGCCGTGACGGCTACGAGACCGTCACACGTGTTCTTCTTGACGAACACGACGGGTGGTCATCCATCAACCCGTTCCAAGAAGAAGACGACGACACGATTGGACACGTGGAGACGCTTGAGTACTGGGGCAAGTACTACACGGACACACCGAACGAACCATTCTTCACGACATTGAGCGAGGCGTACGACGCTTGGGCGGAATACGTGTACATCATCGTCGCAGAGGGTGAACAGCCTGTGGAGATTCGCTGTTACCGCCAAGACACAGACGAACCGATTCAGGTGATGCAGGTGCTGTGCGACCATGAATACGACTCGTACTGTGCGAACTGCGGGGTGGACTCATGAAAGATTTGATTGAGGAAATCATCAACATTCTCAACTTGCCTGGTGAGCAATACACAGACGGCGAATGCCTGGACCTCATCGCAGAGTTGTTGACGGAAAATGGATTTGAAGTTTTTGAGGAGCAGAATGAAAGCGCATGAACTCATCAAGCAATTGATGGAACTTCCGCCAGACGAGCCCGTCTGTGCACTCGTGTGGACAAAAGCAGAGTTTGATTTCAACGACGAGTATGACGAGTTGGAATTGACCCCCGAGGGTTGGCAAAAGGTCTGCGACGACTTCTACAGTTCCCTGAACGTGCTGTGCCACACGATTGACGAAAGTCTCAACAACGCAGTATTGGACTACGCAATAGAAAAGAGTTTTGATGCCGAGTGAACAAGTACTCGTAAACGACGACGGGGAAATCCAATGCATATGCATGAACGAGCCGTCGTGGGATGGGTTCAGCGCATGCCACCGCAATGGCCAAGTGGATGACAATCTGCTTTCAAAGCACAACGTCGACAGCGTCTACTACCTGTGTCAGCGCTGTGGCCGAATCATTAACGAAACAACCCTCGAGGTTGTGGCAGTGCTGCAGTCAGATGAAGAAAATTTTGATGACCTGTTCACTGCGGCCGTCGGGATGAAGGAACGTGCACACCGCATAGCCCAGCAGGCGCTGGAGGAGAAACCATGGAACGTCGAGGAAATGATGGGTGACCTCTCGAGTATCGAGCGACTTCTGGTGTGCCTCCAGAAGGTGAAACTCCAGGAGCTCCAAACGTTCTGACAACTCTTTTACGGTGGTGGAAGAGGTTGTAATTACATAACGAAGTAGCTATTATGACTAAACAAATGCTGACGCCTGATATGACGCTCCGCTCGACACTGTGCGAGCTCAAGAAATTTGAACACCCTCCAGTGAGCCGCTTTAAATTAGGCAGTCCTTGTCGTTTCATCCGAACAATTGACATATTTGTCCACATCGTTATCCCCGAACTTGTGGAAAAACCTTTTCCACATCTCGCGCGATATCTGCGCAACACATCCCCTCGCTGGGGCCGCAGCTGGCGGCACTGGTAACTACAGAAAGGAAAACCATGTTTGACGACATGCCCAACCCATACGAAGACCTCTATATCTGGGATTCCCTGGAGAAACGCGGCTTCCCTATCGGCTCGGCCGTGCAATGCATTCATCTCAACGCACCAGGCGTACGTGAGGTAATTGTCAACGGAGACCCCGAAGCAATCCAGACTCTCATGAATTCCGAGGGCCGTGAGCTCAGCGAAACCATGGTCGAGGTCCTGAAGACGTTCGTCGGAATCATGTTCAAGGTTTACGCTGACCAGCCAGACGAAAAGCGGATGGAAATCCTCGAGTACATCAAAGGCCTGGCTGGCCAATGATGGCCACATTAATATTCGCTGCGGCGGTAGTAGCGCTATTCACGTGTAACTGATGTGGTACCATCCCGGACCATGTCGAAAAGATTTATCTGGAAATGCCCCAAGTGCTCGAACAAGCTCGAGGTGCGTGTGTCTTTGTCGACCGCCCCAGTCTGTGCGAACAAGAAAAGTCACACCTCGAAGCCCCAGGTCATGGAGCTCATCGAGGGCGGCGAAGGGGCCATCGTTAAAAAACCAGCCAATAAATAATCACTGACAACTCTTTTACGGTGGCGGAAGACCTAGTATTACTGCATGAACACAACCGCATACAACATCGAAACCTGGAATGATGGGGCCGCCGCTGCGGCAGAGAAGATATTCGACTTCCCAGTCCCCCACCCCGGTTTATCCATCATCGAGCTCCGGTCGAGCTTCACAAAGATGGAAGATTATTTCGCCCGTCATGAAAACAGTGGCATGTTCTCTATTGCCTGGTCAGACGTAGGCAACGTAGCTGCGCGCTATGCCGCTAATAGCGGCCATCGCTTTACGCAGGATGAGCTAGTTGAGACATTAGTTCGCAAGCAACGTGACTACGGTCATAATAATATTCTCCGTTTTGGCACGTATGGCGTCATCGTCCGCTGCCACGACAAAATCGCACGCCTCGAGCACCTCCTCGAGAACGGCAAGACACCCCAGAACGAATCAATCAAAGACAACTTGATGGACGTCGCCGGCTACGCGGCAATTGGCATCATGCTCAACCATGGATGGTTCGAAAAAGAGCTGAAGTGAGGGGAGTCTCAGCGCAGCCAACCTACCCACAAACCGCGCTGAGACTCTAACCCTCGTGAGGGGAAGGGGACCCTCGAGGTCCAGGTTACACCATTACGAACACATGTTCGGGGATGCCGGGGCTCCCACCCACGTTGCGCTCATTAACATTTGACGGTGGCGGATGACCCCAAAAAAATTTCCCGAATCTGCTTGCAGCCGCCACACCCTCCTGCTACAGTTCCTCCCACAACCGAAGGCCGGCCTAAAACCTTCACTTTCAACGTTGCCCAAATCCAGCAACGTTATTTGTGTTGCCCCAACTCATGTTTTTTACCCCTGCCGCCTAGTGGGGGGGACTACAGGGGGGGGGTAAGTCACCTTACTGAACAATAATTGCGTTCTAGTACATCAGCTAGCGCTGATTGTTCTAGAAGCGTGAAATAACTTGAAGTTCTATAGTTCTTGAGTAAGGTAAGTCATAGTTAGTACTACAACTCCCCTACCAGTATGTTGTAGTACCAATGGTCGCGTAGAAGGAGTAAGTAATTTTGGCGCGGAAAAAATTGTCCGATAAAAAAGTTCCGGTAGAAAACCTCCCATACTTTTCCTCCGTAACAGAAGATTCGGTATTTCAGGTTTTCACTATTTGGGTGGATACTTTTTGGTCCGGACGCGGACGACGTCCTGAGTTGACGCATAGCCGGCGCGACGCCATCACTCGAGGAATAGCTGGACATGGCCTCCAGAAGGCTATTAAGGCCGTACGGGGCTGTTCACAGTCCGAGTTCCACATGGGCGGGAACGACCTGGGGAAGCAGTACACGTCGCTCGAGCTCATCTTCCGCGATGACTGGCGCATCAAGAAATTCGCTAGCATGTACAAACCGACGGTGGAGGAAGAATGACCAAGGATGAAGTAGTCAAAGCAGTAGAACTTCTCTACTCGCACTGGAATGACCGCCTGCCCAGCTCAGATGCCCCCAAGAAGGCCGCTCTGCGTGCCTGGGCCGAGTTTCTTATTGACCTTGACTACGAAGCCGTCGTCCGAGCCATATCGCACGCAGCCGTCTACGACACGTACATGCCGCGTCCAGGTCAGATTCGGAAAGCCGTACTCCAGGAGTGCAGCCAATTACCAATCCCCCCGACTCCCGTGGAGGCTTGGGGTCAAGTTCGCTCTCTATGCGAATCAGTAGCGACTGGGACTTACAGCGAAGATAGCTTTCATCCCTGCGTGCTCGCCACAGTACGACAAATGGGAGGCATCGCCGGCGTCTCAGTGAACACAAACGGGGACCGAACATACTTCTTGGAAGCGTATCAGGAGCAAGTACGAGCCTGGGAAAAGCTCCACTATAAACTGATTCCGTGAATTAACATCTTGCCATGCGCAAGAGGATGGGCCGACCGGCCAAACACGCTGCCGGCGACACGACGATTACTTTACGCGTCCCTGCCGACATCAAGAACCGGATTGTCGACATGGCAGACGCTTACGACATGACGATTACCGAGTACCTCTTGACACTTGTGGAGAGAGATGTCTCGGACACCCCAGCGCGCTGAGTTACCAGACGGTAAGTACAACCTCGTCGTCCAGATACCGGGCTGGCTGAAGAACGAGATACTCGACGCCTGCGGGGACGCGAGAATCAACCAGTGGGTTTCGACGGTGTTGTATGAGGCTGTGCGCGAAGCACGCGGCCTGCCGCCTGCGCCGCCACCAGCCGCGCCGAAGCCGACGACTGCCGACCAGATACGGGCCTACATGGTTGGTGAAACACTGCTCCAACCGTGTGGGAAGACCGACTGCGAACCAGTCTGGCAGGAAATACAAAACATGCAGTTTTGTGAAAAATGCGGTGTGCGGGGTATCTAGCGCCCTTTATTCACCACGGTGGCGGAAGTGTGTTATCAGTCGCCCCACATTTGCGACAGCGTCGGTCTAGTCGGTCCGATTCCCCTACGTCTCTGTTCTGCCGCCAGTTGTCGGCTCGTCATTCCTGCCCATATCCCATGCATGTCAGCCACAGGGAACTCCAGGGCGTAATCCAGACACTGGGTTCGTACGAAGCATCCGTCGCATAGTGCTCTTGCCCCAGGTATGTAGCTGATGTCCTTATGCCCCTTCGGGAACATCTCGTTCGTACGTCCTTTACAGTTTGCGTAGAACATCCAGCCGTTATCTTGTATATCTTGTTCCGATGGTGGCTCGGGTACTTCTAGTACGTCTTCTTCACCGGGTACTTCTAGTTGTTCTTCCACTGACTGCCTTTGGCTTAGTGGTAGGTTCTTGGATATGGGTCGAGTACGGTGCCCCTGTGCCAGGGTCGTACTTCGCAGCAATAGCAATAGCCTTGAGGGCTACCCTCTTCGCCTGCTGCAGTTCTAGCTTTTTTCCATTCACCAGAGCTTGTATTGCCCCCAGGGCGTACTGTGCTCCACTGCCGATGGCGTATAGGCCAGAAGAATCAATAATCCACGAATAATCACTGTCAACTATGTAAATGACTCCATTTACCGAAACCATGAGTGTGGAACCATGTTCGGCTACATGTTGACTAGAGTCTCTTTCGGGTAAAGAATATCCGTGATAATCAAAGCAGGACCGTAGTTCGGGTATGAACTTTAGGGTCATGTAGGCGTCAAGCTTTTTCCCAGTGACAGCCGGTGGCGGTGGTGGAACAAAAGCATGCGCAAGGAGATTTATGGCTCGTAGGTCTCCGGCAGCACCCAGTAGGAACTGTTTACTGTTGGTAATCTTGTTTACTCCCCCGCCAAGCGTAGAAGTAGACAAAATCTCTCCATCTCTCCCTATATCGGATATACGAGAGTCTCCTACCATGAGAGAGTATCCATCTCCCTGTATTCCTATTATGGTGGTCATCGCTGCCTCTGCTTTACGTTGCGGTTTGAAATGCCGCGCGTCTTTAGTCAGACCTTATATTCAGTGCCACGGAAGGCGCACCAACCGTCATAAATCAGGACCGACTCATAGGAGAAGCGGTGTTCTCCGCTGTCCTCGTATGTCACGACACCAAGCCCCTGTTGCCAGTCCTCATGGCGCACCAGAGGGCGTCCGTCAAGGTCTACTCCGCCTTTTGTTGACGGGATAGCACCGTCAATACGGGCCAGACAGCCTGGTGATGCTGCCATCACCGTCTTTGGGCCGTCGTAATCCTCGCGGGTCTTGTATGCCATCTCGATTCGGTGGATATGTCCATAGATAACGGACACCTTTTCATTACTCAGGTATCGGGTTGCTGTCACGCCATTGGAATTGACACGGTCGCCGTGGATAACACGGAGCTTCTCATTTATCCAGCAGTGTGATGCGGGATAACCAGGGAAGTACTCCACTCCGTACTCGTCCATACGGCACAGGTAAGGGACAGTCATTACTGGCCAATCGGCTGGGGTATTTCCCCTGCGAAGTCCATAGGCCGCCGCCGCATTGGTCAGAAGGTACTTGGGCAGTCTTTCCTCATGGTTTCCTGCCAACCAGCGTATTGCCGCCCCTGGTGCTGCCGCTCTCATCTGTGCGCATAGGGTCGTTGCAGCGTCAATAGACGCTTGCGTTGTCTGCTGAAATGCCGGCGTCGTCAGGTACTTACCCATTTCCGGTAGGTCCAGGTTATCGCCCACACAGACAATCAGGTCAGGCTGAAGGTCTGTGATAATCGCCAGAGCGATACTGATAGCACGCTCGTCATGAGTGGGCTCGAGCTGCCCATCAGCATTCCTGAAATATCCGATTTGGATATCAGGTACTATCACGGCTGTTTTGAACCCTTTTGTACGTTTCTTGGGAATCTTGACTTTTGGTAATTGCACTGACGGCCCAGGATGAATAACTGGCCATTGAGGGCCGTCTTCAAAGGCCGGAGAGAACTGAAGTGCCACCAAATCGTGTACTTCGGCTTCACCTTCTTCGTTCTTTGTCAATGATTGATACAAAGACACTCTTTTAATGGAGCCGACTTCGTCAATATTGATGTTCTTCCTCTCCAGCATGGCCGCGATATCACCAAGGACCTTTGTGCGGTTGTCCTTACGCTGTTGCTCTGTAGAGAGGTTCTTCAGATTGTCTGCTAGTTTCTTAGTCATTAGACTTCCTCTGTGTATTTGTCAGGAAAGCACTCGCAGCGGCTGGAACCAGCAGCAGTGAAGCACGCCCTCTTTTGTACGACTGTGGAACGTGCAATTGTGAACCCAGCCTCACGGAGACTGTTGCAAATGCTGTTGGAGCTAGCTGAACTACGCATTGCGTCGAACAGCGCCTCCCGCGTTTCCGAGTCGAGCTCGTTGGCAAGCCGACCGAAAGCGCAGCTACCCGCGCTTGTTACAGTCAGGCTATTCAGCCTGTCCTTCAGAGACAGAGCTTGTGGTTGCTCTGGTTTGGCATGTATGCTCATGGATAATCAACCTCCCGCATGGATTGCCATTGATGAATAATACTATTACAAACATATGTTCGCGAGTCAAGGATAGTTCGGATGTCAATAGATAAAAGGCGAAAAGAGTATGGTGGCCTCACTGAGCCGCTCGAAGCCCTCATCAAGCAGGGAATCACTGAAAAGCGTTCACCCCAGGAACTAGCAATAGAAATAGCTAAGGCACTTGATGGCAAAAGCGCACAATACGCATCTGATGGAATATCGATGCTGACAGCACCAGCAAGGATGCTCATCACCCTTCTTCTTGAGCCTTCGATGACTCAGCGCGCACTATCTATTTATCTGGGTATTTCAGAGGCCGCAGTGCAGAAAACGATACGCCAATTGACCGACATGAAGCTCGTAGCAAAGACAAAAGTTCAAAACAAAAATATGTACACAGTTGATGTCGACAAGTTTCTCAACTTGAGTGATATCAGGTACCTTCAGCAGGCAGTTTCGGCCGCTATCGAGAGCGAACCGTTCTAGTTTTGGGCTTCAGCCCACGCAGAAAAGATTTCGTCCTTAGTGGGGATTATCCACAACTGAGACGCTTCTAGGGGGTTGTCAAAGTCCCCGATAAAAGCCCAAGCAAAATCGAGCATCGGTTCTGCGTTTACCACCCCAACATTGCACTCAAGACCATAAATGTCAATAAACAGCTTAAATACGCAGATTCCGTGCTTATTTCTGCAGGGTCCGGTTTCCGAGGGGCAGTTGATTGCGGAGATTATTAAATTCGACTTATCAATAATGAACTCTATTGAGTGGCCATCATTGTGCCACGTCATCTCTTTTTCCATTACTGAAGTTTATCTACTTCTCGTTGCAGGAGCATGACCGCCTCGCCTATACTGGGGTTGTCTAGGTTGCGAATGCGAATATTGCGAAGAAGCCAGCGTACGTTCTCTGGCTTGCTGATGTCACGCCGCATAGCAGGGACATCCATTTCTCGAAGAAGAATATTTAAACGAATAGGTGCCATAGGCGCATACTACAGGGGTTTCAGGTAGGCGCGGATAAATTTAGAAAAAATCCTACATCCCCTTGACGGGCGCATAGGCCCACTTATATTATACAGCCTTTGAGCGTGACTTCTTTGCTGCGGTCATTGAATTATCTCCACCAAAAGCAGCAGATATTTCATCCTTGTCGAGTACGCCGTCGTCAGCATATGACTTGAGCAGCGACTCGGTGACTTTTGCAGCAGCCATCACGCCAGCGATAGCAGCGCTCTTCCACAGCTCTACACCGAAAACGGCACCACCAGCTATCGCGGCAAGGGCGCTGGAGCCAAACACCGCACCAACGCGGCCAACTAGAGATAGAAATGTTTTCATGATGGAACTTCCTCTTTTTTCATAGTGACAGAAGTCACACAATTCTTTGAGCAATATCTGGATTCGCCAATAATGCGAATCATCCCACGAACAGTTTCGCGGCCACATTTGTCGCAGGCGCACCTAGCTGTCTTGGAACCAATGAACATGGTGAGTGTGCCATATATTGCTGGGTCTTCAGCCTTTTGCTTCGACTGTCCTGCAATCGGTTTTGCTGGTTTTTTGCCGGCCATTATTCTTCTCCATCGCTTTTGCTCTTACCGGCGAAATATCCGCCAATGATTCCGATGAGACCAACTAGGGCATTCTGTACCAGGGCTATGGCTTCGGGGTTTGTCGCAACTGTTTCACCGGTCTGGTTCTGTGCATACAGCAGAGATGCATACTCACCCAAGACAACAAGCCCAATGAAACCCAAAATACCCAGGGTTATATAAATCATGAGCTTGTCTTTTATTTTCATTAGAATTCGCCTTTTGCGTGGTCCCTGATGTGCTGGTCAATTTTTTGCTCTGTCCGCTCCACTCCCTTTTCCACTCTGTCAATGGAAATACCGAGAGATTTACCTAAGTTGTCAATCTTGTCGACAACAAAGTTGTGGTCTTGTTTATTTTCATCCCAGCGAGAATTGTTTTTTCTTCTCCCGGACTCAACCATGGCTACAAGAATCGCGCCAAAGGTCGTGATAAGTGCAACGTATACGGCTTCCATGGCGAAAAGTGGCTATCAGCCGAACATGGCCTTCCATGTTTTAGGACCGACCTTGGTGCCTTTTCCTAGGCCGTTCTTCTCGCGCCATGCGGATACTGCCTGGCCTGTCTTTGCCCCAAAATCGCCGTCTGGCTTGGCTCCGACCTTTGCTTGAACGAGTTTAACCGCTTTTCCCTTTGAACCAACATCCAGGTCACCAGGGAATGCAGGGCCGGATGGGCTTGCAGCAGGGGCAGCAGGTGCGGCTGGGGCAGCAGCAGGTGCAGAGCCGCCACTAACAGCGGCAGGAGGGGTATCGCCGCAGACGTACTGCCAGTGCCATGCTTCAAACTCTGGTGACTTCGGGTTATCCCCTTGGAGGTAGAAACCGTACTTTGGTGCGTTTTCGCACATCCATTCGAGGCACTTCCCGCCCATCGAGGTGAGTTTGCCTTTTACTTCGTAACCAAGGTCTATCGCGAGACCAAATCCATGATTTGAATTGCCAGGGGTTGAGCTTGGGGCTTTACCGGGCTTGAGGTACCAAGTCTTGCCTTCGTACTTACGGGTGACCTGTGGTTTTCTACCCATGTCTTTCTCGCTGTAACGGTCTTTGAACATTGCAAGCTGACCCTCGAACGGGCGGAAGTCGCCGACGTTGCGCAGTTTGAACCCGGCTGCAAGTGCTGCGTCATACATCATGTTGAATGCATCAGCAGCTTCTGTCCACATGACACCGCCGGTCTTGACCTTTTTTAGCATTTTCGGCGTCAACTTGCCGTTGCCTACTTTTTCAACTTCCTTAGGTAGCACCATCTTTTTGTATGGATACTTCATCTTGTTCCTTTTAAGTCGTAGTGGACGTATGCGAGAAGGCATATGCATATTTTACAACACAAATAAAGCTACTTGCGTTAACAACTAAAAGTAAGAAGTGTACTATTTGTAAGACTTCTTGACGCGGCCAAGAGTAGAAATTGCCACGCCGATACACATAATCCACAAGCCAATAATTAAGGTCCGCCAAGAATCGCTACCAGTCTCGGGGAGTGGTCCGTGACTATGAGTGCTGTGGTCATGGACTGTCGTGGTTGTTGATTCCACCATCCGCCCGTCAACTGTTTGCACAAGGCTCGTTGTTGGGGCGACAGTCGTAGTATCCGCAACTGTCGTTGTGGGCGCATCGGTCGTAGGAACAGTTGTGGGCGCAACAATTTCAGGGGAAGTAGTTGCGGGTGCAACTGTTGTAGTCGTAGGGGGTTCTGTCGTGGTCGTCGGAGGATTCCATGAAACCGTCGCAGATACGGTTTTTGCCACACCGTTTACTGTTGCTGTGGCCGTGTAAACAGCCGTGCCCTGAGTGTTTGTACGTACAGTTATTGTTGCAACTCCACTTGAGTCGGTTGTCGCTGTGAATGTTTGGCCAGCATCAGGGCCGGCGCTCACTGTCACCGTTACCGTTACGCCAGATTGCGGAACGCCAGCCAATGTTTGTGCGGTTGCTGTAATTGTTAGGTCCTCTCCGGCGTTGGGATTCGTAGGAGAAATAGCCAAAGTGAAAGAACTAGGAAGAGACACCGAGCCGCCACCAATCGATACGGCCACTCTTGCGCTAGTTGGAGAAGGGTATGGATAGTCAACTAGGGTTTTTAGAGTTCCTACGTTCCCAGTAAAGTATCCATGCCAACAGGCAGCAGTCATTTCATTTGTTAGACCAAAATCTGCCATTCCATCCGGTGTTGCGTCTGGGCCACCGTTGCAACCACCATTGTTATACACAGCATTTGGTAAAAGCGCAGTCAGCCAGCCGTATGTTCCCATGTTTGCAAACAATCCACCGCCAGAGTTGACGAAGTCTGCTATCACTTCTGCGTTGGATGTAAACACTGATTCAACAGCAGTTGGGCGACTCCAGTTGTCTGGTATCCATATGATTGCTGGCCTAAGAGTGTTTATGTTTGAAAAAAAGTTATTTACTTCTGTAGCGGAGTTGTAGAAATTAACTGTTGGCGCTGCGGTGAACTGCCCTAGATACTTTGTGGTCAGCAGTGTGTTCCAGTTTCCGCCACACGAGTTTGTTGTGCCATTTGTTCCCAGAATAGCTATGGTGCCATTGTTCACAGAACTTACTGAGTCATAGGTTTTCTTCAATACCTGGGCTATGTATCCCCATGTTCCTTCGTATCCAGAATGGCAAACCGGGTCCATTCCGTCCAAGACAATTGGCCCGCCTGTCCCAGATGCATTAGCAACGCTAATTATTTCAGTGTTGGTAAACGGAATAGACGAACCGAGCGATAGGCTCGAGAACACCATGATTGCTCCAAAGACGACAAGCAATCTGGAAAGTGACTGTTTAATATTATTTTTCACTAGAATCTTCCTCGTCTTCTTTTTTCATTGCTTGCCAGAGGGAACCAACAAGATGTACGACCAGGGCAGCTACCGAAATCCAGATGCCCTGTGAGCGAGTGTCTCCAGAGAGGGTTATGAGAACCGTTCCGGTTCCAGCCAAAGTCCAAGCAAGGGCGTGAAACTCTGTCCCTAACGCCTTGACAAACTTAATGACGAAACCTTTCATTACTTCCTACCCCCGGTGGTAGCTACAGAAACATTAGCTAATCCCACAGTAGATAATACAACACTTACAGTCACTATGGCGCGACGCGCGCCAACAGAAACCACGGAACCAGTTGGTACATAGGTGTCAAACTGTCCGCCGTATACGTTGATTTCTTCCTCGAAGGCTGCCCTAACCTCCTCGGGCGCAGACTGGACTGCTTCAATTATTTGTTCGGCTTGTTCTTCCGTAAGTTCTTCAACCGGAATGGCTGCAAAAACCTCAGCAGCCTGCTCTTCCGAGAGAGCCTGTACAACTTCGGTGCTAGTTGCCAACTCCAGAGCAACTTCATCTGATATTGCTTCTTCTTCAATAAGTTTGGTAAGTATTGCATCAATCTGTTCCTCGCTAGCGTCCCCCGATAAGAGAACGTCAACAGCAGCAGATATGTTTTCGTCTGTAATCGGCTCATTTAGTAAGTCATCTACCGCGTTTTGTATTTGGACCGCTTTTTCTTCATCTTCGTTGTCTGGCGCTGGTTCAGGTAACGGAGTCTGCGGACTCGGCTCAACAGGTGCCTCCTGTGTAGTCGTTGGTGTAATTATAGGTTCTGGCTCAGTAGTGGTAGTGGTAATAGGTTTTAGAGAACTCGTAGTAGACGGAATAGTTGTTGGGGTATCTGTCGTAGTTGGTTCTTGAGTAACTACCGGAGCCTCTGTAGTAGTTGGCTCAGGCGCGACAGTAGTTGTGGTTGTTTCTGGGGCAACAGTGCTAGTGGTTGTACTAGTAGTGGTGGTAGTACTGGTGGTAGTTGTACTGGTGGTAGTTGTACTGGTGGTGGTGGTGATTACACCCCCTGAATATTCAAGAACAATGTAAAGTCGTTTATACGTCCCACCACATGGGTCGCCGAATATGGAATTATTAGAAGAAATTGTGGCAGACGATAAACCAATAAACGATTCAGATACTTGCTGTATCGTGTTTGTCGCGTGACATGGACCCTGCGTGAACTGTCCATTCAGTCCTTCGGGGTTGCCGTAGCTAGCAAAAACAACAGAGGTAAACGTCCCATTGTTTGGTGCCTCTATGAATAAATCCCAACCTTCATCTGCTTGCGCCCAAACCATATTGTCCGTCAATTGATAGGGAACATTGTCAACAGGGAAAACAGGAGCGGGCGGCGAATAAGCGCATGGACGACCCCCTCCGCCACCAGAACATTCCTGCCATCCAATGTCCGATGTCCAGTTATTGGTCCCATTGAATTCCGTATTTTGGAGAAGTTCATCTCCGTCAACCGTGAGTGAAGCGGATTCAATTCTTGTTCCGTAGTTACCGGCCCAAAATTCCCCATCGCTTCCGTATATCGAAACCCTGACAGTCGCTACAGCAGACCAACCTGCGTCGCCAACTCCGTTTTTATCAACAGTCAATGAAAAATCAGAAAAAACAGTCGAATCAACAGAGATATTCCCAGTTGAGTGTTGGTATATAAGTCCGCCACCTTGCCCGTAGAGCAATATGCCGATATTTAGTACGTCTGAAGATGGTTTCCAGTCCTGTGTTTCAGAAGCACTGACTTTTAGTTCTAACGTAGATTTGCCATTGAGGCTGGTGTACACATCCTGATATATGTTTGCACCCTGGAATCCAAACACAAAAACATTTCCGTCAAGAGCATGAGCTGTCCTGGGGATTGCTGAAACTGATATCCATGCGCACAATGTCAACAGAATCCAAATACCTCGAATACTGCGCAATCGCATTACACCTCCAGACTAGCTAATTTTATCATTAGCCAGCATGGCTAATGGGGTCATTCTTTCGTTGTATAATTAGCAAAACGCGTTTAGTGAGGTGCAATGACTCTTCAGGTATTTACAGCTGGGCAAACACTTACCGCAGCACAGATGAATACGCTGCAGGCAAGTACTTACAACTATCCACTGTCAACAGTTTCAGGAACAACTTATACAGTTGAATCCGATGACGTGGGCCATATTTTGGTTTTTACAAGCAATGCCAACCCGGTGACAGTAACTGTTCCAGCAAGCTTGAGCATTAACAATGGCGACTCAATAGAAATTGTTTATGGAGGGACTGGCTCGTTGTCAATTAGCGGCGCAGTCGGGGTGACAATCAATTCAGAGGGCTCTCTTACTTCCATCAGCAGCAGATGGGGAAGGGTGTCGCTGGTAAAAACCGCCGCCGATACTTACCTGCTTTCATGGATGACATCAATCACGGAAGCCGAAATATCTGCTGGCTCAGTAACCGAAGGGAAAATTGGTACTGGAGCAGTAACATCAGCAAAACTTGGCTCAGACCTAGACCTCAATGGCACAACAGAAATTGACGAAATTGTAGAGACGGTTGTTATAAATGAAACTGCCTTGACGGGGACGGTAAACATCGATGCCAAAAGCGGCGCTGTTCATTACTTCACGTCGAATTCATCAGCCAACTGGACATGGAACTTTAGGGGCGATGGTTCAACAACTCTTAACTCAATGTTAGATACAGGCCAATCAATGACATTTGCTTTATTTGCCACAAATGGTGCTAATGCATACAAGCCAACGTCCTTAACCGTCGATACAACAGGAACGGTATCGGTGAAGTGGTTTGGGGGGAACTCGTATCCATCCGGCAATGCCAGCTCCGTTGATTGCTATACAGTTACAATCGTTAAAACAGCAGCAGACACGTATACAGCATTTGCTAGCCAATCAAAGTTTGCGTAGGTAATCATGCCGTTTCTTGGAGGACGCGGACAGTCATCTAGGGGTTATTTCGGTGGTGGAACAACGCCTGACGCCCCTACCTCATTGTCCTCGACTGCCGGCGACCAGCAGCTATTCATAGCATTTACCGCCCCAGCGTTCAATGGCGGCCTTGATATAACCAACTACGAATATGCCATATCGTCCAACGGCGGTTCGACATACAGCGTGTGGACACCGATATCTCCTCCAGACACAACGTCGCCAGTAACAATTCCAGGCTTAATAAACGGCACCACATATTACGTTAAATTGCGTGCAGTAAACTCTCTTGGTGGCGGCGTTGAATCCGCTGCACTGAGCACCAACACAACTCCATACACAGTCCCATCAAGCCCCACTGTCACAAAAACAGCAGACACAGATACCACAGTTACGTGGACATGGTCGTCCAACGGTAACGGCGGAAATGCAATTACACAGTGGGGATATAGTCTATCTACAGACAATGGGGCCACATGGGGAGCAGAAACAGTAGTCGGCGCAGGAACTACAACATTTAGCAAGACCATTCAAAGCGGCTCTACGTATGATACGAGTAGCTACCTTCTTAGGGCTAGGGCTTACAACGCTGCAGAATGGGGTCCATATGGGCAGGCAGCGTCGCAGTCTGTTCCATGGGTCTACGAAACGCGCAATACAGTCGAGACGGACACTAGCTGTACAGATGGAAGCTGTTCTTCAACATCGTCGACTTCACGCTCGTGTGGAACATGCGGTACAGAGTCTGGAACAACAACCGGCACAAGAACAAGAAGCAGAACTCGCACTAACGTAGAATACAGATACACAAAAACTGGATACACGGCATCCGCATGGGAGGTTTCAACGTATGGCGAGTGGTCTGCATACACATACACTGATTGGTCTTACTCGACATCCTGGAGTGGAACATGTACCGAAAGTGGATGCGGCGGTGCGGGATGGACAAATGTCGGTTCAGAATATCATGGACAGTACGTCACTGCTAGCGGCTTAACTCTATTTATCACATACTGGGACCTCGATGCAAACAATACTGGCCCAACTGGATACGGTGGTTCAATCCAGAACGGATGTAGCGAGTCTACGCCATCTGGATACACTCAGGCCGTTTACTACCTCTACAGATGCACAGCAACTGGAGCACTATGCTTCTCCTATGCTGGATGCTGGGCTGTACCGGACACATAAAGGAACATGAATGTCGCAAACCTCGAATAAAGAGATGCTCAGGCTAACTGGATTCCCTAGGAGCGGGAACAAGTTTGTCATATCCGCAGTAAAGCTTCTTTACTTCCCAGAGCTAGACCATAATTCTACATACCACTCACCAGATGGTGTATTTTCTAATACGGAATATCCTAATTTATTCGTTGTTAGAAATCCAAAAGATGCAGTTTCATCCTGGGTGTATCATGCGCGACACAATATGGGGGAGAGGAATAACCCCAACTACGCGCCACCTGGTTCCCTTTTGTTTTATGAATCATTTCTGTTGGCAGCCCTAAACAATATAGAAAATGTCTGCATATTGTCATTCGACAGCTTTACTAACGATATTGAATACATAAAACAAAGAATAAACAATGCTTTCATGATTGAAAATACTGGCGAAGCAACGGTGCAAGATGTAAAAGACTATATGACAACTAATTCGATGGAACTAAGCTTGCCCTCAGACGCAGACCTAACAGGGCTAAGAATTGAAACAGAGTCAGACCCCGAATATGCAAGAATATACAGCCTGTATCAAGACATTATAGAAGCACACGACATTCAGGGCTAGTTACCATTTCCCAATTGGGCAAGTTGCACCAAGAAGTGTGGTTTTTAAGTTCATAAAGCACCCACACTCTTTACATCTAGACGATTCACTGATGAAGTGCTCACATTCAGTACATATGGCAAAACGTTCATCTTGCACCTCTTTGCTCGCGTAGGTTGTCAGTGGGTTAACGAAACTAAGCGGTGTGACACCATTTTTTAAGTGTTTTTGTAGTTTTTCTTGCTTCCACTTTTCCCAAAACGAAATGTCCATAAATGCCATTTACTCCACTGGATTCCGATATTATTGACGTACTGACGAAAGGTTATCATGATAGTTCTAGTAATTGGATTGCCGGGGTCTGGTAAAACAGCACTTGCAGAGCAGCTATCAAAGCGGACAAATTCTGTTCACCTAAACGGAGACGACGTCAGGTCTGAACTGAGTTCAGACTTAGGATTTTCTCACGAGGACAGACTTGAGCAGGCCAGAAGAATGGGTTCCATGGCCAGAATATTGGAACGCCAGGGACTTGACGTAGTCGTAGACTTCGTATGTCCTACTAACGAAACTCGCCTATCTTTTGGACATGCAGACCACATCTTGTGGGTAGACAGAATCGATAAAAGTAGATATGAAGACACCAATTTAATGTGGGAAAATCCTTCTTCTTACACTCTTCGCATAAAACACGGCTTATCGATAGAAGACGAGGTTCATGCGTCTATTTCTGCTTGCGGGATGTTTGACTGGCGCAAGCCTACGACGCTAATGCTTGGAAGATACCAGCCGTGGCATGAAGGACACGATGCATTGCTGCAGGAATCTCAAAAAAATGGTGGACAGCATGTGCTGGCAGTACGCGATACGTACCAAACATCGGTAAAAGACCCATTTGATTATGAATTTGTTAAGTCGAAAATTCTGGAATCTCGCCCTGAAGCTTTTGTTATAAAAATGCCAAACATTACGAAAATAGTATATGGACGAGATGTCGGGTATTCAATAGAAAAAATTTCCCTTGATGAAAAGACGGAATCAATCTCAGCAACAGACAAACGCAAAGAGATGGGGATAATCTAAATGGCCAAAGAAGCTCGCCCGTGGGACTTATTTAAACGTAGCACTCAGTATGTATCAGATGAGATTCAAGAAGCACGTTATTCAATTTGTGAGAACTGCGAGTTCTTCAGACATTCGACACGCCAGTGCCGCAAGTGTGGATGCTTCATGCATATCAAGACAACTATGGCTCATGCAGAGTGCCCGATAGGCAAATGGTCAGCCGTTAATCTGTAAAAAGATACTTGCCTTGCGGCGTATCGTCTGTGTCTGCCACGAAATCGAGAACACGTTTTTCTGAGTATAGAAATGAACTAATGATTAGTTTGGGCCCAGATATGGGTATTCGCGCCTCGTGAGGGTGCGTCCAGTTTGCCGGGAATATTGCGATGCGTCCTTTTTTGGGTTTCACTAATACGTTCTGATACCTAAAAGCTGTTTCGCCGCCCTCTATTACGTCGTTCATATACATAACAACACCCGCAACTCGACCATTGTTGTGTTGATTATCGTTCCATGGGTCTCCATCTATGTGTTCTTTGTACATCCCGACTTTTGGCTCATACCACTGCCACTGATACCCACTATCAAATATCCCTGGGGAGTAATTGAGCCAGTCATAAATCCGCATGTACTCAGAGACACAAGCATGAAACGGGTCGTATATGGCTGAACACAACCCGTCGTACTCCATACGTTCTGACGAATAATCGTTGTCTTTGAATCTAAATTCTTCTGTCCATTTTACGGATGGGTCCGTACCGCCGATTGTGTAACCACCAACAGCTAAGTCTCTGTGTGTCTCAAAAAAATCAAAAATTGCGTCACAAAGGTTTGCGGGTAACGCGTTATCAAAAATAACTATTCCGCCACCATGGCCAGCTGGCATATCAACAGAGATATTTACTTCTTCTTGAATTTTTGTTTCCAATTTTTTGTTCCTTCTTCTTGCTGTCGCAATTCTTCATCAATTTTGGCTTTTTCTTGGCGGTAAGATTTTCCAGCATCAGACCTGTCGCCAACAAGATGGCCTATAGGCATAATGTATCCAGAACCAAGCCCTCTACCTGTCGCTAGTTTAAATTTGTCTTCGCTTTCAAATATTATTTCAGTTAGTTCAGGAGAGCGTTTAAAAGGAATGATGCGCGCTATCGGCGTATTCCATTTTATTACAAAGGGCTGGTCTCCCTTAAGGTTAAGAACAATATTTGCATTGTGATAAAAATCTGTATGCACAACTGCTGGCAAAACGTCGTAGTGCTCATTTGGCTCATACGGAATAGGCATAATTATAGATGACCAACCTGGTGCTGTGATGAAGCACCAAGGGTTGACCAGTTTTGGGTATTCGCTGTTTTCTATTTTTCGCACGCTTGTCATTGGGCATGCTCCAGTTGATTCATATGAGAAAGGGCTATTTTCGAACTTTAGCGGTTCTGTTGAAAAATCCCCCATAGCGAATTCCCATCCAAGCCCTATCGGTGATGGCCTGAAATGAACATTTGTCCACATCGGTATCGTGACACCCATTGTGAGCAAATCCTGTGTACCTGCACATTTTCTAATAGAGCCTTTATGTTTACCGGCTGACTTGAACCATCCAGGCAAATTGACCATTGAATTGATGTATGGTGCGGCATCAAATAGACGTTCGTCTTCTGGAACTATGACTATTTGCCCAGGCTTTGGTTTTGTTATTTTTGAATAACCTTTGTTACTGCCGAATTTCATTGAGCGCCTCTGCATGGTCTACCAATTCATGGTTGTATCGTCCAAGCCTGAATTCGGACATGTCTTTCGAAACCATAACCCGTATATCTAGTCTGTCTATCGCCCGGGATGCTACCGCTTCGTTCAGCACGCCCTGGCCCTGGGCAACATGGAACATGTGTGGCCCCAGAAACATCTCTCCATGAATATGTGAGTAATCGTTTCTTGTTGGTGGACGCTCTTGCCATAGCTCGAGCATTTCGGCAAGTGAGTCATTGACTTTTGCGTTTTTAGAAGCCACCCAAAATTCTGAGTTAGTTTTGTCAGTGTAATAGTGCAACCTAATCATTGACAAAATATTGTCCATCATGATGGATATCGTCTTGTTGTAGTGCTTCTGTGATGCAGTGTGCACTTTGTCGTATGTTGCAAGATACGGTATCAAAAGTTTTATTTGTTGAATTGTTGAGCCGATGCTTGTTGCCTCAAGCGGCTCTACAAAGCCTGAAGCAAGACCTACGGCGACGCAGTTTTTCACCCATTGTTGCTCGAGGTAACCGGGGTCAAATTTAAAAACGCGCGGTGACGTTGGCTCCACTCCAACCATATCTGCGGCTTCACTGATTGCTTTTTCATCTGAAATAAAGCCAGATGAATAAACGTACCCATTACCCCGACGTTCCTGTGTTGGGATTTCCCATATCCATCCAGCGCTGGCTGCCCGTGCTCTCGTATATGACTTGATTTTTCCTGATGGGTCCGATGCTGTCGGGAAAGCAATTGCAGAATCGCACAATAGGTATTCTGAGAAGCTGACCCAATTTGCATCTGATATTTTGGATATCAGAGTTCTAGAAAAACCAGAAGCATCAACCCAAAAATCAGCTTGAAGCGTTAGTCCATCTGTGGTTTTTACTTCCGTGATTGTCCCATGCTCTGGTTCGACTAGGCAATCTTCAACCTCTCCGTCAACCATTTTGATTGCCCTACTGAAGCACAGTTCGATAAAAAATGCATTCAATTTGAAAGTATCAAAATGAAACTGGTTCACATTGTTGTGAAGATTGTGTCTCTGTACTTTGTCTTGTATGAGGCCAGCAGATGACGTTTGACTGGTGATGCTTCTTCCAGATTCAAGTATCCCCATGTAGGTGGCATAATGCCCCCACGCAAAAACATTTTCGTCTCCAGTGACGCTGTGGAAATAGTCAGGGAAAGCGTTCGACCACCCCTCAAAACGTATCCCATATTTATGCGTGGCTGCAGTCTTGCTTAATAAATCAGCCAGCGGTATGTCGCATACCTGCATAAACTGCTTCCAGTGCTCCGTGCTTCCCTCTCCAACGCCAACTATTCCAATCTTGCTAGAAGACAAAATAGTTATTTCAGCACGTGGGAAGGCGCGTCTAAGCATTAAGGCCGAAATAAGGCCAGCTGTTCCGGAGCCAATTATTCCAATAGAAAACTTTTCTCTATTCATGCTCAACGCTTTATGAGTGTGGTGACGGCAACAAAACCCTGTGCATGATAAATATCAAAGTCACCCCTATTTTTGATATTGAGATGTGTTTCTTTTGTAAAAGAATCGCCACCATACATTTCGCCTGCGATGCTCGACTCATTGATACACACAACGCCGCCAGGTTTAATTGAATCAAGAATCGTATTTAGGAGTGATTCATCGATAAGGGTCATGCCTCCAGAGATAAGACCAAAATCGTATTGTCTGTCGTCAATTTCATCGAAACCTATGACATTGAGGTTTGACCATTTTGATGTGTCAAGATACCTGTCCGCTAGAAGAAGTTGAAGGCTTGACGGCGTGTACACATTCTGGCTTGCGATACATGCCATATCTATTGCCGAAGCGAAGCCAATGACAAAACAATCAACAGGGTCGCACATTCTCAGGTGCATTTCAACTGGCGCTACAACAGACTTAATCATCGACCTGAATGCCGGCAACACAGGAATTGTGTAGTGGTAATAATCAGTAAGGACCCCAAGAATTCTGGAATCTACATTTCTAGAATTCCATATTTCGTTAACCGTATTGTAAAACTCTACAAAGCTATCCTCGTCTGGAAGAATACTCTCCTCACGGGATGCCACGGTGTGAAAATCCGTTACTTCTGCTGCTGCAATTGCTGCCTGTACAGCTGCAGGAACGTCGTTTGATGAAGTATCAGACACCCTCCACCTCCAGGCCGCGCAACATTTCCACTATGTAAACAATTCTGCGCAATTCATATTTCAGACGTTTTTTGGTTGTTTGGGATACCGGGCATGAAGATATGGCATCCCTAACTTGTGTGTAATTTGAACTATCTGGAAGCACTGGCTCAATACCGGCTACAGAACAAATATATGTAGACCGGGACAGAATGTAGTCCATATGTTTTTCATGGTCGTAAAGGGGCATGCGCCGATACTATCAGTCGTCTTCCGACTCCATGGGAATGTACGGTGCTAGGGAATCGAGACCCCAGCACCCGCTGATGCCAGCAGCGACGTCACTAGATAATCCATTTCCCCAATCAAGGATATATATTGACTGGAGCTCTCCTTCATTAAGTTGTGTGACCGCTATCTCAGGACTGCCCTGTGGCAAGTTGCTCTGGTCTCCGACAAATATGCGGCTTTCTGTGTTTCGTGGAGAGGTCATATCGGAGAACTCCTGTACCAAGTGACCATTGAATATTTAACTCCGGTATGAACCGGGTGAGCTATGTGTATATATGGGAAGTTGGCAGGAAATATGACAGTCGTATTTGGTTCAGCTTCGACAGTGATGCCAAGACGTGGGAATTCCAACTGGCCTTCCCCTTGTGATGTGTTGCCCAAGAATGAAACGACAGAAAATATACGCGAATTCATGCTGTGATGGTCGTAGTGGGCGTTGTATCTGCCGCCGCCCTGGTACTTGAGGAGCTCAAATTCCTCGTGTATACAGGGGTCGAGCATGTTTACCTGCTGATAATGTTCAACAGCCAGAATTACTGGCTCATATACGTGGCGACGGAACATGAAACCCAATGGGCTTGCGTTGTAGTTAGTAAACGGTGGGAACAATGGCACAAGCGAGCAGCGTAGGGAGCTTCTGTACTCGCTAACTATTCCGTCAGCAATTGTTGAATTTGACCATTGCAAGGAAGACCATTCAGATTTGGTCTCGTTTTCTAACATCTCTACAAATGTTGCACCATCTGTGAGGTTTTTGTATCTATGCAGGCCTACGAAAAGCTCTTCGTATTCCATGGTCACCCAAGAGCCGCTAGTTTTTCCTCTATTAGGGCGAGGCTTTCTTTTATTTCTCCAAGACGCTGCTGTTCATAAAAAAGTATTACGTCTGGGGTTGTCCAGGTTGATATATCAAAAGTGTCAGGGTCGATACCCAAAACCAGACACGCCCTGTAAACATCTGCCAACAGAGTTGACTTAGTTTGCTCCAGGATTGTTCTCTTTTGTTGCTCGGAAATATTGACAGTCATGTTGTCTCCTATTGATTAAGAATAACATAGGCATAACCAGAGGATGCGCTATACGAGTCTGCATCTGCGGTCAGGCCGGACCTTGTATCGTAATTAATTGACGCTGGCTCAGATTCCGTAATGACGACTATGCCGCCACCTCCGCCAGCTCCCCCTCGTTTTCCTGTTCCACCCTGAACTGCTGGTGCAGCTGCACCTCCGGCTCCTCCAGTACCTCCGGTTCCGCCAGGGGCGGTGTGTGAGGGGTTGTGTGTGGAGGGGTTGTGTGTTGTTGGATTGTGGGTTTGCGGGTTGTGTGACCAGTTCGGGTTTTGGTAATGATGGTCATGGCCAGGGTATATAAAACCTTCGTGGTGTCTGTGCTCTTCGTTGTAATAGAACTCATAGACCCTATGATGCCCGTGCGGTTCGCCGTGAGAGTGGCCATGATGACCGCTTGAGTGGTAGTCATTGTTCCAGCCATGAACATTCCCATGGGTTCCGTCGTTATGTGGATTATGGTAATGACCCGCGTTTACCTGGTATGCACTTGCGCCGGTTATGTGACCGGGATTATGCGCTCCGTGTTTTGAATCATGACTATCACAACAATGGTGCCCTGAGTTGTGTCCATGCCCTCTGTGCCCATGAAAATTGCTATGTCTATTTTGGTGATGGTGATGGCTTGGATTAAATGTGGACGGATTTACGTTTCCCGGTATTGCATTACCAGGGTTGACGTTCCCGGGCGCATGGAATGTTGGTGCAGTATTCCCACTAGCTCCGGTAGTACCCGCCGTCCCTGGATTGCCAAAAGAACCAGATGAGCCAGAAGAACCAGAGCGACCTAATGAAGCTATTGTTCCGGAGCCGAGAATGTTTTTTGCAATGACTACAACAACACCGCCTCCGTTCCCCGGTGAGCCACCGGCTCCGCCTGGACCCGGTGTAGCCCCAGTTGCTGTGCCAGAGTTTCCTTGAGCTCCAGAGTTTCCGCGACCACCCGGTGCGCCAGCTGTGTTGGCATTTGGAGAATATGTTCCTGGATTTCCCGGATTCCCCGTCGCTCCGGCCTTGCCTGGCCAGCTATCACTATCTGTATATGCGGGCGTTGTTGAGCCAGCTGAGCCGGTTGTACCAGATGCCCCTCCAGAAAATTTTGTAACCGAACCGCCAGGAGTAACCAGCACTCCTCCAGTTGCATTGTCTAACGCGTACAGCATTCCTGTCGGGATTGGTGTTGAGCCAGACGCAGAACCACCACCACCATCGCCACCGATTCTGTATGTGATAGCCGACGTAGGGTTTGTGCCAGCAACTGTCCCTGTGCTTACAGAGCCTGGTTCACCAATCGTGCCGTTACTCACGCCAGCAGAATTACCGCTGACTGAGCAGATACCAACAACACCATTTATTATGGCCGTGTCTTTGACGAATACTCTAAAACCATTCGTAAGAAGAACAGAGCCTAATGGAACTGTCAAATTGTTGACATGCAAGTCAGAGGTAAGTGTTTGGGTTCCTGAAACAGTTAGGTCTTGAGTACCAATTCCATAAATTTGGTCATTGCCAGCTCTCTGACGCGGTGCTTCTTCTCCATATCTTTGTATTGCAGACATGTCACACCAACTGCATGTAATTCAAGGTTCCGGGATTTTGGCCAGTCACGTCAGTCTGAATATTTGCCGGCAATGCTGAATGGGTTGAAACTATAAGAATAACCCCACCGCCAGCAGGAGAAGTTGCTGCTGCTTTAATCGAAGCAGTTCCACCATCGGGTCCAGAAAGATACCTAGCCGCAATAATGACAACACCTCCGCCAGGTTGGCCTAGACCTCCAGCACCACCCCTAAGCATGAAAGGTCCACCAGAAGCCGTAATTGAATATCCTTTAACCGCCTGGTGGGGTATTTTGTAATAATCAGAGCCACCCTCGATATCAAGCGGAGCTGTCGCGGTAAGGGTCGCAGAAGAACCGCCAAGACTGTGGAGAACAGCAGTTGCGATTTCACCACCTTGCATTATCGAGCCGGAAGTTGAATATCCTGAAGAAAACCCAATGATGGAGTTGTCCCCCATTTGAAGGATATGTTTCACAAATATTCTGTAGCCGTTTGGCTGTAGGTGCACGTCATCGGCAATGGTCAGGTTTTGGCAAAAAATATCTCTTGTTAAAGAATATTTACCGAGTACCGGAATCATTCCCAAAACGGTTGAAGAGCCATCTAGAGAAACATTGCCATCTAGGCCTGTTCCGTATATTGGGTCAGCAGCATCGATAAATGCATCCATGGGGTCTGGAGCCCCATAGCGGACTATGCCAGCCATTACGTCTCCTCGATGCCATTTACCGTTATGTTGACAGACGTAGCCGAGCTGCAAAAAGCGGTTAATTGGTCACTGTTGGTTGCACTTGCAGCACTACCGTTATTATTCATCACAATTGAGCAATTGAAAGCCATGGTCTCATTGGCAGCCAAGCTCATTCCACTGATGATGTCATGGGATGTTGCTTCACTGTCACCTAGTGGCTTGATTCTCACGGTTACTGTCTTTGCGCTCGCAGTGGTATTGGTTAGGACAATCTGCTTAACGATTGTTGTGGTGTTCACCGGCACCGTGTAGTAGACAGCCGTAGAAGCAGTTAGCTGCGATGGGCCTGCGAGTCGTTTTTGTGTAATGGCCATTAGAAAACCTCCATGAAGAATCGTATGTCAATATCTCTGACACTGCCATAAATTACACCCTGAACCGTAATGTCATTGGTAAATGTATGACTTGCGCTAATTGTCCTGGCCTCGGAGACATGGACATACTGTGAGTGGTCGTCATCTGCTAGGCCGGTCATTGAACCATGGTCTGACACCGGTGTAGTCGGAATTGAGTCGCCGGCAGACGTAACGCGTCTCAGGTCGTATACTCCGCGAAATGCTGCTTTTACAGAGTTTGTATAACCGGAGTTGTACTGGTAAATAACCTTATGCAGTGGCCTAAATTCAAAAACTGGGAAACCATCAAGATTCAAGTCTTCCCATGTGGCGGCTTCTGCTTCGCCTGTGTTGTTGTATGAGTATTGGCCCAGGACAGCAATTACTGGCTCATTAAGGTTGTTTGTCGCAATTATCCACGAGATTCCAAACTTGTTGTCAGCTAATGCTGTTGTGGACCATGAACCGCTATAAGAGTTATATACCGGGATACTAGAGCCGTTGACTTTTAACGGAAATTCCGTTGCTGAGTCTTTAACCCACGCGGAACCAGAGTGATAGAAAACAGGTATCTCGGCATTCCCCTGAAGAACCTGTTCCCATGTGTTTGACGTTGGGGTCGCATCATGGACGATGTCTACCTGAAGGTCTTCGTCAAAGAAGGTTCCATCAGCAATGTCAAGTTTTGCATGCGCATCAGACGTACCGTCTCCGGTAGTTGAATAGTTTGATGCACCAAAACCGCTAGCGATTACTGCACCGCGCGTCCTATGGAGGTATTCGTGTGTTTGCCAGTCAAGAGTTATTCCATGACGTTCATCCGCAACGAACTGCGCAGCGCCTGCTGACGAGTTCCAGTATATATATGCTGTCGGCGTATCTTCATCCCACGTAAAATATGTGGTTTTATAAGAAAGAACACCAGACGAATTGTAGTAAATGTAATAGAGACCAGTCGTATCCGGAATTGTGACTGTCTCAACGTCGTCTTTTACATATCTGACGCCTGCACACCAAACCGTATGAGATGCTGCTTCAGGTTGGATTGAGAAAATTCGTGTGCTGTTATTAAATGATATAGAGCTGTCTGCTCGGTTTTCGTGGCCTATCGGCTCAGATGTCGGCTGAGTGGCGTTGACCCACTCTGAACCGTCGTACTGTAAAAGTTGCCCATTCGCAGGTGACGAAACAGTTACATCGCTGTTGTCCGAAATGGATTGAGTAAATACCAAAATCCATTTTTCACCGTCGTAGCGCCATTTGCGACTGCCAACTGTGTGTTCGTCATTTAGTGCTGGTGAGTTAGGGAAATCTATAGCCATGGCGTTTATCCGAGCTGGGCGATTGCATTGGTTTGCGGTCCGCCCATACCGCTTATTTCCACCCAGTAAGAATCATAGTAAAGAAATGTTCTTCCAGAGTCTGATTCGAACCATAAGTCGCCAGGTATTGGCGACGCCGGAGGTGTTTCGGATACAGTCATCTGAACAGCAGAACGTGCCTGAATATTCCATACAGTGCCGGTCCACACCCATGTAGTGGTACCGACTGTATGGGTGTCGTTAACTGAAGGAGAATCGGGAAAGTTAATAGCCATCATCTACCCCTAGTACGGCCCAACGTCTTCCACAATAAGACGAGCAACTTCCGATGCCCCTCTTGTGCAGAAACCATTACCTGATGTGTTAAGAACGGTGACGAGGGTAACAGAACCAGCAGCAAATGTAAGCGGTCCAGCTATTATGGTCATAGCAACGCCCTCGCCAGAAACATCTGACCATGCGCGCGATAGTAGTGTTCCAGTTGCGTTTGTTTGCCTAAGTTCTAGATAGTTGTAACCGTTAGACACAACCTCAGGCTCATACCACGTAATTTTGTAGTACCTATTTGCCACAGCAGTAAAAGTAACAGTAGGCATATTTGTTGTTGTGAAATAAGATGTAACAGAACTGCCGGAAGTAAATGTCCCAAATGACACCAATCCCCACGGGAGATTCCATGGCTTTGTAGATATATTAATACTTGATGCTTCACCACTGGAAGAGCCACTAGTTGCGTTGAACCAAGTCGAAATATCTTGCTTTTTGCTTAGATAGTCCCAAGCCGAACCATCCCATACAAGCAAATAACCTGTATCCGTCTCATAGATAATCTGCCCGGTGTACGGGCTGGTGGGGCGGGTAGTGCTAGTGCACACACCTGGGCGGAGGCCCGTAGCGTTCGACGAAATGCTCATAACTAATCCCTGTACCCGTAGACGTTGATGCGGGCTACCATTGTTCCGCCTTGGCTGTTGTGTATTTTGATTCCAGTAAAAACATCCGCTCCAGTGTGCATGCCGACTATCTGGCCGCCAAGAAATGCTGAACCGGAACTTATACCAGTAAATTGACCACTCACATTTGTTGCAGTAGCTACATATGGGTGATAAACGTCAATTGCTCCCGAAAGAGTGTAACTATTGGCTCCTGAGTTTGGAATCCATCCTAGATATATAACAGTAGTGGCTGTCGCTGTCTGGAATGTCGTGCTAGCTGTAGTAAAATCTTGTCCATAAATTGAACCGTAGTATCCTACCCCGGCAGCAGTACCTGCTGAATTAAGAAACTGCATCCACATATTATTGAACTGTTGATTTGCGTATGCTTCAAATACAATCCGATAATTCCTAAACGAACTACTGAATATATTATTGATGTCGTAGTTGGTGCTACCTGAAAGAACAGAAGTGCTTATGTGCTGTAGTCCTGGAGGGTAAGAAGTTCCAGTTGACAGCAGAACCCACGATGAGCCATTCCATATTTGTGTCTTGTCTGTGTCGGTCTCATATATGACCTGTCCCTGGTATGGCGACGCAGGCCGAGTTGACGAAGTACACACACCTGGCTGTGATATGCGCGAAGAAGGAACGTAGTTGCTAATCGGCAATGGGGGCCTCCCACGGTTCGGGTGTATGGCCCTCGGCAAGCCACGCTAGATACTGCTGGTAACGGATATTTGAATTGTCTGGCGGTATTAAAGCATTGTCCTCCAAACACAAAACTCCGTCTTGCATCACGCCGTCAATGTCTAAAAAAGAAAGTGTTTTATACATAATCACAATTCCGCATTTGCTGCCCAAGTGAACCGACCAAGACCCGCATCTGTTTGCCCGCCATTGTGGACCAACCCGAACCCGCCATTGGTGTAAACCTCAAACCCAAGAACCGTTGCAGTATATTGGGTTGCACTTTTCCAGTATGTTATTTGATTTGCTGTGCCTGTTGCATAATCTTTTACAGTCACGCCATTTGCGCTCGTATTAGTGCTGAACCCTAAGGAAATACGTTTTTGGACCATATATGGGGTCCAACTCCAGTATGTGTTACCGCCAAAACCTGTTGACCCACCAACAACTTGCGTGTTGCCATTTGACACCTCGTAGTACCGCTGGCAGAGTTGCAGTTCGACACCGATAGGGCGCTGCTCAAACGGGGTCGGCTGATAGTTCTGCTCAAGTTGCACACCCGTAATGTCCCATGTCGCTGCGTTTGTGCCAATCAAACGGACACAACCATTAGCCCCAAGTTTGTTCACATTGTTCCAAGCACCAGCAGCCTGCGTTTCACTTGAATTGCAGCCGAGGTCAAAAAACAAGTACAGCCCAGCACCGTTGGATGTATCCCACCCGCCTGAAGTAACCCCAGGTATCGAGATTGTTTTGTATTCCCACGTATTAGCGGCATTGATTGTGTAGGTAAACGAGTAGGTGTACCAGCCGCCAGAGCCAGCGTTGCGAATTGCACCGCCAAACGTGCCAGTAAGGGATGAGCGCACCCAGAAAGAAAGAGTCACCGGCTTTGCTCCAGATGTACCCCAGCCGAATTGAGCCATGTTGAAACCCTCAACAATTTGGTTCAGGGTGTAGTAGGCACCAGATGTGTCCGCTGTGGCAGCGAGCGATGTAATGCGCTGGTAGTACGCAAACCCTGCTGGGGGCGTTGAGGTCAACCTCTGCAAACTGAATTTACTTGCGGCTGATAGGTACACGCTCCATCTATCCAGCCCATAACTTCCGCTTGCGGTAGGGGTCAGAGAGGAACCGGCGTTGCGTTGGTCGATGGCCATGTTGCCGTTGATGAGCGTGTTGCGGAACCCCAACCCGGCAGGCAACAACGCCGACGAACCCAACGCAGTAGAAATACCCATTAGTTCTGACGCTCCCAGCCAATTAGAAACACGTTAACCCCAGCCCTATCCGCATAGCCATAAAGTTGGGTAGACGACTCAAGGACCAAGGCTGTATCAAGAACAATTGTGTCGTTTATTGCGATTGGCAGTGCCGACATAAACCTATTTCCTGCAGTTGCAGCGCTACCAAGCGCCATGTAAATCAATGCCTCTACACCAGATGTATTACAGAAAATAATTTGCTTTATAATCCATGTGTAACCAGCCGATGGACTAACAATCCAGCTATCTGACGTACCAAGCCCATACGGGCCATACAGTAATTTTTCAGTTCTGTCTCCGCTTGCCATCTCAGACTCCTATATCCATCGTGATAATCGCAGCATTCGCCGAATTGGACATTATATTGCCGCCGATTGAAGTGTAGTTCGTCCCATCGTTGGTGAACTCCCATCTATCCGTCGTCTCGTTCCAGCGGATAGTTGGCTTGAAGTTGACCAGCCCCCTGTTCACTTCTATTCCAGCATTTACAGACGCACTTATAGCGCTGCTATTTAGAGTGATTATGTTGTCTTCTACAGAAAGCGTTTCTGTATTTATAGTTGTTGTCGTGCCATTTACGGTGAGATTCCCGCCGACAGTTATGTCGGACGTTGTCTGTATCGAATAAAACTGGACACTCGCCGATGTATCAACAGATTGACCAATTGAAACCTGGGGACTCGACCCCTCTCCTGGGGTGTGGGTAACCGTAACTCCTGTTCCCCCTGTAACGTCTGATACGTAGTTTCCAGCAGTATCGGTAGCCAGGTCGATTGCATCATTGACCCATGCAGTGCCGTTCCATTTCAGGAACTGCCCAGACGATGCCGACGTGATGGTTACATCGCCGACATCATCAAGATTATTGATTGTTGGGATTGCCGCAGGAACCCAGGCCGCAGAAGCTGATACATATTTTAGGAACTGGCCGTCAGATGGGGATGATGCAACTACATCGTTTAAACCATCAAGCGTTAATGCTGCAGCGTCGTTAAATAGCGAGCTTTGCTGTACCCAGTAGCTGTCATAATAAACATAAGTATTGCCATTGGTTGAGTCATACCAAAGGTCGCCCTCTTCTGGGCTTGCCGGAGCCGAGTCCGAAACCGTAAGCGACGCCCCACCGCCGCCCCCAGTGACCTGGCTCCAGGACCCGTTTGAGCGGAAATAAAATACGTTGTTGGTGGTGTCGATTGCTATTGCACCATCAGGAAGGGCAGCAGTTGGAGCGCCGGATGTAGTTAGTGTGACGAGACCACTGGCTGCTTTAAATACATCTGGAGTAAGCAGCAGGTCGTCGGAATCTCTATAGAGTTCAACTTGACCAGAGGCGTTAGCGCCGCTTGTCCATGTAATTCGTCCGCCTGCATCTATTCGTATTCTTGGCTGTGCGTCGCTGGCAACCCGAGCGGAAACAGCCTCATCAGATGGGGAACTAAATTCAATCCCCCTCAGGGGAGTGCCGACAAATCTTGTCACGACCTCAATCGCTTTCTGTTTTTAAGCCCCCTCGAGGGCATTTATTACGCGCCTTTGCCGAACGCTGTGTCGCCAGGGTTCAGATAACGCATGATAACCGGAATAGCGGCAGCCCACAAAGCATTGAGTGCAAGCTTCCAGTCCTGTGTTGCAACATACGTTGAAACAGCGGCACCTAGGACGCTGCGGCCGTATGAGGCAGCCATCTTTTTTTGTGCATCTGACAATTTCATGTGTTTCTCCTATCCAATCACAACTACTGTGAAGGCGTTTGATGATGGCGCAGAAGAGAATTGGACGGTTACTGTGTCCGCATCGGTTCTGACGGTATCTGCAATAACTGTGTCATAGCTTGATGAGTCGTATACCTGTATCATCACTTCTCTCGTGTTGAAAGCGTGTACAACAGTAAACGATGTATCAACACCGTTGCCGACAGTCTTGGTGACTTTTCTTGCAAGTACTGGAGTTGTTACCCCAGAACCCTGGGTGCCGCCAGCAGCAAGGTTTGTTCTGGCGTTTGCCTCTGTTGAAGCACCAGTACCACCATTGGCGACAGCTAATTGACCCGTTACAGCAGCGGACTGACCAATCTGTACCGCACCAAATTCAGGTACGCCGCCAGCACCGGCTTGAAGCACTTGATACTGTGTCCCCGCAGCTGTTACATCAAGAGCGTTGGTGCCGTCACCATAGAGAATCCCGTTGTCAGTAAACGACTCATTTCCAGTACCGCCAGCAGTAACAGCTACCGTTGTTGCATCCCATGTACCGGTAGTTACGGTGCCGAGGGTAACAATTGTGTTTTGACCAGCATACGTAGCAGCGATGTCTATGGAGTCAGCATTGACAGTAATTCTGTCTGCAGTACCAACGGCATCAATCGTGTTTCCGGTTTTAGTAAGACCGTTGCCGGCTGTAATTTGACCTGCGCCAGAAAACTGTGCAAAGTCTAGTGCAGTTGTGCCAAGAGTGATTGTGTCGTTTGTAGTAAGAACCCAGCCGGAGTCTGCGTTTACAGTACCCTCGGTGACGAATGTAAACATGCCAGCCGTAACTTCAGCCGACAGATTTGCATCGCTAGCCCTATCTGGGGCACCAGTTTCTTTTACAACATAGATACCATTCTCTGAGCCACTTGTCTGGTTTTTGACAAGAATTCTGTCGCCGGTCGCGAGAACGACGCCGTCGAGCGTGTCACCGTTCTCGAAATCGGAAGCAAGATTCATCGGGCCGTTTGTTGCGGCGCGTACGGACTGTTTTACATCGAGCCCAGAACGTGCTGCGTCTACATAACCCTTAGTAGCTGCGTGAGCATCATCTGTAGGTGTTCCAAACTTCGCCTGTCCATTGGCATCTCGTTTGACGAATTTGCTTGCGGTCGCCTCTGAAGTTGCGTCATTAATGTCATTCCAGAAAGAACTTGAAAGCAAGCCCGCAGAGTCGGTATCTGCCAAATTCAGCGTGAGTGTTATTTGCCCGTTTGACTCCGTGATGCTAATTGCGTCGGTGTAAGAACCACCTG